AGCGAGCAAGAAGCCGATCAAGACGCTGTTGCAACATCCTTGCAAACTCGCTTGAGCAAGCAAGAGTCTGATCAAGATAGCGTTTCCGCTTCAATGGAAACCCGTCTCAGTGAGCAGGAATCAGACCAAGATTCTGTTACAGGATCTATCCATGACGTAATAACAAACGTCGACAACTCTATCAGAGTTTCGAACTACGCTATTGCTAGTGGCGCAGAAAGGCTTACTTGTAACTTCACAGGCTTTGGATTCACAAAGTCTCCAAAAGTTATGGGCATGATCAAGAACGCGGACGCTTCAGAACCAATCATGGTTTGTCAGCTTAAACGCGTTACAAGAGAAAAAGCAATTTTCGATTTTTCGGAAAATGCTCCTTCTGGAAACTACAGCATGGATATTATCTTGACGGTAGAACCTCAAGGTCACAACTCCTAAGTTGTTAAAAACAGTTTAACTGTTTATGGGGCTCAAAAGAGCCCCTTTTTTGTGTAAAAATAAATATGGACGACGACCCTTTCAATATGTTTAAAAAATTTAAAAATGAATTAGATAAACATAATCCTAATTCTAAAAAGAAACGTAAGCCAAAAAGCGCAAAACAAAACAAAAGCAATATAGCCAAAAGCAAAATTATGTCTAGACTCAAACATAAAAGCAAATATCTTGCGATTGAAATGGAGATGGCTGAAGAACAGTTAACAGAAGCCAAATCGGCGATGTTCAAAGCTATATCTGAATATTGCCAAAAAAACCCAAAAGCAAAAAACCCCCTTGTTGCGGCGGATGACGAAAAACAAATACCACAAGAAATGACAGACGAAGAAAAAGACGAGGTAAAAACTATATACAGAGAAATAGTAAAAGCAACACACCCAGATAAAGCTGAGCAAAACGAAGAAGAGCTTACAGAAATGTTTATAAATGCTACCGAGGCAAAAAAGCTTAACGAGCTTAACTCTTTAATAGATATTTCTTTTGATTTAAATATAGACCTCTCAGATATAAGTATCGACTTAATCGAAAAATTAGAAAAAGAACTAAACGAAAAAGAAAAACTCATAAAAGAAAAAAGGATGGACATATCCGTCCAATGGTTTCAAGCTTCAAAAGAAAACCAAAAAGACTTAATAAAGCAAATCTGCCCAATAAAAAAAGAAAACAAAAAATGATCTTTTTCTTGACTTTGTTCGTATTAAGCTGTAATATTATACCATGGATAACAAAACTGGAGAACTTTTAAGCAAAAATATTGCCGGTGTGAACAGGATACTGCCACACAAACATAAATACGCCTGGGATCTTTTTCTCAAGAGTTGCGCAAACAATTGGATGCCCACGGAAATATCCATGCAGAATGATATTCAACAATGGAAAAATGATGAAATTACAGAAGATGAAAAATTACTTGTTAAGCGCTGTCTTGGATTTTTTGCTGGAAGCGAGTCTTTGGTTGGTAATAATCTTTTGCTGTCTGCCTTTCGCTATGTTACAGACGCTGAGTGCCGTCAGTATATACTGCGCCAAGCTTTTGAAGAAAGCCTTCACAATCTTACGGTAGTTTATATTTGTGACAGTTTGGACTTAGACATAGAAGAAGTTTTTGCGGCATACGAAAACATCCCAAGCATTAAAGCTAAAGATGACTTCTTAATGAGCATTACCAACGATATTAGTGATCCATCATTTAACCCTCATACAAAAGAAGGTAAGCAAGAAATTCTTAGAAATTTCCTAACATATTGGATTGTTTGCGAAGGAACCTTCTTTTTTAGTGGTTTTGCTATGTTGCTTGCACTTGGAAGGCAAAATAAATTACAAGGTATTTCGGATCAAATCAAATACACCCTTAGAGATGAGAGCTCACATATTGCCTTCGGTACATACTTAATCAATACATTGATCGAGCAAAACCCTACTATTTGGACTAAAAAAATTCAAGACGAATTTGTTGAACATATTAAAAAAGCAGTAGAACTAGAAATAGAATATGCCCATGACGTTCTACCAACAGGCATCTTGGGTTTAAATGCGGATATGTTTGTAGATTATATGTACTACATTGGAAACAGAAGGTTAGAAGCTATAGGTCTAGAATACAGGTTCCCTAGTGATAAAAACCCATTTCCTTGGTTAGGTGAAGTTGTGGATGTCCAAGCCATGGGAAACTTCTTTGAGAGAAGGGTTAGAGAATACCAGCAAAGCGGATCTTTGGAAGACGATTTTTAAAAACATGTGTAATATAGTCTATCATGAATATAGACTATCCAAATAATCAAACCCCAGCAAATTTAAACAAGCCGAATTATTCCAATCAAGGGGTATTCAACCCAGCCTTACAAAAAAAAGATCGAGGCTACTACGGTAACGATAATAACGCAAACTACTACCCTAACTGTAACAGCGGTATTTCTGTTAACAACAAACAAACTCGGGGAGATACATATCCAAACTCCAATAAATCTGGCCGAAATTAATATATAAGTTATGTTTTTCTGCCTACTATACATTTTATCTGCGCTAAGCATATCTTCCATTGCTGCGTATTTTAGCGTTATTGGTTTAGCTACAATATTCCCAGGATCAATGACTCCAATTATTATCATGGGCGGAGTCCTTGAGGTTGGAAAGATAGTAACCGCAGTTTGGCTGCACAGAAATTGGAAGACCGCTCCCATATTGGTTAAAAGCTATTTAAGCTTTGCCACGCTTGTTCTAATGGGTATAACCAGTATGGGTATATTTGGATTTCTATCAAGAGCGCACATAGAACATCAAACAGTAACAGATAAAGCTGTTGCACAAGTTCAAGTTATTGACAACAAAGTCAAAAGGGAAAACGATTTTATTGCCCGCCAGCAAGAACTTATTAAAGCTATAGAAGAAAGGTCTTCTCAGAAAAACTCAAACAGCAGGGTAGATATTGATTCAGAAAATCAAAAAATAAGAGATATTACAGAGCAAATGAATAAAGATATATCATTTGAACAAACCCGAATATCTGATGAAAGCCAAAAACTCGCACAGCTTAATAAAGAATTACAAGATCTAGAAAATTCATCAGGAGGTTTATTTTCAAATAAAAAGAAAAAAATAGAAGAATTAAAAGCCGCCCAATCCGCCCCAAGAGAAGCTATTTCAAAAAAAATAAACGAATACAACCAAAATATAGATGGCTTTAGAGAATTTGCATCAACCAAAATAAAAGAAATCGAAGACAAAATAACATCATTCAGAACTCAAAGTGATGAAAAAGATACATCGATGCAACCTCAAATCGATGAGCTGACTTTTAAAATTTCAGAAGCCTACGGAAGAATAGACGAACTAGAAGCAGAAAAAATCGGTTTCTCTGATAGCGCAAGACAGCTTGAAGCAGAGGTTGGCCCAGTAAAATATGTCGCAGAAGCAATAGCGGATTTTACAGGCAAAGAATTCGATATATCCCAAGCCGTAAGAATTGTTATTATTATTCTCGTTTTAGTGTTTGACCCTCTTGCAATACTTCTTGTAATTGCCGCTAATATCAGTATAGAAAAACACATGCCGGTTTCTAAACGAGCCAATACAAAACTTAAAGCTTCATTTGAAGCCTTACAAGAAGAGGTGAAAAGTAAAAAACAAGAAATATCAGAACTTATCGAACAATCAATTATAGAGCAAGACCGAAAGCAAGAATTGACAAAATCATTAAAACAAGCTGAATCTGACTTAGTAGCAGATGGAGCAAAACTAAACGAACAACAAAAAGAACTAAGCAAGGCGGAGAAGGATATAGAGTTCGCAAGAGAAGAATTGAATCAAATAAATGATAATATCTTAAAATCAAACAAATCTTTGGCCGAACAACAAGCCTCAATCAAAGAAGAAAAAAACCAAATAAAAATTGAGCGCGAAAACTTAATCTCCCAACAAAATTCACTCAGAGACAGGAAAGATGATATTAGTTTAAAAATACAAAATCTAGAATCTGATTATATAAAAATAGAAAAAGATGCCGCAGATAAAGCTGCAGAGGTTCAAAAATCTCAAGCTGAAATAGAAGGTCTAGTTGCAGAAAAAGAGAGCTACGAAAATATGCTTAAAAATATAAAAGAAAACTATGAGTCTACAAAATTCTCTACTGACTTTAAAAGTATTTTTCCAAATTTTCAAATCAACGAAACAGTAAGCAAATTGGACAGTGGTGGCAAAATAGTTTCCATAGTTGACCAAAAAGGGAGAATCCATCAGTTTACGATTCCTGAACAACATATAGACTTAAGCCATAAATATTATCACTCTGTAGTGAATAAATTAAATAATATAGATACAGAATATTTAAAGTTTGAATATACAGAAGAGATGGAAAAATATATTAGACTCTCACCTCCTGCATATAATGTGTTGACATAATATAATTTATATGCTATACTACTTGTGTGAAAAAGAAAGAAGTTTTAGAAAATCTTTTAATTAAACAAAGTTTAGATTGCAAACAAGATTATATTAAACAGTATAGTATACTAAATAATTTACTTAAAAAGTACAGCAATCCACTTTTCTGGGATCAGTTCTGTTTAAAAGAAAAAATTAAATCATTATACTTTTTCAAAACAGAAGCGGGTAGAAAAATCATACAACAAAAATATAAAGAATTCTGCCAAAGCCCTGCTAGTAAATATAAAAAATATAAAATTAGTACTAGAAAATCTGGAGGCAAAGTTCCTCATAAAAAAATTAAAAAACAAACCATAAGGAGGTTTTTAAATGGCTAAGACAGCAACATTAGATCAAATCAACTCTTTCTTGTCTGACAAGAATAACAAAAAATATCACTTCAACAACTTTGAAGATTTAAATTACAAAATACCATCTGGTAGCATCAATTTAGACATTGCCCTAGGAGGAGGCTTAACACCTGGAGCCCACAGGTTTACTGGCGTAAACGAAGGTGGTAAAACAAGCTGCGCATTAGGATTCGCTAAAAACTTTCAGGATCATTTTGGAGAAGATGCAATGGTGGTAGTTATCAAAAGCGAAGGTAGGCTCAGTCAAGAACTGCTGCAAAGAAGCGGAGTCGATACGTCGCCCGAAAGATTTTTTGTTTTTGATTGTAATATTTTTGAAAAAGTATTTGAACTAATTAGGGAGCTAGTTTTCAATAATGAAGAAAAAAGAAAATTCATGTTTATTGTCGATAGCGTAGATGCATTATGTAGAATTAATGATATAGACAAAGGCTTTGATGAGCCTGAACAAGTAGCGGGTGGAGCGCTAATCACTTCTGTCTTTCTCAAAAAGATGGTCCTGCCTATCAGTAAAATGGGCCACATGATGATACTAACATCTCAAGTAAGAGTTGAAGTGGCAACAAACCCTTATGCTTCCAGAGGAGGCCCTAAGGTAAAGCAAGCGGGAGGTAATGCGGTAAAGCATTACGCCAACTTCATACTAGAATTTGAAGAAAGATATAGCACAGATATTATGTACTCAAACCCAAGTGCTACTAGAATTGATGACAAAGGTGACCCTATAGGCCATTATTGTAAAATTAGATTCAGGAAAAGTGTTAACGAAAAAACAGGCAGCCAAGTTAGATATCCAATTAGGTATGGACAAAAAGATGGAAACTCCATCTGGCTTGCTAGAGAAATATTAGATTTAATGTTTGTATTTCAAATGGCAAGTAAAAGCGGCGCATGGATTTCTTTTTCAGATGAAATAAAGTCGGAGTTAGAATCTAAAAAAATAGAACACGAAAGTAAATTCCAAGGAGAACTAAAGCTTCTGAACCATTTAGAAGAAAACGAACCTCTAAGAGATTTTCTTTACGAAGAATTTAAAAATTTAATTAATGCATTTTAAAACCCTAAATGGCGCTGTTAAAAAAATTTCTAAGTCTCATAAATATAAAATTGACTGGGACGGCCAGAGTAGAAGCAAAATACAATTTCAAACCAAACAAAAACTAAAGAATGTATGGCGCAACCATGTTGTTTTTGAAGAGTTTCCGGTAGCAGGAAGCAAAATGTCTTTTGATTTTTATAATGCAAATAAAAAAATAGCTATAGAAGTCCAGGGCAGACAGCACACAAGCTATGTACCGTTTTTTCACGGCAAAAACAAAATCAATTTTATATCACAAATGAGCAGGGATCATCAAAAAAGAGAGTTTTGCAAAATTAATGAAATTAAATTAATTGAAGTATTTGAAGAAAAAGAAATAGATTCTTTAATAAAAGAAGGTGTAATTATATAACATGGATGAATTTGATCCAAACGAAGGCATGAATAAGTTTAGTATGCCTAAGTCTATATTAGACCAGCTCTATGAATTTTCTGGAGGGTCTGAAGACAATAGGGGTTTTCTGTTATTGTTTGTAGATCAAACTGGCGTTCCGTCAGTGGTATCCCAATGTTCCTCTGCGGTAGTTGAAATGGGTTTAAGGAAAGCTGCAGAAGGATATTTAGACGAATGTGAAGCGGCCTCTAGGCCCGATATTAACCCAGACCAGGATTAATCCTATTGACAAGTCGTCAGACTTGTGCTATCATTTAAAACAATATGATATTTTCTTACGATTGCGAGCAACAGTTTTTGTCGGGGCTTATTAAGTTCCCAGATGTATATCCTCAAGTATCACACTATGTATCCGAGGATGATTTTTTTAACGAGGTAAGCCAAGTAAATAGAACAATCTTTTGCGTATTAAAGCAAAGCCTAGATAACACCGAAAAAATTGACGAAATCATTCTATCTGAACGGGTAAAGTCCTTAGGTATTGACTTTGAAGACAACATTAATATAGCAGACTATATTAAGGCTCTAGCAATGAGAAAGACTTCTGAGAATTCGGTAATCACTTCAGCCAAAGAGCTAAAGAAGCTTTCAGTAAAAAGAGGTTTATGTGAGTCATCAAATCAAATTATTAGAGAAGTAAAATCACTTCCCAACACAGCGTCTTACTCAGAAATCATAGATAAAGCAGATTCAATCTATAATAAAAACATTAATCTTTTTCAAGAGGAGTCTGACTCGCCAACAAATATCTTTACAGATATGGCAGATATCATGGAAGATCGGGGCGAAAACCCAAAGGAAGAATCTGGATTCATGGGCCCACATAAGTCTATCAACAATCTTTATGGATCTCTTTTGAAGCCGGGAAATATTACTGTTGTTGTTGCCAGGTCTGGTGTTGGTAAAACACAGTTTTGTATGGATTTTTGCACAAAAACATCGAGAGCTTACAATGACGTACCAGTTCTTCATTTAGATAACGGAGAAATGAGCCAAGAAGAAATTATCGACAGACAGTGCGCGGCAATAACGGGCGTACCTTTGCATCTGATCGAAACTGGAAAGTGGAGAAGCGCAGGAAAAGAAATTGTTCAAAAGATGCGTGATGGTTTAGCCAAAATCAATAATTCACAGTTTTACTATTACAACGTTGGCGGCCTGTCGGTTGATAACATGGTTAGTTTAGTAAGAAGATTTTACTACTCCAGAGTTGGAAGGGGAAACAAAATGATTTTAAATTTTGACTATATTAAAACCACTTTTGAAAATTTTAACTCAAAATCCGAATGGCAAGTTGTAGGAGAAATGGTAGACAAGTTTAAAAGATTAATACAAAAAGATATTGTTTTTGAAAAAGAGCCCATGATATCAATGATGACTAGCGTACAAAGCAATAGGGCTGGAATTGTAGGCAATAGAAATTCTAATTCTATTATTGATGACGAAAGCATAGTTTCTTTATCTGACAGAATTACCCAGTTTTCATCTCACCTTTTTAGCTTAAGAAAGAAAACTGCAGATGAACTGCAAAATGAACATGAGGATTTTGGGTCACATAGGTTAACCTGCTTAAAACACAGACACCTAGGGGAAGATGTCTCTAGGGCATTAAGTCTAGTCGAAATGCCAGATGGAAACAAGGTTAGAAATGCAATTAATTTAGATGTAGTCAACTTTAATATTACAGACAAAGGTGACATGAAAGACCTAGCGGATAGCATGGACGTAGAAGATGTTACTTTAAATACAGACAACAACTTCTTTAATCCCGCGCCAAACTTTTAATATGAGTCCAGAAGAAATAAAGGATAGCTTACAAAGGCTTGGATACAAGCTTAGCGACAGGGGCTCATACTGGCAGACTAGTGCTGTTTTTAGAAACGGAGATAATCCAACAGCTTTACAAATTTACAAAAACTCTGGAGTATGGAAAGACTATGTTCAAGACACTTCGTTTAATAGTTTTAAAAATTTAGTAAAAGTCACCCTAGGAACAAGTGATCCTGAAGAAATTAAAAAGTATATATCAAGCGATAACGCTTTTAAATATGATGGATCCGTAAGCAAAAATGTAGAAAAAATAACAATGGAAGAAATATATCCAGAGTCTATGCTTGATAGACTTCTCCCTCATTACAAATTTTACAACAACAAAGGCATTAACTCTGAAATACTAAAATCGCTCAGGGGTGGACTAGCAACTTCTGGAAAGTTAAATCAAAGATTCGTGTTCCCAATATTTAACGAAAACAAACAAATTCACGGATTCTCAGGTAGAGACATCTATCCTTCAGATAAATCCAATAGACCAAAATGGAAGCATATTGGTAGAAAAAGCAATTGGGTATACCCCGCATTCTCTGATGAAATTACTGAAAAATCTATATCAGAGCAAGGCTTTGTTATTATTGTTGAAAGTATAGGAGACTTACTTAATTTAAAAACAAATGGATTTGACAACGTACTTGTTTCATTTGGTCTAGAGTGTTCCAACAAACTGCTAAACTACCTTACGAGCCTAAACCCAGACAAAATAATACTATCTCTTAATAATGATATAGGGTCAAAAGAAAACAGAGGCCTAATCGCTGCGCACAAAGCTTTCTTAAAAATGGTTTCACACATGTTTATGCCAGATAAAATTAAAATATGCCTTCCACTAAAAAATGACTTTGGTGATATGGGTGTTGAAGAATTTTATACTTGGCATGAAGACCTTAATAATAGCTTAGAAGAAAATCAAATACCAAGAATTAAATCTTATTGTAAGAACCTAGAAAGAAATGGTAAGATTAGTAAAAATTTATCCAAAAACCTAAAATCTTTAAATGAGTAAGAAGAAAGTATTTTTATCAGCTAGCAGAATCAAAACTGCTCAGCAGTGCTCTTGGCTTTATTGGTGCAAGTATATACTCAAACTTCCAGATAAAAGCAACGACGGGGCGTCAAAAGGATGGATATGCCATTTAGTTTTTGAGGTATTAGGAAAAGAAAGAAGAAAAAAGCACTTTGATACAATCATTAAAAATCAAAGCATATGGTCTGTAGAATCAATTAAAATTATGGTTCATAATCATGCTAAAAAATTAAATGTTTTTGATAGTGAGAACCTAGAAGATATAGATAGAATGGTTGTCAACGGATTGAATTATGATTTTTTCGGTGAAGATTACGGCCCAATGAATGAATCTTTTTCTGAAAAAGAATTCAATCTCGAAATAGACGAAAACGGCAAGAAGTATAACATGAGAGGTTTTATAGATAAACTGTTTTTATACTCAGATGGTTCTGCAATAATAAGAGATTTTAAATCAAGTAAGCAAAAATTTAAAGGTAAAGAAATTACAGACAACATGCAAGACTTAATGTATTGCTTGGCTATTAAAAAATTATACCCTAAATACAAAAGCATTAGTGAATTTTTATTTTTAAAATTTGATCTAGAAAAAGACATGCTTGGAGAACCTGGTGCTGGAGTTATTAAGATGGATGAAATATCAGACGATATGCTTGAGGGTCTAGAGTACGAACTTACTGGCATGCAAAATTACCTAGAAAAATTTTCCGAAGATAACGCAAGATCTAGTTTTGCATCAAACCAAGGCTATCCCAAAGATGGTACGTTTGGTGGTCCTCTTTCTTGCGGCAAAGATGGATACAAAATGTCTAAAGGCGAACCCGTGCTAGATAAGTCTGGAAATCCAATCAAGGCTTTTATATGTCAATTTAGAAAACCAATGGATTATTTTGTTCTAATAGATAATGACGGATCAATTAAAAAAAGTGTATTTGAAGGGGAAGAGCACCTGCTTAATGAAATTAAAAAAGAAGATGAAATTATCGAAAAAAGACATTACGAAGGATGTCCTGCATGGAACTGTGGTCACGAGCTATGAACGTAGCAACATTTGTAACATTTAAAAACCTTGTTATACTTTGTAGGAGAATTGATTTTTGCCCTATAAACAAAGTCAAAGTTCCATTCGGAGGTTTTTGGTCGCCATTTTGCGGTGCTATAGAATCTGGAGAAGATCCTGAAATGGCTGCAGCCAGAGAGGTTTGGGAGGAATCTAAAATATGGGTAAACGAAAAAGATCTAATACCTATTGAACAACTAGACGATATATATGTATTTGAATACAAACTAAAAGAAATGGAACCTGTTGAATTAAATTTTGAACATACTGAATATGGATACTTTAAGATATCACAATTAAATTGTCAACCAGAACCAATAGATCAGAGAATGTGTAATATCATTATGGAAAGACACAATGAAAACTAAATTAATATTATTTTTTTTACTTTGCTCTGCTTCTTATGCAGATAAGTTATATTTTAATAACGGTAAAGTATTAGACGCAAAAATACTTGAGGCAAACGAAACCCACGTAAAAATTCAAAGGGCTAGCGACCTGCAACAGTTTAGAATTAAAAGTGAAATGTTGACCCAAGACACTCGAAAGCAAATCGAACTCTATCATAGCGAAAACAGGTACGGCTCAATACCGTCTGTAAAAACACCCCTAGACCAAAGAACATTAAGAAATTATTCAGGCTATATAGATGAACTTATAGAACAGAATTTGAGGTCAAAAAGAATATCCAAAACAAGAGAGATTGATGATGAAACATACGCAAGAAGGCTTTACCTCACATTAGCTGGAAGAATCCCGACTCAATCTGAGTTAGAAAAATTTTTTGATGATCGCGATAGTAATAAAAAAGATAAACTTATTCAAGAACTTCTTAATTCAGAAAGCTACGTAAATCACCAGATGAATTGGTGGAGCGACATGCTCAGAATTAAAGATAGAATCAATGGCGCGAATATAAATGTTGGTGGTGTTTATAGAGAATGGTTACGAAATTCTCTAAGAGAAAATAAGCCTTATGACAGAATAGTAAAAGAACTTATCGCTAGTTCAGGTAGAATTTTTGAAGATAAAGAAAGCGCGGCTGTAAGTTATTTTTTAAGAGACAGAGGCATGCAAGAAGACAACCTTTCTCATACAATTAGAATTTTTCTAGGCACAAGACTGCAATGCGCAATGTGCCATGATCACCCTTTTGATCGCTGGACTCAAAAAGAATTTTATGAAATGACCGCATTTACTTCGGGCATAGGTAATGTAAGAATTAATTCTGCAAACAAACAAGTTGGCGCTTTGAGTAGGTCAATCAGTGAAGATGCAGATTCAAGAGCGGGACTTTTTAATAATTGGAGAAATCAAATTAGAGATTCGCTAGCTTTTGGAATAGAAAATAATGGCACTGGACAAATTAAATTACCACGGGATTTTGCTGAACTCAATGGTAAACCTGGCGATACAGTATATGCAAAGGCCATTTTTACTCCAAAACCTGTTTTTGACCCAAAGGCTTCTGATCCACAAAGTAGAACAATTTTGGCGGAATGGATTACCAGCAAGGACAACCCTAGGTTCACCACAATGATTGCTAACAGAATTTGGAAGCAAATATTTGGTGCGGGACTAATAGAACCAATAGATACTATGTCAGACAAAACTCTTGCTAGCAATGAAGATTTGATGAAATACCTAGAAAGATTAATGGTTAGTGTTAATTATGACTTGAGAGAATATAAACGAATACTATTAAATACAAAATTATTTCAAAGAGCATCGAAGCAACAGGACTATAAAAGCCTTGAAGAGTATAGTTTCGAAGGCCCAATACTCAGAAGAATGACAGGAGAGCAACTGTGGGATTCTTTAGTCACATTAGTTTATAATGATATCGATGAGCCTGAAAGAGCCTATTTTCATAATCAACAGGATTATTCTCCAATATTCTTTAGATATAAAGACATGAACGGAAGCGCCATATATCAAGATATTAAAAAACTAGCCGACGAAAATCCAGGTGAGCGCAACTTTTTGAAGCTTGTTAGTACTTCTAGCGACACATACAATAAAAAGTTTCCAGATAGACACCTAGTAAGGAGCAGCTATCTTCCTTCCCCCGCGCCAGGAGGGCATCTTATTCGCCAGTTTGGAGGTTCTGATAGAGAACAAATAGACAATAGCAGTAGTGAGCCAAATACACCTCAAGTATTAAATTTATTAAATGGTTTTGTGGAGTCTAATATTTTAAGAAAAAAAGATGCAGATTTCATGGAGCAAATGCAGTCCGAAAAAGCAAAAACAAAACAAATTGAAAGTGTATTTTTGTCTATACTATCCAGAAAACCAACCTATCAAGAATTTAACTCACTAAAAAGAATAATAGACGAACCAGATGGTTTTAAACATGTATCTTGGATATTACTCAATTCACATGAGTTTATTTTTATTAAGTAAGTGTATATAATTTATTATGAACGAATTAAGCAGAAGAGATTTTGTAGCGGGCCTTGCTAAAGGTTTTCTAGGAGTTAACGCTATTTTTGGCGCTAAAGATCTTTTAGCATTGAACACACCAGATGTTGTTCCAACGGCTAAAAGCGTCATTTTTCTATACATGTCTGGAGGAATGACACATATTGACACATTTGACCCAAAACCTGAAAACGGAGACGTAATGGGTGAAACAGAAGCAATCAGTTCTTCTGCAGATGGCATACAGCTTGGTCACTGGCTACCCGAAACAGCCAAACAAATGCATAGAGCTTCTTTACTACGCTCGCTAAATACCAATCAAGGTGCTCATGAGCAAGCAAATTATCTTTTGCACACAAGCTACCAAAAAAGAGGAACCATCATTCACCCAACCCTAGGAAGTTGGATTACAAAAATGAGAGGCAACTTAAACCCTACACTCCCAGCAAATGTCAGAATAAACGGCGGAAGTAACATACTTGGCGCAGGATATTTTGAAAAAAAATACGGCCCACTTCCACTAGGAAACCCAAGTGCAGGAATACAAAATGTAAAAAAAGCAGATTATATTGGGAAAGATTTATATGATGAAAGGTTGGATTTAACAAAAACTTTTAATAGAAAATTCTCTTCTGAGTTTCCTCAAAAAAGAGTTCGAGCATATACCGACCTTTATGACGATGCAATAAAACTCATGCAAAGTAAAGACCTAGAGGCCTTTGATTTAACAAAAGAAAGTCAAGAAATGAGAGATGCGTACGGAGATAATAACTTCGGGCAAGGATGTCTTTTAGCTAGAAGGCTGGTTGAAAACAACGTTCGCTTTATAGAAGTAATTTTAGGTGGATGGGACATGCATAATGATGTCTTTGGTAATCTCGAAACTAGAGGCGCAACTTTAGACCAAGGATTATCTATGCTTTTAAAAGACCTAGACTCAAGAGGTTTGCTGTCAGAAACCATGGTTGTGGTAGCTAGTGAATTCGGAAGAACCCCAGAGGTTAAACCAGGCAGGGTTGGAAGAGACCACCACCCATCTTCTTTTAGCGCCTTACTTGCAGGAGGAGGGATTAAAAGTGGATTTGTGCATGGAGAATCAGATGAAAGAGCGCATTACGTCGAAGAAGGAGGCGTAGGCATGGAAGACCTTAATGCTACGATTGCTTTTGCAATGGGATTAGATACCAGAAAAATAACATACTCTCCAGGTGGTAGACCTTTCAAGGTTGCGCACGATGGAAAAATAATCAGAGAACTTTTATCTTAATGAAAAAATACATTAAAAAAATAGATATGTCTGAAGAAATTCGGGCGGCACTTGAAGAGGAAGAGGGTTTTGAAGAAAATATTAGTGAAGAAGCTTTTGCCGAAGAAAAAAACAAAGGCAAGAAACTAAACAAACCGTTCAGGACGCCAGGCGGACCTAAGAAATTTTCGGTTTATGTAAAAAATGAAAAGGGCAATGTAGTCAAAGTAAACTTCGGGGATCCAAATATGGAAATTAAACGTGACGATCCAGCCAGAAGAAAATCTTTTAGAGCAAGGCACAACTGCGCGAACCCAGGTCCAAAAACTAAAGCCAAGTATTGGTCTTGTAAAATGTGGAGCAAAAAACCCGTAAGCAAAGTGTCCAGTAGTGTGGATTTTGAAGATGACATTCTAGACATGATCGATGAGTCGGAAGCTGAAATGTCTAACTACGCTTTCGACAATCCCGGAGAAGCAATGAAGGCTGCCAAAAAATTAGGTTTTGATAAGGTTCACGAGCATAAGGTTGGAGGAAAATCAATGTTCATGCCTGGCCCAAACCACGAAGCACTTGTAAAAAAGCTTAAGGAAAAAGGCAAGACCAAGGAAGAATCCGATAGTAAGAAAGGCCTTTGGCATAATATTCGCGAAAAGAAAAGACGCATGGGTAAAAATTATCGCCCAGCAAAACCTGGAGATAAAGATCGCCCAGATGCCAAGTCGTGGAAAAAAGCACAAGGACCCAAAAAGAAAAAGAAAAAATGAGCTATAATAAAAAAAAGAAAAAGGGAACCAAGAGTAAGTAGTTAATTTCTTGACATTTAACTCAAAATCATATATACTTAAACCTATATATGATACCAATATTTACAACTCATTACAGTATAGGTAAAAGCATATTAACGCTAGATGAACCTTCAGACTCAAAAGAAGGATCTTCTAGCGTTTTTGCTTTGGCAGAAAAAGCGAATCTAGACCAAGTCGTTTTAGTAGAAAACTCTATGACAGGATTTCCAGAGGCTTTTTCAACTTCCAAAAAACTAGGTGTACAACTTATTTTTGGATTAAAAATTAGAGTGGACAAGCAAGGGCACAAGTGCATTGTATTTGCTAAAAACTCTGATGGTTGCCAAAATCTAAACGAAATATATAGCGCATCAAATGCATCTGCAGAAAACATTACTGTCCAAAAACTAAAAGATATATGGAGCGATAGCTTAATAATGGCAATACCATTTTATGATTCGTTCTTATATAAAAACACAATGTCTTTTGATACATGCACGCCTAATTTAAAATTTTTCAATCCAGTATTCTTCTTAGAACAAAATGACCTACCCTTCGATCAATTAATTAGATCAAAGGTGTTAGACTATTGCGCCTCAAATAACTTCAGAACAGAAGAGTGCAAGTCAATCAAGTATGAATCTCGCCAAGACGTCGAAGCATTCCAAACGTATCAATGTATTTGTAATAGAAAATTTGGCCAAAAAAGCTTATCTAATCCTGGTCTAGATCACTTTGGTAGCAACGAGTTTAGTTTCGAATCCTTTTTAGAGCATGAAGCACAACCTTTTTAATTCAAATAAAATAAAAATAGATCAATCGAAAATTTCCGGAAGAGGTGTGTTTGCTAAAGAAGCCATGGGGCCTGCGGAAATCATAGAGCAATGCCATTTTATAATTCCAGATGCAGAATATGGAGGCAAGGATAAAAATTTATTAAGGTATATGTTTTCTTTCTTCAGTAAAGACCAAGAACAAAAGGTACAAAAGGCCAGAACTAAACTGGACTTAGCAAAGCTTTTAGCTTTTAACGAAGACTTTAAAGAGCGTGCTGCAGACTTTATAGAGTTAGGTTACAACGAGCTATCTGGACTTATGTCTCAAGCTGTTGTACTGGGTCACGGAATGATATACAACCACTCGCAAGATCCTAATGTTGGTTTTCAATTCAATGAAAAATGCTTTTGTTTTGATTATTTCACATTAACAGACATCAATAAAGATGAAGAACTATTTATCAATTATGGTAATACAGATTTAAGAGAAGATATAACATGAAAGAAGAACTATTAAGATTTAATAAAAATCAAAAATATATTATATTTGACTACGAAACTTGTAATTTAAATTTAGTTTCAACAAAAAACAAGCCATGGCAATTAGCATTTATGGTATTTCAAAATAACAAAGTGCTTGATAAAGCTGATTATATTTTAGATTGGCCTAATATCGAAGTGTCAAAAGATGCTGCAAGAATTACTGGGTTCACAAAAACAATGTACAACAAAAGAAAATCCTGCCCTAAAAAAGCTCTAGACCATTTCGAAAAATACCTTTACGATGAAGACATCATACCTCTTGGGCATAATATACTAGGCTTTGATGTTTATATTCATAACACCCACAGAAAGCTCTTGAATCTGCCATCAGACTATTCTTATATTGGTAGATCAATTGATACCGTATGCTTAGCCAAAGCCATCAAGAAAGATATCAAAAGAAATAAAAACTCTGACTCTTTATCTTGGTTATACAAGCTACTCAACCACAGGGAAAAAGGACTAAAAACCAACCTACAGCAATGCTGCAGAGATTACGATATAGATTTTGACCCCAAGAAACTTCACGATGCTATGTACGATATTAACAAAAATATGGAAGTCTTCCAAAAAATGCTGTGGGAGGTAGAAGTATGAATTTCTTAGAAAATTTCTCAACTTATGACAACTGCATGCCTCCTGGAGTTAGGTTGCCGGAAATTAAAATTAAAACAAGGTTTTATAAAAAACTCAACCTGCCAGAAAGCACGTCAAATTTTGATTTTCTTAAAAGTCTTTGTGAGCAAGGTTTTAAATTAAGGGGTCTGGATAAAGTCGAGAACTCAAAACAATACTCAGAAAGATTAGACTATGAACTTAATATTTTAGAAGAGCTTGGATTTACAGATTATATTTTATTAAATTGGGATATCATAAATTTTTGTCACGAAAACAATATCCCTACAGGGCCAGGCAGAGGTAGCGCCGCCGGATCTCTAGTGCTTTACTTAATAGATGTTACCAAGATTGACCCTATAGAAAACGATCTGTTTTTTGAGCGGTTTGTATCAAAAAGCAGGGCTCGTAAAATAGAGGTTGAGGGTACAACTTTTTTAGACGGGAGCCTTCTTGCGGACGTAGATAACGACATTGCCTATGAATACAGGCAGCAGGTTATATCCTATATCGAAGACCAGCATCCAGGACGCACGGCAAAAATATTAACCCTAAACACCTTGAGTAGTAAGCTTTGCATTAAGGAATGCATTAAGATTGTAGGAGATCAAACAGAGCAAGACGCAAACAGAGTTAGCGATATGATACCTAAAAAGTTTGGAAAAGTTGTCTCTATTGAGAACTCTATTGAAGAAAGTGAAGACTTCCAATCTTGGGCAAGCAGCAGTCCGGAAATTGTTCGTATAGCTAAAAAGATACAAAATCTAAACAAAAATACTGGCATACACCCCTCAGGGATTGCAATTTCTTTTGACCAAATATCTAGCATTTGCCCGACCTCAATTAATGCAGAGGGTCAACGGGTAACAGGTTACGACATGAATTGGGTCGCAGAGTTAATGGTTAAGTTTGATATCCTTGGATTAAGAACGCTGAGTGTTTTGCACAATACTGCCAAGCAGGTAAATATAAACCTTGAAGATATTGATATAAATTCCGAAGACATATATGTTCCCCTTCAAGATTTACAGGCGCCAAGAGGATTATTTCAGATTGAAGCGGAGACAGACTTTAAAGTCTGCAAAAAAATTCAACCCAAAAACATAGAAGAACTTAGTGCGGTACTCGCAATTGCAAGGCCAGGTGCTCTAGATTTTTTATCGAATTACGAAAGATATGTATCAACAGGTACGTTTCAAAGCATACATCCTATATTTGACGATATCTTAAATTATACAGGGGGTATACCTTTATACCAAGAGCAGCTAATGAAGATGGCCGTTAAAGTAGGCTTCACGTTAGATGAAGCTGAACAGCTAAGAAGAATTGTTGGAAAAAAGAAGGTAGAAAAAATGCAGGCCTGGAAAGACAAGATAATAGAAAAAGTAAAATCTAACAAACTTACAAATAAAGACATAGGGCACGACGGAAAAGAAGCTGATGAAGTATTATGGAGAGTAGCAGAAGATAGCGCAAACTATTCTTTTAATAAAAGCCACTCTATTGCATACTCCACGCTTGCGGCGTGGACAACATATTTAAAATTTAAGCACCCTTTAAATTTTTTCTTATCACTTCTAAATATGACCAAGTTCGAGCCTTCTCCCCAAGAAGAAGTTGGCAAAATCAGCAAAGAGCTTTCGTTCTTTGGCATCAAACTTTTACCACCTAACCTTTTAAAATCTGAAATGGATTTTTCTATTGAAGGTAAAAACATTAGATACGGATTAAATAGCATCAAGGGTATTAGCGAAAAAGCGCTCGAATCTCTTATAGAATTTAGGTCCAAATCTGGAGACACAAAATACGAAATGTTTATCGCCGCCAAACAAGCTGGACTAAATATTGGCACTCTGTGTGCATTGATACAAGCTGGCGCCTTATCTAATTTTGAAGGTAGTAGGCCACTACTAGTTCTGGAAGCTCAAGTTTTTAATGTTTTAACAGAGCGAGAAAAAAGAAACTTTATACAGCTTGGAGAAAAATTCAATTATAAACTTTTAGATTCAATTGTTTATGCTAGAGATAATTCTACCGTAGGAGATGATGGTAGGCCTTTATTCAAAGAATCTAGGTTTCAAACATTTAAAAAGAAGTACGAACCCTACAAGCAAATTTATATGCAAAACAGTAAGTCCAGCTCTTTTGCCAACTGGTATTTTGAAAACCAACTACTAGGCTACTCTTATAGCGAAGACTTGAGAAATATATTCTCAAAGCCAGGCGTAAGCTTTACTAATCTTAAAGACTATAGATCCAAAAATAGAAACTCAAACCTAAGTATTATTGGAATAGTTTTAGATTGCTTTACTAGTACTAGTCGCGCGGGCAATAAATACATGAAAATGGAAATAGCTGATGAATTTGGCAGCTTGAATTGCATGCTTTGCAACAACTCTAAAGAAAACAAGCTAGATGAATATCTAGATAAAAACCCCGCGCCCGAAAAAAATTCTATTGTGGTCACTTATGGATCTAAGTCAGAAGATATATTTTTTATTAATAACATTAATACCTTAAATGAGAACATATATATGAAGCTGGCAGACCTAAAATAGTGTATATTATCATGATGACACCTAAACCAAATTTTACTCCTCGGGCGCAAAGAGCCATAGAATTAGCAAAAAATATAGCAAAAGAGTTTGGAAAACAAAAAGCTTGCCTAGAAGAACTATTTTTAGGTATACTGCATCTTAAAGCTGGAGTGGTCCATGAAGTGCTTAGCTCTATGGGAATTGATCCATCAGATTTAATTTCCTCGATGAGAAACCAATCTCAAAAAAGCAAGTCTTTTTCTAAAGATATTGTTTTTTCTTCTAAATTTAAACAAGTTTTAGAAATCTCTTCTGTCATCAGTCTTAACTTTGGGCATGATTATGTTGGTATAGAGCATATCTTATTGTCTCTATTAAAATACGAAGGGTCTCCTGTATCTAAGTATTTTAAATCTTTGAAAATTCCAGAAGACTTAATTATTGAAGAAATTAAAAATTACTTTCAATTATCAAATCCATCTCAAGAAACGATACAGTTTGCCCCGTTTTATATCCACCCACCTCAAGACGAAAAAAACTTTACCCAAGAAACCCCGAAAACCCAACAACAGCAATCATCAAGAAAGCAATCTATCTTGGAAAAATATTGCATCAACTACAACGAGCTTGCTAGATCTGGCAAAATAGACAAAATCATAGGTAAGCAAGATGAAATACTTGAGGTTTGTGAAATACTTTCTAGGCGCACCAAGAATAACCCCGTCTTAATAGGTGACCCAGGTGTTGGTAAAACTGCAATTGTTGAAGGTTTGGCTAGCTCTATTGAAGAATCACACTGCCCAGAGCCTCTTTTAAGTAAAACCATATTTGGCCTAGACCTTGGAATGCTTATCGCTGGCACAAAGTATAGGGGGCAGTTCGAAGAAAGACTCAAAGCGGTTATAGAAGAAATATCAAAAGACGAAAAAAAGATTTTATTTATTGACGAAATTCATACTCTAGTTGGCGCCGGAAGCGCAGAAGGCAGTATGGACGCGGCAAACATGCTTAAGCCTGCCTTGGCACGGGGACACATCAGATGCATTGGAGCGACAACAGACTCCGAATACAAGAAAACTATTTTAAAAGACGGCGCATTAGATCGTAGGTTTCAAGCTGTCAGGTGCAGAGCGCCATCTAAAACAGAAACTCTTGATATACTTAAAGGTATTAGAAATAAATACGAAGAATTTCACTTTATAGAATATAATGACGAGTGCCTAGAAATAATTGTTGATCTCGCTGCGAGATATATGCCTTCTAAAAATTTTCCAGATAAAGCGATAGACATTATGGACCAAACTGGGGCCAAGGTAAAAATTAAATCATTCAAAAGACCAAAGTCAACTATTGAGATGGAAAAAGAACTAGAAGCCCTAATGAAAGAAGAAGATCGTTTAAGCTCGTCAAGAGGTGATACTTCTGATGTAGTTAGAAAACAAGAAGAGCTTTTAGATAAATATAAAAATAGTCTTAATGCTTGGGCCAAGCGTAGGTTTAGTAAAAAACGAAAAATTACACCCATGGATATTTACAGAACAGTTTCTCAATCCACAAAAATACCTATAAGCCAACTATCAAAAAGCGATTCAGAGATCTTTTTATCTCTAGACAAAAAACTTAAAAAACAGATTATAGGCCAGGATGAATCTGTAGAGCTAATATCAAAAGCTATACTAAGATCTAAATCTGGACTTAGAAGTTCGTCTAAGCCGATCGCGAGCTTTTTAATTCTAGGAAATACTGGCCTAGGCAAAACTCACACAGCAAAAGTTTTATCTACTATACTGGTGGGGGAAACTGAACAAATTATTCGCATAGACATGTCCGAGTTTTCTGACAAGACTGCCAGCAATAAATTATCAGGAGCCTCACCTGGATATGTAGGATACGAAGAAGGTTCTTTCTTAATTGACCAAATCAACAAAAAACCATACAGCGTTGTATTGTTTGATGAAATTGAAAAGTCTCACCCAGACGCAATACAATGCTTGCTACAAATATTAGACGAAGGCAGGTTAACTGACGGCCTAGGAAGGGTTGGAGATTTTAAAAACTCAATCATTATTATGACTGGCAATATAGGTTCTGAGCTGGCTTCAAAAGGTGGTGGCATAGGATTTAATTCAGATAACAATGAAATCAAAAAGAAAGAAAAGATTATAGAAAAAGCTTGTACTGAACTTAGACCAGAATTTGTAAATAGAATATCAGAAATATTAATATATCAAACATTGTCTGAATCTAATTTAATTAAAATTCTAAATATAGAAGTCAAACCACTAATACAAAATTTAAATAAGAAAGATATTTCTTTTTCAATTACTGCTTCTGCTAAAAAATTTATAGCAAATCAAATTTTAAAACAAAACTTTGGAGCAAGACCAGTACAAAGAATTATAGAAAGAGAAATAGAAAACCCTTTATCTGAAATGTTAATTAGAAAAGAAATTGAAGCTGGAGATAAAGTTAGCCTTACTCTAGAACAACAACAATTAAAAATTAAGGTAAAATAGGTTTGTCTGGCTCTATCGGAGGAGTTTCAGTGGGCTGCATAGGGTCATCAAATTGAGTTCCTGGATTGTTTGCAGCATTATCAATGTCTTGATTATAAATCAACAAACACGCCATAAAGCGATCAGATTGCTGAGGATACCTTGCCTTCATAGCTGGATCTGATATACACCTTCCAACAAATTCATCTCCACCTTCGGCTTCTTGAGGCACAGGAAAGCGTTTGTCGTCATTTGTTAAATAATTGTTACTTTCCTTAGGATCGTCCTGGAGAGGCTCCAGAGGGTCTTTTACCTTCGGGAATGATGCGTTGTAGTCAATATAGCTAGAAACCTTTTCTAGGCCATCGTACGCGCTCAGAATAGACTTTTTCATCCACTCCTCTATTTCATCTCCAGAATTTAGAGATTCAAATATTTTTTGGGCACATTTTGCCATTTGGTATAATTGAGACTTGTACATTCTTAACGCTTCGCTAGAATCTTGAGCGTCGTTAATAAATTTTAAATCCTGATATTCTTCCATAACTAAAATATTTACACTCAAAAATTAATTATAAGAATCTTTTTCTACCACCTGAGAAGGAGGAGATTGATACGTATTATAGTTTGATATTAATTTATTTAAAGTGTCTTGTGAATGAGAAATTAAGCTTTTATAATCTTTTAAATGATCTCTCTTAGAAGACCTTTTAACCACAGAGTCTCCTTCTCTTAATTCAGAAAAATCTAAAGAATTTGCTGAATCATCTGCTTGACGCAACACAGATCTACTTTGCTTCTTGTAGTATTGTATTACATACATCTCTCTTAATATCGCAGATTCTTCTTGTTTAAAACCATCAACCTCACCAGAATCCGCTACAAAATTTGTATTCAGTAACGTATTTAATTCTCCCACATGGGCCTCTAGCCAAGAAGTTATAATTGGAATTTCGTCTGATCTTTCTTGAGCAGTACCTCCGATCATTAATTCTGAATCGTAAATTTGTTCTGCTAAAGTGGTAAGGTTGTATGGCGTTGACATGATCAATTATTTAAGTAATCAATCAACTCTTTATGTTTTGGATTTTTTGGGTCTAATTTAATTGGAGCACCTTTATCAACAATAACTTGAAGTTGATCGGGATATTTTGCCTTAAAAGCTTTTTTTAATTTATTTTTGAGCATCGATTGATTTCCGGAAGGAAAAATACCCGCTCTTACTGCTAATTCTTGCATATCTGAAAGATTCATGTCTTCTAGATTTTCTTCAAAAACTTTAGCATGAGATGTTCCAAAAGGGTTTGTTAGCTTAACGTCTAGAATTTCTTCTAGTTGTCTTACTCGGTCCAAATCTTCATCTACTTCGTATGCCTTACCGTTTGTTTGTTGTAAAGACTCTAGCTTTTTTGATTTGCTTGTAGTCTTTTTTGTTGCGGTAGTTTTACGAACACTCTTTTTTGTTGTTTTCTTTTGACTCATATCTAAATAGGGTACACAAATATACTACCAATAGAACAAAAAAAAATCCACCAAATGGTGGATTTTTTATGTTATCTATTTAAGATAAAAATCTTAAACAATTATTCCTGTAAGGACTCGGTCATCAACAATCATGCGACCCTCTTCAAGAGATCCGTAGTAACCGATCTTTTGAGAGCGGCTAACGAATTGATCGTCAACAACAAGATCAAACTCAGCACCAGATTCGGAATCAGTTGCAACTGCACGAAGCATGGATTCGCGAGAAAGGTCTGCGCCAACCATGATTTCTTCGGAGGATTCTGTAAATCCAGCAGCCGCCGCATTGGCAGTTCCAACGTGACCTGCAAATGTTTTTCCGCTAGAAACGGTTTCAAAAACCTTGTTGAATTTTTGACCACTACCCATTTCATTAAGTTCCATGATAGAAACTCCATAAAACTCAGGAATTCCAGCACTGTTAAATACTGCATTACGAACATCGTCGGTTGCAGGAATATCAGTGTTTGCACCCTTTGTATTAATTGGGTTGTAAGCCATTCCTCTAAGCTCTTCTACGATTTCAGGAGAAACGAGAAGATCTGTGATTCCACGTCCACGACGCTCAGTAGGTGTTCCACCTGTCCAAGCAGCATTGATTCTCTTAGCGAGTGTAAACAATGCGTTTAGATCTGCAAGAAGGAAACGGTCTGCAGTATGAGAACGAACAACATGTGCCTTGCCGTTAGTTTCAGCATTAGCAAGTGCTGTCATAATCATTGTAGCAGATGTTTTTTCTTGCTTAAGAAGAATTTCTTGAGCGATTCTTGTGAATGTCTTGCTTACCACGTCCATACGGGAGCGTTGTGCAAACCTCTTGTCAAAAGAGACAGCACTGTCCAGACGGTAGGTGGTAAACTTCATTTCTTGTTGTACTGGTGCAACATGGTTTGTAGGCAGACCACCTGGGGTGTTCTGACTCCAAATTTGGATATAATCTTCATCAGTAATATCATGATAAAGGTCCAAAGGAATGCTTGCGTTGTCTTCAGAATTAAACTGAAGGCTAGTAAACAAATTACTTACGGTAGGAGCTTGATTAACAACCTCGGCCAATACTGGTCCGATGAAATCTCCAAGCGCAGCTTGGGCTTCATAAGCAACCTCACGATTTTTAGAGGCCATAGCTTTTACTAGCTCGACCTGCTCTGGAGTTCTTTCGATTTTAATTTCCATTATTCAATTCTCCTTAGAATGAAAGCTTACAAAGATACTTTGTGGAAGCGTCTGCCGGCCCACCAGATGCTGACAAATCAACTGTGTCTGGGCCTGTAGCCAAACAACGTCCAACAATTTGAGCTCCGCCGCCAGTGCCCTTATCGAGCAAACCTGCGGTTTCAGCGAGTTCAATAGTGTCTCCTGCATCAGGTACAGATTCAAATGCAGTATAACTAAGAAGGATAAGACCTCTTGTTAAAATCGGCACTGCCTGACCTGGTGTAACAGCTTGAAGCTCGTCCTTCTTAAGAGGATAGCGAAGAAGATTTTCTCCGTTTTCATCAAAAGCAAGAGTTTGCTTAAGCATAATTCCAATAGCTGGAACGGGGGCTCCGCCTCCCTCAACTGCTGGAACAACAGTCATTTCTACAAGGGGCATACCATTAACACCAACGTGGCCAGTGCTAATTTCTGCGCCCAAGTACTCTCTTAGGTTTGACCCAGCGGCTGCAAATCCTGGGAGATCACCCGGCAATACCGAGTCACCCAAGCCTACAACGACCCCTGCGTCATATTTACCGGAGGTACCAGCCTTGAATGTACTTAAAACATCCGAGGACTCTACCTTCAGCGAGTACATGTTAACAACCTCGTGCTCGCTGTAATCTCTATATGGTTCTAATCTAGTTGCCATAATATAAATTCCTAGTAGGTGATTTTTACAGAATCTCTAAATGCTTGCTGAAACTTGTCATGCAAGCTGGTTTCTGTTTCAATGGTTTCACCATTGTTATTTGAAATTGTAGCTTCCTCTTCAACAACATTGTCAAGAGAAACTTCTTCTTGAACTTCTTCTTCAGCTTCTACAGTTTTTGTAGAACTGGCTTCAGCAGTTTCAGACAAACGTTTTTCAACTTCGGCCTGAATCTTTTGTTCCATTTCTTCTGCAAGCTTTTGCAAGAATTCTTTGTTCTTATTTTTGAAAACAACAGAAACTTTTTCTTGATATGCGGCGAAAGATTCTTCCGTCTCGTCAAGCTGTGAAATTTCTGCGGCTACGATCTTACGATCTTCGTCGTCAAACTCGTATGTATCTTCAAGAGCGCTCATGCGAGCATCAAACCGTGCTTGAGACTCCCTTTCAGCCTTTTCTTCTTCAAGGCTCGAAAGTTTATTTTCAGCATCAGTCAACTTTTCTTGCAGATCTGATAGTGTTTGAGACAATTCTTCTTTTGCACTCTGTGCTTCGGCTTGATCGGCTTTCGCTTTTTCGATTTCATTGACATACTCTTCGCTTTTCTCCCGAATTGCGTCATGAAAAACCTTAGTAATGTTAGCGATTGCTTCATCCGAAAAGTCTTTCGCAGCCGCCTTTTCAGAAAGGAGCTGTTCAATATCTTTTAGTAGTTCTGTTTTTTCCATAATATTTGAGAAAAATTGTTCTTCTTTTTGTATTACAGTATCGTTATCTAAATGAGAACTTTTTTCTTGTAATACTTTTTTATCCATAACATCTTCTTTTGCAGCGCTTTTCGCATTTTCTTTATTTTTATCATCCTGAACAATAACGCCTTTTACGTCCGCTGCTGGATTATTTGTAAATCCAATTCCTAACGGATAGATGTTTCCGACAATTAGACGGTTTACTTCGGTACCGTCCTCTAGGCGACCTTCGCCTCCAAAAGCTTTGAGGTATTTTGAATACTCTTCTATTTCAGATTCTTCATTAATAATTTTGCGTTCATCTCCAGATCCAACGGCAATATTGTATTCATTAAAACCAACTTCCCAGCTGGCAGAAATTGAATTATAACTTTCCGATTCTGGATCAGATGAACTCAAGAGTATATCTGAAAATTCTTGTGCGACTGTTTTATAAACAACCGCTCCAAGGCATATATTAAAAGGTTTATCATAAGCTTCGTCTATATTTTTAAATTGATTGTTATGACCATACTCAGAGAAGCCAGCGGAAACGACATGTCCAACAATATTATTTTTTTGATGTTCTATATTACAAGGCTTATGTATAAAATGGTCTGCTATTGATAAAGCAGACTTAGTTTCAATTCCGTCTCCGTTTTTATTAAAAGTATTAACAACCGCCGCATTAAATGCAACGCCCAATAAATCGATATTTTTATCAAGATCAATTGACTCTGGAACTAAATCCTTTAAAGGCTCCAAAGAAGCCTTCGAAACAATGCTAAAATCATTATCCTCTGAAGCAGTAACCTCACTGGCGAACGTAGCTTTATACTTATATTCTTTCATATTATTTATTTAAGTACACACACTTCACGCTATTAACCAATAAATATCGGCTCAAAAGTAGTTTGAACATTATCAATATTGACAGTCATCATATCATTATATATTTTAATCATCCAATTGCCAAGAACTAATGCAGAATAACTATCTTTTCTTGCTTTATCTGGCCCGGTTTGTCTTTTTAAATTATCAGGTAAATCAAAAGTTTGGTTTCCCTGAGGCGATGTTTTTATTTGTATCAGCGCACACTGGCCCTTTGTAGCCTCAATCAAATCATACTGATGCTCAACAAAATCAATCATCTTTGCAGACTTAGATTGTTTATGATAAGTATCAACAGTTTTTAAAAATTTTAATTTCTGTATTGGAATTTGTTTTTTAATTTGTTCTTGATAGCTTTCATTTGTCGCCCTAGCTCCAAACCAAATTCGCTTATGATCAAAATTAGCTTGTAGCAATTCGTTTGCAGTTCTAATCCAAGATGATGTCGGTTTCCTTAAATAACATATTTTCCATTTATTTTTATCGTATTCTTGTTTAGTCGTAATCAAGTCTTTGCTGTATTCTTCTGGCTTATCAAATGCTGCAGAAAGCAGCTCTATTTTTATTTTTTGTTTTTTAAATAAAGAGCTTTGGTTGACTGCGTTAATAAATTGTACTCCACCATTATAGTCTCCTACGATTGCGACTACATTAAAATTATTTAATAAATAACTAAAATAATCCATGTGTTGCCTGAGGTTTGTTCCAGACATTGCGTAAGAATGTACAAGAACACCCTGCCCTGTCTTCTCTGCAATTTTAAATACAGACATAGCAAAATCGTCAGAACTTTCTGATTCAGCCCAGCTTGGGTCAAATGCTAATATATATTTAGCACCAACTTCTCCCTTGACTTCTACGCTATAACCTTCTCCTGGCTGTATAGAACATGCCGCCATTCTAGAAGTTTTAAAATAGCCACTACTATCATCTGTGAATATAGCTCCAAACTCACGCTCAAATTGACTCTGACTCATTGTAGCTTTCGCTTGGTCTATTAGATTCTGGTCGTACAACTGTTTTGGCGCACAGTCATAACTAAATTGCATAATAACTCTGTTAGCAAAATCTCCGCCCTCTCTTTTATTTAATATTAAATCTTCAAATTGACTATACAACTTGTACATATACTCAAATTTGTAACTAGCAGAAGAAAGCATTATTAATTTATTATTTGGCCATTTATGTCTATCTTCTTCTTTCATCTTGCCTTCTTGAATTAGTTTTGTTTCTAAGTTGTAAAGCTCTTCTCTTTGTGTGGGATTTTCTACAACCGAAAGGAATGGCACAATAACCTCATTGTAAATTCTTTCTGGCATCAGCAAAAACTCATCAATAATTATCCTATGAAAACGAAAACCACGCAGCTTTTCACCGTCACCCAGAGGTAAGGCTCTAATTCTAGAAGCACCAATCTCCATTAACCATTCGTCATTACTTTTAGATTTTTTAGTTATACATTGTGCTAAAAATGCGGCCTCTGGTTTTGCAGCGATATCCTCGATCTTTTTAAATATCATTTTCGCTTGTCGAAAAGATTTAGATAATATCCCTATTTCTACACCCTGATGAAGTATTGCATCAAGAAAAGCATAGATGCCAGTTGTGAATGATTTAGACATACCACGAGACCATACCCCCATAAAATAATCTGTTTCAAACATAGACTTAATAGCCATATGCTGAAAAGGAAATAATTTAATGCCAGAAATAAGCTCGGTAGTAAAAGTTGGATTTTCTTTTAAAAATTTATATAGTAATATCTTTGCTTCTTTTTCATCTATAAAACCCTCTATCTGACTGATATAATCATTTATATCTTCAGCCTTATTGTATTTTTGTATTCCCTCTGCCCAGCTCATTTTTTATCTAAATAATATTGTAGATCGACATCCCACATTCTTTCTCCAAAAAATAATATTTTTGGTATAATCTCCTCAGAAGACTCTCTGCTTCCAGAGAAAACAAACTGACAAACACCCTTAAACTCATGAGATATTTCTCGCATATTGTGATATATAAAACTAAGGTTTATCTTACTTGGTCCGAATTTATTTCTTTTAGCAGCTCGAATGTAAGATTCAACACCCTCTAAACTAGAGTCAATAACAATGAAAATGTAAGAGTTAGCCATTTTCGCACGCTCCAATTCTCTCTTGAATCGGTCTATATTTTTCAAGCTAAGTGTTCCAATGAAATCGTTTGCGCTTTTTCTATCAACATAAGTATACGAGTAATGTTCTCCAGCGGCAGTATAATCTCCAAAATCTAATTTCATAAACTCAGAGTTCTTAAAAGTAAGAGGCAGCTGCTCGCGAGTATCTATAAATATCTTCATATCCGATTTGTTCTCAAAAAAATCATCAGGTATTCTTCGAGAAAACATAGGTTCAATATTTAATTTATTAGCAACAGCAGAGTATGACTTAAAGTGTTTAATATAATGATCAATACTAGGAAGATTATTTATTTTTAATTCTAAGTGAGATGGAGTAAATTTAAGATTTTTTTCTTTTACTCTAGATTCAATTAAATTAAATATATATTTTTTGACCTCATCCTGATTAGCAGCCTCAAGCCATTGGTTCATTTCTGACTTATCAATAAAGTCTTGTGAAAAATATTGCGCCTTTGACATACCTTTTTTGAATGATATGGGAGTTTGATTAAGTTTACTTAACCTAGGATAGTATTTTGTATAATATTCCGCCAAATAAATATTATGCTCTTTAATGTGACAGTGCAAGGCACGGTCGTTTTTGAATGTTTTTCCACAAACCTTACATATAACCTGTTCGCTCATAACTCAAAATCATATACTTTTAAATCTTTTTCTGGCAAACGCCTGCGAGTACCAAGTAAACCAAACCTTTGTCCCCACCAAAATAAAGCCAGTAAAATTTTTGGAATCTTCAATATCTTACCATCACAATTCTTTACGGATGGGTTTTCTGAATACAACCTTCTGCATAAAATTTTTCTAGAGGACTCAAATATTCTACAGTTATTAAGAGAAACCTCTCGGACTCCTGGCCTATTAACATCATCGTAATCAGTCCAATTTCCCAAGTCAATAAAAGCTCCGTCCCATTTCATTCTGTAGTCTCCCACAAAATTACAGTTAGTAAAAGACAGGCTTTTTACGCCTCCCTTTGCGGTAATATGGTGCTTAGTATTTTTCGATACAAACCTGCAGTTGTAAAAAGATATATCTCCACCTCGAACAATATCAACACAATCTTCTACGCCACCAATAATAGTGCAGTCTTCAACATAAACATCATAACAAAAAGATAGCTTAAGGCCTTCACCCCCTCTAGAGCCATCAATCAAACAATCCCTTATTTCGTAACCAATTTTTTCTCGACCAGGACGCCATGATAAACCTAATGCGCAAGATGTTAAAAATTTGTCCTGATAACCCGCGCCACACGAAAAGTCTTGGCCCTCTATAAGTTTTCTACTCATTACAAAATATCTTTCTTAGCTATACCCAGAACTCTAGATTTCCAGTCTGGCATTTTTTCTAATTCATCAGCTTCTTTCTCTATTATTTTTTTCTGCATTTCTGCCATTTTAATCATTATCTTTCTTTCTTCCTCTTCCTGAAAAAGCTGAACTAAGTTTAGTATACTGGCATTTTTTTCAACATGAGAAGCAATTCTTTTAGATCTGTCTCCTTGCAGCTTAGATATCAAGGATTCCATTCTTTTCTCGCATTGATTATATTCTTCACTTTTTGTCTTTAAAAGCTCAGCAAGCCTGACTGTCAAGTCTTGTTGCTCCTCGGCTTCATCGAACATTCTATTTAGTTTATCCATTGCATATTGTATTCTTTTTAAATGAATATAGTCCATGCAAACGTTGATATATAAATTAATTTCATCAGTAGTTAAATCCGGCTTATCCCAAGTAGCCCTAACAAATTCAGCCTCAAACAGGTCTCTATCCTCTATATTACCATATGTTGATATAACTTGCAAAAATCTTGGTGCTGACATAAATTTACGCAATGCCTCTATGCACCTTTTCTCTTGAACATTAATTTTATCTAAATCTATTTCATGCCCTACGCAGTCTAAAACTTTTTTTATAATTTTACTATCAGCCTTAGGAGGGCTGTATTTTATATTTAATGCAGTTTCTCCGCTATATACATTTAAGCCCTCAGACTCTATAAAATTATGCACAGCCCAAAACTCCTTGCTCATTTGCTTAACCTTGTTGTCAGAAAAAACAAGCTTGGCCAGTTCTAGACTACTGATTTCAGAAGAGCAATTATTTACAATAAATTCTTTTTGCTCTGGAGATAAGATGATATCATCTTTTTTAGATACATGTCGTGTTTGGTACTCAATTTCTTTTTGAGATAAATATGCCCTAACAAGCCTTCCTTCTTTAGTTCTTCCGTCTAAAGATTCATTCATAAAAACCTCTCTAGTTAACTCTGAAAGGTCATCGATATTAGAACCCTTGGAATCAATAAGTTCCTCTTGTTCTTGAGTGAGACGTAGAGGCTTCTTCATAAGCTATAATCTCTCCTTTCTTTAATATTAGAATGGCTTTTTCTTTAAATATTTTTGTTAAATTTTTAAGCTGTTTGTACCCTGCTTTTCTGCCAGTTTCGCTAGTTTTATAACCCATTTCTCTTGCAACCTCTTCTTCGCTCTTATGTTCGACGTAAAGCATTTTGTAAACTTTGTATTGTTTTTCAGGTAGATGTTTTTTCATCTCTTGTGATAATTTCTCTATAGCCCTATCCACATCTAATTGAGGATCCTGCATTGCGGAAACCTCTCCAGTATGATTTTCCATGGTCACGGCCATCTTAATATCATATGCAGATTTTTTTGTTTTTTCCCATTTTGCATACAAAGGGCATTCTGAATCCTGAAGGCCAGTAGAAGTGAAACCGCACAAGGAACCAGATGTAATGCCAGGATCAATACTAGACTTTGATTGATTAAAAGGGCAGTTGAGGCATGGCCTAACAAAATTTGAATAATTATTCCGAAGAATATTCTTCATTTGATTTGTTATAATTTTATTGATCCAAGGGCCTAAGGGTCTTGACTGATCCCACTGATGCCATTTTTTATATATATGAGCTTGGATAATTTGCTCTACATCTTCAAAGTCAAACCAAGCTAAAGAATCTAAAAACCACTTGCCTTTTCTTTTTTTGATTTCTTTATTTATTGTCTCGTACTGATCTTCAAATGTAACATTATTTCTTTTTTCTTGGTCTGCCTCGTTTTTTTCTGGTTTTTGGTTTTTCTTCTTCAATGTTTTCTTCCGAAATTTCTGGTAAAAAGGAGTCTAACTTCATTTTTCTTCCGCCTGCATAACCTACAGATGAAGAACATTTAAAATTAGATATCTTTGGCACACTATTAATGTCCAAACCGTCTTCGGCATCGCCTTCTTCGCTAGACTCTTTCTCTACTGGCCTTACTCTCTTTGTTGTTTTAACGCTTGCGCTGCTTCCCATAAGCGGCTCACCGCAACTATTGCAGAAGTTAGGGGCGCGCATTGTATAAATATTTTTATGCCCGCATGACTTGCAGTAATGATATAACATATATTTTATTATGCTTAGTTTATATTAAAATATCAACTAACACAAATAACCGCTAATCGCACGGGCCTGCATTCTCATAAATTTATCAAACTTTATATCTTTACAGGAGACTTCAAATTTTTGCTTTTTAACCAAAAACTCTATCCCCAATATGCCAATTACTTTTCCATTTAAAGTTTTGATTGGGACGTTGTATATTGACTGAACGCCTTTTGATTTAAGCAGAGATTTAAATGCCTGGTCCTTTATATTGTCGGTATTTAAAGAATGAAAAACCCCATTAGATATTAATTCAGATATATAACTTGTATAGTTTGAAATTCTATGCCCCTGAGAATTCAAAGACTCTGCACTAACCCCAGCCCTAACACACTCATAGGTGCAGCTAAATTTTTGCTGGCCTCTTCCTGAAAAAAAATGTTCGCCATTATGAAACTCAAAAACATACGCCCTGGCGCAGTGGGTCTGAGATTGAATATATTCTAGCGCTTTATATATATTAATTCCGGAGATCGTTGCAGATTCAAGCGTATTTTTTCTTTTATAATCAAATTTACTTTTTAGCCACACGGCCAAAACAGCACCAACCGCAGAGATCATCGAGGCAATTATTATAGCAACATTTTCCATATTACTTTTGTACACCTTTTGTTGACTTGCGGAGCATAAAAGAACAAGCGCCAGTAGATATTACAACCATTATTAATATTAAAAACAATCCCCATGCTGGACTAGTAGTATTTACTTGATTAGTTATTGCATCAAATTCTGATGGATCAATAGATCCATTTTTATCTAAATCTACTGCTTTGAATGATATAGAATTTATTTTGTGATTAACCGCCCCAGATTTAAAAATTTTAGGCGAAGACATACATCCGCAAATTAAAAATAGAAATATAATTGCTACAATTTTCATCTTCTTTTACTAGGGATTGCATAAAAACCAATGACCATAAAACATAAGTCCATAAAAGACGAAAGCATAAGACCGCCTGTCAGTTGAACGACGTGAAAATCTGTGCCCCCAAAAAACCAAGAAAATATCCCCCATTTAGCTCCATCTCCCATAGGAACAACCAGGTCATACTTTATATCTGGATTGTGCGCATAGTAAATCATAAGATAACAAAGAGTAAACGTTAAAGACATAAATAAAACTCTTCTTGTAACTTTAACAAAAGGATCGGAAGCGCTAGCTTTTTGACTTGCAACCATTGCTTCCATCATTTCTTTATCTCTTGCAGCAAGCGCGAGCTGGTCTTGTCTTTTTTGTTCAAGCCAAGCATTAACTAAGTTTGCGCCAATTTTTATCCCTGCGCCAAGAATAGTATTTAATATTGGGCCCATCATTTCTTTGAATTTTTACCTAAGTCTGCCATGCCTTGACCAACAACATAAGCCAGCATCGGCGTCATCATTGTGGTCACGGCCTCATGGTCTATATTTAGGCCCAGTATTTCGTTGCATAAAGGTATTGCGACAGCTATACAAGCTGCCCAAAACTTTTTGCTTTTCCAGAATTGTTTTTCTTCCATTTTATTCCCCCTTTATTTCTTGTTCGTATTTCTGCTCCCAGTTAACTTCTTTATCTGTACTGCATTTAGAAAATGATAATGCACTAATTCCAGCAAGGATCAATGCGCCTATTCCAATAACTATTTTTGAACGTTTTTCAGAATCTTTTTTTGGTTTTGGTTCAGGTTTTGGAGCGGGCTTTGGCTTGGGTTCCGGCTCTGGATAAGGATGCGGAATTTCCGGTTCAGATTCAATTAGTTTTTCAACGTCTATTACACCGTATCCCCACGCATTATCTTTACCCAACCTACCTTTATCCATAGTATATTTGAGCAAGTGTTCTCTAATTTGAGCCACCGTCTTGCAGTCATTTTGCCCCGTTTCTTTTTCTTGCTTTTTATGCTTTGCGAGCATCAAAGCAACCACTCCAGCGATAAATGGGCAGGCCATTGACGTGCCATTTAAACTGGCATAAGTATTATTTAAAAAAGTGCTGTATATATTTACTCCTGGCGCAGCCCATTCAACTTTTTCTCCTCTTGAAGAAAAGTTAGCTATTTGTCCGTTTTTATCATGTGCTGCAACAGCAATTGTTTCATCAAAAGCTGCAGGCCAGTTTACTCCTCCTTGCCCAGTGTTTCCCGCAGCGCAAATTACAGGAATATTCATATCATATAGTTTTTTAATTTTAGATTGCAATATTGGACTTGGACCGGAACCGCCCAAGCTCATGGAGACTATGTCGGGTTTTGTCCTTATTGCGTAATCTAAAGATTTTGCAAGCCCCAAATAGCTGCCTCCTCCAGACTTTGACAAGGCTTTAACGCATACAGCTTTTGCCTTCGGCGCCACGCCCACCATGCCAATTCCATTATTCTTAGCGCAAATTATGCCAACACAATGGGTCTGATGTCCGTTTTCATCTTCCAATGGCTCACCTGGAATAAAATTTTCTCCAGGTATAGCATTTTCTTCTATATCTATATGGCTAGGAAAACCGGTATCTATAACCATAACTGTGATACCTTCTCCTTGTGTTACCTTCCAGGTTTCTGGAACATTAGACTGTCGCAAACCCCAATCTACAAGCTGACTTAATGAGCCTACGGTCTCATTAACTTCAATTTTTGGTAAATAAGTATTTTCACTCATAAAACAAGTTACACTTTTCTTGCGTCTAGCTTTCCAATAATATATTTTAAGATCTCGCTCCTAAGTATATCTTCTTTGCCAAATTTAAAGCAATGAATGCCCATATCAATACTTTGCTTATCGTTAAATAGATCGAACATTGGAGCAAATCCGCTCTTACCATTTATGTCGCTCTGCATAAAATCACCGCAAACAAAAAGCTTGCAATTATTTCCTATTCTTGTAATTAATGTAGTAAGCTCTCTGTAAGTAAAATTTTGCGCCTCATCGGCAACCACAATTTTATCTATCCAGCTTGACCCCCTTAAATAGTTTATAGGCATAGCGGAGATTCTTCCGCTATCCAGCATTTCCTTTTTAGCTGTATTGGTTCTTGGAAGCATTTCATATAATTTATCTTCTAACGGCGCCATATAAGGATTCAACTTTTCATCTATGCCTCCAGGAAGTGCCCCAAGCCCTTTGTCTGCACTTTCGATCGCAGTTCTGACATAAAGCAGATCTAATTCTTCAAAAGCGCTCAATAGCCTAAGAGCGGAATAAACAGCCATATATGTTTTAGTCGAACCCGCAGGCCCTGCAATAAACATTATTTTTGTTTCTTCATTGAAAGCTAGAGATAAAAACCTTTTCTGTTTTTCTGTTAATTTTAATGAATTAACAGGAATATTTTGTTTAAGTTGCGGGATTTCAAAATCTGAAATATCTCTGTTGGACTTTTTAGTAGTCATACTATAATATATAGTTACACAAACAATATGTGTATATTATAATATGTAATGAAAAATAACGTCGCAATATTAAAACTTTTAAGCAAAAGCTTGAATGGTTACGAATCCACGTGTTGGCTGAAAGCAGAAAATGAGCTGCTTGACGGTAAAAGCCCTGCGGAATATATGATAGAAGGTAAAACTTCTGATGTAGAAAAAATACTTCCCGCAGAAATTAAAAGAATAAAATCTAAGAAGAAAACCAACTAGGCTTAGGCATCAACTCTCTTGGCCATGTCACAGAAGCCAACGATGAAAGGTTTTCTATTTTTGTGCCAGAACACCTTTTAATTGAATTAACTAATTTTTTCTTATCGTTAATTGGCATTGATTTATCTGACTTGATTTCTTGAACAGATAGCTCAATATATACTTCAATAATTTTCTTCCATTGTTCTTGTGGCGATTCTCCTTTGCCGATGTAGTCTAGAAACATCTCTTCAATTGGAACTTTATAAAAAATTTCGCTACATAATAAATCGTCGATGATCTGATTAATTTTATTTTTAGCACAGGCATACTCTATTCCAGTAAAAAATTCTATTAAATTTTTTTTAGACTCAAAACTTATTTTTTTTGCAGAACCTCTAGACAGAGGGTTTTTATCTTCCGGGAAAGAGTTTTTTATTTCTTGAACAAACTCAGGGGTGGGCTGCGCCTCTCCATATACTATTTGCCCAGATTTAACTCCATCAGGGGAATCAAATGAAGCCTCTAATATGCGCGTTTCATCTTTTATAATTATTTTTTTATTTCTATAAATTTCAAAACACTCAAAATGAAATGCGGGCTTATATATAATATTATGATCTCCAATAAATCGACCATGATTACAAAATAAACCCCTTGTAATAAAACCTCCTTCAGAGAAATATTTTAATTTAACTACATTATTACAAACTGCACCATACAATACATCATCCATAATATTATTATTTATATTTTATTGTGCAATATCAATTTCTATATTTGTGTTGTGCCAATCTTTAATATTGATCATTGACCCAAGTAATGCTAATGCAAGCCCTCCGTTTTTGACTTTTAATATACCCGGAAACTTATTGTCTATTTCTGACTTCCACTTTTCTATTACCCCATGTATTCTAGCAAGACATTGATGGTGTTTTTTACCGCCAATATATATAACATCATGCTCAATCCATTTATCCATACTTCTGTTTACTGACCCATCATCATTTTTATAAATGTCTGGATAACACTCCACTCCCCATTCGAATAAATCATTATCGCTAAGCCCTGCGTTTTGCGCTGCAGATCTAGCCAAATCTTCAGAAGAGTACTCTCCAGCAACACTTTCTTGAAGCCAATTCCTTCCAGCAATCCACTTACATTTTCTAGCATCATACCAAACATAATCTAGACCCTCTCGCTTTTTGGCTAAATTTATTATATGTTTTTCTGCTAGAAGTTTTGCTTGATCTTTGCTAATTTGATGGTGTTTATGATGTAATCCTACCTGAAAAGTCGTTGCAAGTGAGGTGGTATTATGTGACTCAGAATCTGTATAAGATTTATTTATTTTATTAGAATATGTATCCTTAAAAATATCAAAATAATCAGACATTGCGATTCCTGCAAATCCGCCTTCAAGAACGTATGCATATTTATCGCTAGATGTATCAGATGGATTAATAAAACCTTGATGCCTGTATGTGGTCCCAGAGTCAATATAATTCATAGACTGATTATTTACATTTGTCTCCATGGACCATATCTTTCTAAGTTCAAAGCGCAAGTGCCTACGGTTTCTAATAGCGTGCGCAAAGTCTTCAAAGTAATTAAATTTTTTGTCGCTAACCAAAGCAAGTTTTCCGTCTGCAGATTGACTGTAAACATCCTCGCTTTGTATGGATACCGAATTAGCATAAATATCACCAAGAAACTCCATGTAATCATTTTTTCCTAAAAATGGAAACCTGACATCATTATTGCCATGCATACTCACAACGTCCCAACTCTGAAGGCAAACGTAAAGTCCTCCCAAAACCAAGTAAACTTTACCCTTTACAAATTCAAAGTTAGACCTAAATTCGCCACCTCGATAATATAACTCTGGTCCATATAAAACCGCACTCACAACTAAATTACCTGCGGAATTTGTATACTTATATAAAATTTGTGAATGATCTTTTTCTTCTTTGGTTAGCAACAAACCAGTACTTTCGACATGCATTTTATTTCTATTCGGCAAATAAAAAGCGCCATTAGGCACTTGAATTATGTCGTCTTGTTTTGTAAAACTTAAGTCCCCGCTAGCATCGATCGAATACAAACTAATAGCAGAATCATTTTTCCATGTAGATATATTCGATTCAGTCATTGTGTTCTCGCAATATACATTCGATATACCAGTAGGAGATCGATCAATATAATAATTTTCTTTTAACTGGTTGTAATAATCTGTAGAAAATTTAGGCGAACAATAAAAATCTTGATTTATCTCTCTTCCCCAAATATCTGTAGAAGCATCAGATCCTTTTGTAAAATTAGAAAATCCAAAATTATGCATTTCTGAAACAGCCTCCATATAGTCGGTAACTTGACCAAACGGATTTGGAAAAGCAGGTTTAGGAAATTTATATTTTACGTTTTTGACGGCTTGCAATGTTGGCGAAGTTTGCACCATGTCTCTTACATGGTAAAAAATCTCAATAGGTATATTGTTTGCTATTTCTTCTGGGTCAGTTAAGACATTACCGCTTTCGTCTAAAATGCTTTCAACTCCATTAGCGTCAATTTGATTTTTCATTGCTTGAATCTGTGCGGATGTTCTTACTGCAAATCTAGGATTCACGCTGATTTTGGTTCCGTTAGCAAAAGTATATTCATAGTTTTGAATATAATTTGGAATGTTAGTGGGCACTCGGAAGTTAAAAATCCAAAACACTGGAGAATCATCTGGCTGGGTATTATCGCCTGCTGGAATTTCAGATTTGCTTTTCCTTTCATAACCAGAATCTCCCGTAGCATTTGTATGATATTCATCATAGTAACCAAGTACGTGATAAAATCTACCGAGAGAGTGCATATAATGAAATTTTTGTTGAGAAAAACCTGAATATCCTTGGAAATTAGACCAATAATTATCGAAGTATGAATTGTAAGCTGCTGACTGCGCCTGACTTTTTACTGCATACCAAAATGGATAGTCTATACCTTTTATGTTTTTCGCTTGAGCAGATAAAGGTTCTGCCCGAGTATTTTCAGCCTCAACAATTGGATGCGTTTCATGCGGCATCAAGTCTGCAGGGGTCTCGTTATTTTGATTTGCTTTATTCCATTCAGCTCTATCAAAAAGATCAAAGTCCTTGATTTTATGAAAGTTAGTTAAATCGCTTTTTCTAGCAAAAGAAAAATCTATTTGCGAATGACCAATTGTTTGTTGCGGAATATACTCTTGCCGTAAATACGGATCTCCATCGACAATACTGTTTGAATTTAATTTTGCAGAAGTTACCTGGTGTGCGGTTCCAATTTGAGAACGAAATCTATGCAGTTCTTCGGGCTCAATTGCATTCCACCCGTTTTCATCAATGCCTGCATCTCTGGAATTGGACACAACAGGCTCTAAAGAATTAGAATTTACTGTAGAAACAAAACAAAAACCCTTATGAAAAACTCTTTCGCCGATATTATACTCAGACTTACTAACTATCTTATCAGATTCAAACCCATACCCCCATCTAGGAATGCTTTCCCCGAAAGGCAGTGAAGCCGGGTCCAGCATATAAGATCCAAGCAGAAATTTATCGTGAGAATTTAAATCAAAAATTGTTAATTCTTTAAAAGCATCCGTTAGGCCTGAAAAGTCATCTTCGTTAATTTGCGAAGAAAACCATTCATCCCAAATACTATCTTCAAAGTTCGAAGGGTTGAGTATTTGCGAATCATTTAAAAAGCCTGCCAGCATGTTACTGTTAACATTACCCCCATAAATGTTGTCGAAATTTTTCATATCATAAGTGGTTAATGATGTAAAAACAGACCAATTCTCTTGCTTTGCAGCGTATTGAATAAAATTATTACTTTCTGACCACGGATTGTAATATTGAGTATTATCTCTATTTTGCCAAGGCGCCGCAGATTCTGAAATGTGTGGTTTTGCCTCGAAATGAGTTTTATCGCTTAAAGGAAAAGTATTGGAATTTTCAACTCCGTAATAATTTTCCATAAACGTAAACTCAGAAAAGGCTTGGTGATCTTGAATAGAGGTATCAATATTTTTTGAGTATTTTAGTTTTTTAGATACATCTTTAACCAAATCCCACCAGCTTAATAATCCCTTTACAGGAGTCCTCAATGCTGCGGGAATTAGCGCTGGGTATTCCGTCGAATGCTCAAAATTTAACCAAGAGTAAACATTATCCCTTAAAGACTCTAAACCGGTTTTGTGGCCATATGGATTAGAAGAAAAATCTATAAGCCCAATATCTAACCTATCAATACCTGCATAATTTGCTGGAGTATAATGTCCTATCACAAACCTTTGCGTAAGTGGGGTTGCATATTTGGCGCCTAATCCTTGCATAAAAGATGGAGCAAATGGATCTAAAACTGGCCAAGAGTAATATAATTCTCCGTTAAATAGAGTGTTCTTACGACCGAAACTAGAACTATTGGACAGCTCCCTGTCTAAAATTCTTCCGGTTGGTGCGTGAGAACTAACATGAGGCTTCCAGTTATTCGCGAGCAATTGAAAATCAGCGAAATTTAAAGATCCATATACGGTATTTTGTGAAACAAAATTCAAATTAGAATAATCCCCTATATCCATATTAGTCGCGGCCTCAATCTCGGTTTGCCTTAAAGTTCCAGTTAACTGCTCCCATCTATTTGTATCATCTGCTGGACTTTGACTGTTGAACGCTTCTCCTGCAATTTCTACTTTTGCCCGATAAACTTGCCCTTCATCGAAAACGTATTCTCCTTCATTGTAATCATAGCCCCCAGACCAAGTTTGCCCCACAAATGCCTGCGAAGAGTTCTCGAAAGCAAAAAGATATCTTCCTCGGGCTCTATTAAAACCTAAAAAGTCAACGCAATTTAAGCTTCTTCCGCCGGAAATTGTTTGATTAAATTCAACGCCAACAGGGTCTGGATGAACCCAATCTCTGACAAAACCCTGCTGTAAATCAAGATAAAGACTAGAAACATGAAATGGATTTTGAAGCCGAACTGCATTGGTCAAATCGTAATTAAAAGCTTTCACGCCAGCATGCTTTCTTATTATATTTTGACTTTCTGGAGATCTTACGCCCAACTCAGATCCCCTTTCGTTTGCGATTAATGCAGAATTATCTTTTAATCCAGACATTACGCCTCCAGTACCTGAAGTATATCCGAAATTATAACCCCTAATATTTAATTTATTATTTGAATCAACATATATCATCGATGAAAAACTAAACAAATTTAATTTTTCTACAATAGTTTGTATTATATTTTTATTTTGTAAATCTGACACTTCCTCCCAATACAGCTCACTTCCTGCTTGCCCTGGAATGAAAACCATATTATCTTCAGTAAACGAAGACTGCCAATTTCGGCACCTTCTGTTTTTCATAAACAGGCTATTTACTTCGTTAGAAAAATTATCTGCTCCATTATTCTGTATACATTTGTATATTTTATTTTCATATGTTACAAGGGACGGAACTGTAGACTCGAATGCACTAGGTAAAGCATTAAATTTTATAGCACTATCTCTTCCAGAAGATAACTCCGGTCTTTCGGTTTGTATATATGTTTCAGTTTCTGCGTCATAAATTTGACCGCTTTTAATATGGGCTTGATAATTTTTTGCAGAGTCATATGGCTCAATAAAACTGTTTATTTCAGGAGTATTATAAGTATGGCTAGTATATTGACCAACCCTGGAATTTAATGAAATTCTTGACTCGCTCATTTCTTTATATTTTTCTCCTTTTAAATAAAATTTATTTTTAAACTTTTGAGATAAAAATCTTTCCATAAACCAATCTTCTTTATCCCAAAAATCTACAGATTCAACAAATACAGTTTTGGCTTTAATTTCCGTGCCATCGTTATCTAAAATTAATGCTGGAGCACCAAGTTCTTGATAGTTTTCGAAGTAAGGATTAAGCCCGACCCCACCTGCCCTGTAAGATTTACCTCCAGATATAAATGAAACGCAATCGCCCACTTTACTCATAAACGTAACACCATCAGCTATAAAACTCGGACCCTCAAGAAACTCAGACCGAAAACCAAACACTGTACCAAGCGGATTATCAGAGAGATACTCTCCTTTTTTGCTGCAAGAAATTTCATTATTTCCAATACCATATAAATTATTAGAAGAATCTAAAAATATACTGCCTTTTCCAGAAGCGTCAATTGCGGAAATTCTTACATTCTGTACAGCAGAAACGCTTTCAAAATTAAATATTTGGTGCGGATTTAAATAACAACGATCTGTTATGAAAAAACTATCTCCATAAGAATATCTGTGTTGAGACTTCATTCCTTTTGTATGATGAATTAAATCTTTTTTGCCTGCGAATATTATTACGTTATAAAATGAATTATCGAATGGAGGGCTAGATGAATATCCAGGAGCCCATTCTCTTTCAAACATTTCACCGATAGTTCTAGCGCACACAACTTCACTAGACATTGCGTACCTATTAGAATTTTCAAAAGTAGCTTCCATTTCTGTCCAAAATCCAAGATCAAGCCACTTGCTACCAATAACTTTATCAGTTACTTTTACATTTGTGTTTCCTTGTGGAAGATATAGAATAGAAAAGAACGTTTCGTTTCTAACAAATACTTTATCTCCCACTGAATAGGTTGAGCTTTGTTTCCATGCGTTTACGGGCCAGACTGGTTTAGGTATTTGTTTCCAGTGGCTTTTTTGATCAAAAGGCGATTGTGCATTATTTTGTATACATTCTAAATATAAAATATCATTGTTTACAGACCTTCCGTATAAATCATCTTGGATTAATCCGTTAAAATTATCATTGCGGGTAAACTTTTTATCAATTTGCTTGAAAGAGTTATCTCCAACGCCAAAAACTTTTCCAGATTCAGTTAATATTAAAGCATGAGAATCACCTAACTCTACAGATTTAGCCTTATCTCCGCCATATTCACTTGGATCATAAACCACTAATGATCCATCTAGATTTGAGTCTGAAGAAGTATTTTGTTTGGTGATAGAATATCTTTTTGTTATGCCTTTTGGTGCAGGAACTTTTATTTTCTTTTCGTCAACCTGAGACAAGCTGCCTATAAAGCCCACTTCTTCAGTGTTATTATCTTTTAATGATACGAAGTATAATGTTCTGTATAATTTTTCAGATTCGGCAAGTTCTATCTTCACAACGTCACCATTATTATATACGTACGAATCAAGCTGATTGTATGTTTGATCTATTTGAATTTCTCCAACAAGTACTTCGCCAAAAGAATCAAAAGAAACAAGCCCATCATTATTATATGGGATAGATCCTGGGCTATGCTGAATTAGATTAAATCCATAATTTAATAAAAAAACATCAAAACTTGATCCGTTATCCCTGCGCGTCTTTTGATCGCTTTTAACTTCAAACCAGCAATTATATTTTGTAGTAAAATACCACTCACTGTCGGAATATTGTTTTAAATTACTAGGAGGTTCATGTGTTCCGTTGCTTTTTGTAGTCCAACCAAATATATCATCATAAAACCAGTCTGCATTATGGCGCATAGAATCTATGCCCCTATAATATGAAGCGCTAGACTTAATTCTTTGAGATCCTCCAGCCTGAAGATATTGAGACTTTTCAACTCTTTGATTCCAAAACATTTGAGAATTCCAATCATAAAGACCTAATAATGCTAGTGGTACGCCAGGATACTGCGCTGAAAGTTGAGACTCTAATCCAGGCTGATTGTCAAAATAAAAATTCCAGTCTGTTAATTCTCCAAGAAAATAATTTACCCAACTCTTTTTCGGGAACCCTGCACTTAAAAACCTTTCGGTAAAATCAGACTGAATATATGTTTCAGAAATTTCGTAGTCGAATGGACTTGCGTCTAAACCAGTTATTGAACTATAATACTGCGAAACACCACCGCTTTCGAGAGAGAAACTTTGTGGGGTGATGTTTTTTTCGGCAGCTTGAACTTGAGTTAAAGGAGCATTTGTAACAGGGTCTTGAGTAACAACATGAAGCGTTGTACAACTGCTTAAGAACATAGGCTCGTCAAAAACTTCTACAAACGGAGTAACAGAAGCGGTAATTTCGTATTCTTCATTTAGCAAATTTAAATCTATTTCGCTGACTGTATCTAAATGTTCAGCAACAGGAACAACAAAAAAGCCTTGAGGTGGAATTGAGTTGCTTGCAGAGTAATTAAGAGTATCATTAAATAGCAAGGTAATTTCCATTTCAAGCTCTCCGTTTTCATCGAAATCTGCATAAGAGCCAAAATTATGAGATGATCCAGATCCAAAATGCGAATTAACATGAAATGCGTCATGCCGCTCAAATTGAGCATCGCTCGTTAATTCTGCTCCTGGAGCACTTGGAAAACCGTCTATCAAACTAGCGTTATATAATGTTATGGCGGCTCCATAACCCTGTACGCCAAAACCTATAATTCTATTTTCATCCCGGTTAAGTATATGGTCAGATGCAATGCCCCATTGATCAGCACTAAAATTTTCAGGACGAGAGCCCGTAAGACCAGATGAATTAATTATAAGGTCACGATTCGGGCCAGAAAAAGTAAATGTGCCATTATCATCATATGCTTCATAAATATAATTATCCCATCTAAAAAACCTTTGAAGAAACGCATATTGCCTAGCGTCGGCATCAAATTTATTATCATGCATGAAATCCCGCCCAGATGACGGTGCAAAATTTGGATTAAAGTAATAAAATCTTGTGCCGCCCAATGTAACAAATTCACCATTTTGGACATAAACATCAGGCACAGTTTTCCGCTGGCTATCGTCTTGAAAGTGGAAATCTGCAGTGCCCGTAGGAAGCATTGCTCCACTTGCTGATACTGTATTATATCCATCACCTACGAAATTGTCGACCAAGCCGATTTCGAGAGGGTTACCGTTGTATATTATTGGTAGCGATCCAGCGCCAGGAAATCCTGCAAAACCAGGCGTCTCAATACCCCCAAAGCCCGGGGTGTCGTCGGAAAGATAGGCCCCAATCGAACTGAAACCGTACATAAATGCAGATCGAGAGAAATCCAGAAAAAGTGGGTCGCCTGGGTATTTGTGCGTTAGCGGCCATGTACTAAACAGAGCGTCAACATCTGTCATATACAGAGGTTTATAACCAGCATCTTGAAATATATAAAAACCAAAAGCTACTCCTGTACTATTAAAATTTCCAGGTTTCTTGGTAAATTTTACTTTGAATGTTATAGATTCTGCTTCAACATTTAAATTGTACCTCCATACATCCAGAGAATCTCTAGATCCAGTAGGAACAGTATCAAATGGACTAAGCATTGAAAACGCTTCTCTTACCGCGCCCCCTCTATAATGACCTAGCGCTCCTGATGCAATATTGTTTCCAGAAAATTCTGTAACAAAATCAACATCTTCAGGAATATAGTTCCAACCTCCATTTCCGTAAATTATACCACCTTCTGTTCTGTAGCCAGGCCAAGCAGGAAGATTAGAATTAGAATCGTTTTTAATATTAAATTTATCGCCCCAATGCGCAGGAATCCAAGTTCTAGTGTTCCCAGCTTGATCGCCTGTTGGTATGGTGATATCAACAACAGTATTTACATCTATCTGTTTTGATCCATCGTTATCTAGTGCGCCGACTATTTCAAAAGAGTCGTCCACGATCAGATGCTCTCCGGGCATGGACACGGCGTCACCGGAAAAATTCGAATGAACAGTTCCTTTATGGTAATATTCGTCATCATCCTCTGCCACGTTAAAGTTTTGCAGTGCAAGTGCGTCGCGTAGTGATTCAGAAGACACCAAATTTATTGCTTCTGTAGGAAAAGTATAATTCCTTATAATTTCAACAGGTCTTGCACCCTGCCAATCTCTTCGATTAAAATAATGCGATACTCCGTCAGGACTAAATAAATTTGTGTGACCATCCGTACCAAAAGTAAAACTGGGATTTGTGACCGTGGCGTCCAATGGAATTGGAAAAATTGTTAGGTGTGCATGTTGAGTTGTGTTCCAATTGTATGCGCTATAGAATCTTCTTGCTGGCCAAGAAACGCGCGTAGAATCATAAAAAGTATGTTGTGTATTTGAGACAACCACAGGATCTTGCGCCTCACCACCTTCTTCAACATCTTGATTTAGCCAGGCTCCAGTTCCTACTACCCAAGAATCTACATCTGCAGGTGTTTTATTATTTGCTTTGCTGGTTTTTGTATAACCCGTTCCGTCGGCAGCGTTAGCATCTTCATAGTGATATTGCATTGCAATAAGTAATTCGATTTTTGGGTCTGCGCCACTTGAAAAAGTTTCTTGCACGTAAAAATCAGAATACTGCATTCTCCAGAGCTTGAATGCTGCATCAAAAAATATTAAAATTTTTCCGTAAGCTGTATCTTTTTCGCTAACCCAAATTCCATAACCTTCTGAACGAGCGTCGGAATTAAATGGATGATTATACCATTGATTTAAATCATTAAACGCAGTAGCCATTCTGTATGTTCCGTTTACTTCTTGTCGCTCACAGTTTTCAATATTAACTGCACCAAAAAAATCTGGAGAAATTTGTATAAGGTGTTTCGCAGGAGTGCTAGACGCATAAGAAATCCCAGTATTACCAAAGGTTTTTAAAAACTCAAAATCTCTCTTAACAGAAGCGGGCGTTGGATCTTCTCCGTGAATTGATGGGTCGTATTCTCCTCCGTGATTTATTCCCTCATCTATAATGTGTTGCACCAATTCGTAAACCGTTAAATAACCCCTGGCAGTATAATAAGCTTCGCCAGCAGTATCTGACGCTCTATTTAAAATAAGGCGGTACACAGCATCGACCGTCGCATCTGAATTTACACCACTAAACCATGGAACATGAAAAACGCTGGTTGGACTATAAATCCCAAATTGATTAACTTCTATTCCGTTATGAGTTGTAACATCTGACTCTAAAGGTGCGCTGGTTATAAAAGATCCGTCTAGAGGATTAAAAAAATTGTAGATGCTATTATCTTTTCCTGCAATTTTACTTTCTCCACTTAAAATATCTGACTTATTTTGCAAATTAGATGAATCCACGGTGCCTTTTTCTGAATAAACCAAACCCCATGCGTCATTTGAATAAACGTATGGATCTGGACTCAATCGCAAATTACCAAAAGAGTCAAAATTTTGAATATCAATTTCAGAATTTAAGTTTAAATTTCCTTCGCTTGATAAATCAGAATCATCAAAACCTTGAATTTCAAATGCTGGACAAGCACAGACCGAACCTAATGCCTTAACTTGCCCGCTAGAGTTGATATAAAAAGTAGAATATTTGTTGGTTGATGCCCAGGTTACATCTTCATCAGTTAATTTAGTTGCCCTAGGAACATAGGTTCTAGCAGGAATTACACTTTTAATATTACCAGATAAACCATCTTGCCACCTTTCTCCCCCTGCCAAATTTGATATTTCTAAAGATTTTGAAAATCTAGGATAATTACCAAAAGTAATATTCGATTCGCTTACTAATTTGTAAAGTCCAAGAACATTATCTTTAGAGTCGTCAGACCCTTCTGGATATTCTCCTGAAACAAAATCAAAAACAACATGATCAGGACAGCCAATAATTGGATCCCAAAAAGGTTTGCCCTGAACGTACAAAGTTTCTTTGGGCATGATTTGATTATTCGGATCTTCGTTGCTGTAAATTAAATTAGTATTGTAAAAACTTCTAAAATTTGTTGTTGTTCCAAAAGAGTCAAGAGACGAAGCCCCAATTAAGTCTCCTATTTTAAATCTTGAAAGTGAAGTCGCTGGAGTTTGACTTGCGGGATTTATAATAGAAGATGAAAAATTAGGATGATTTTGATTTAATGCGTCCTCGCTAACCAATATTCCGTTCCACCCTATTGATGGCTCGGAACCTCCAAATGATAAATCAACAGTAGACACCTTATCTGATAAAAATTTAAATTGCGCAGCGTTGCTTTTTATTGTTTCTATATACTCAGATTTATCAGAAGTTTTATTATTTAATCTTTTAAAATTTTCAAAAATTGATACTTCTTGATAAGCATCAATATCGCCGATAACCATTTGATTTGAATCTGTAGGTGCATATTTTTGATCAATATTGAATGCGTGCAAACCTCCAGTTTGCCAAAACTCTGAAGGTTTGTAAGGTGGGGCATAAGCGCTGACAGTAGACATTACTCCTGATTGAGCTATCCATGATTTTGAAGAATTATATTGATCAGTAAAACTCCAATTTAAATTACTTATATATCCATTATAAGGATTACTTATTTGACTGCTATTAATTACAGAGTGGCAGATTAATTCATATTCTGCAGGCAAAGACTTATAAAACCCAAAATTTTTAAAATATTTCCAAGCCATTAATACCTTAGATTGATCATCTGCAAAAACACCCCTTTCATCTCCCAAATTATAATCACTACCTGTGGCCTGTAGTTTTAAATAATATTCTGCGTCAAAATGCAAAAAAGCTTCCATCATATCTTGAGTGGCCTCGCTAGATTTTTCTTGCAAACTTAAAGATGATGCTCTCTGGCCAATGCCAAAGTTGTCGTTAGCATCTGCGCACAAACCCAAGGAATATCCTTGGTTATGACCAAATCCATACAATTTATTGTTAAATATAAATACTGTGTTTCCGCCTTCTGAATCAACCATTGTTACCCCCGACACAGAGGCCTCCTCAGTTGCATTTGAGTAATCAAAGTCGCCGTCGTTTTCTTCAAAGATTTTAACTTCTTGATTGCTGATCTGATCAAATGGATACATTTTGTTATACGCAACACTTTCATCGCCATATTCATCTAGATCTATTTTTAGATCAGAAGTATCTTCAAGCAGCCCAATAAACCCAAACTCACTACTATCTAAGCCAGACGCATACAATTTATTATTATTTATAATAAACCTATTCTTACAGAACATTGATGCTCCAGAACTTGCAAACTTTGAGCTGGTTTTTTCGGACTGATTTAGACCTTCAAACGGAATCTCGCTTACTGCGGTGGGGTCAGGATTATTTACTTTAACCTTAAAAGATATTACTCCAGAAGAAACCAATCCCTCTCCTATGGAATTTATAGAATAGCCAGAAATTAAAGATGGATGCGAGTCTGTTATTTCAGGTTCATCAACAATGTTTTGCAATAATGTAGATTCTGTATTACCAAAAACACTTATGCAAATAGTTTTTTCTGATTCGCTAAATTGTCCATCATTTTGATATTCAAAATTTAATTGTATTTTTTCATCGTAATTATATATTTTTGAGATATTATCATTTGTTCTAATTAGAACATCATCATCTCCATGCATTCCGGCGAGTAAACTGACCTTTCTAGGATTATGACCACCGTCGCCAGGCTGTAGATCTTTTTGGCACACAAAAAACACGATATCTCCTCCATGATCTGGTTCTCCCGAATAATTCGAAACTAAATTAAAAACAAGCAGCAAATCAGGCTCGGCTTGAACCGAGCCTTCTGTATGACATTCATATATTTTATTATCAAAAACAATTTTTTCACCAATTTTATAGGATTTTCTTTTTGATAATGATGGATAAAATTCGTTAGGCCCACTATACTCACTGGGTCCATATTTTTGTATATTAGATTGCGAGATACCCTCTTCTTCATCAATCAATTCAAGAATTTCTTGGTATATGTAAATGTAATCCCCAGCACTATAATGAGAGCTTTCGTGATAATGTTGAACGATTGACCACTCGGGAGGCTCTAAAGCAGGGTTTAAGTTGTTGTTTAATTCTTTTGATATATAAATTTTATTTTGATAAGTCACTATATCTCCCTTAGAATAAACTTCGGACGGAGACCACTCAAGATTTAATAAATCACCAGTTTGAGAATCGGATCCAGGACCGTCAACATCCTTCCATTTAGGAGAACTTCTAAACAAATCTGAATGGTCGGAGATTTGGTCATAAAAATTATTTAGTTTTTTAAATCTAGAAAGAAGAGTATCTTTAGTAGATATTTCTGTATAAACTTGACTATATTCACCTTGTAGGTCTACTTGGCTATCTCCGCCCACAAATATATTTGAGTTAGAAAATAAATTTAAATCCACACCACTATTTATAATTGACCCTTCAGAAGAAAAGGGCGGAACATCGTCCGGCGCGGTAATAGGCTCGTTATAGTCAGTGTTTTTGTCGTATTTTACAAATCCTGAATCTCCTGAACTAAGTTCAGCTGCAAAAATTACACCATCTTCTGTTTCATTATTATTTTGAAAATTATTAGTAGGATTATTATGAGAAAGCAATCTATAATGATTTACTGCTCTATTAGGAGTATTTTTAAATAATTCTGTTTTCCCCGCGGATAATTCATAATAATTACCACCATATTCCACAATACTGTACCTACTATATTCCCCATCTTCTGACCAGGTAACAGCATTTGCTGCAAAAGATGTTGTATCCTGATTACCAGATGTCGCCTCGCTCATAGTGAAAAACGGTATTCTCAATCCGTCTGCATCCACTGGCGGATTACTAATAGACAAATTAGTAAATAACAAATCAAAAGAAATACTTTTTTGATAATCTTCTCTCGGGGATCTAAGATATTCTCCTATTACATTTCCACTGGAAATTGAATTTAAAATTGCAGAATAACTGGTGATTAAAGTTCCATTTTCTTCTTCTAGCTCAGGAGTAATTTCTAAAGATTCATCTTTTGATATTTCAATTGTTTCTCCATTATATTGCCGATCTGCTTGACCGACCTGATTTCCGCTTTCATCAAGAACTGTATATTTAAATTTTACAGTTGGATTATATTTTTCAAATAATTTTTGTAAATTAAATTTATCTGACAACTTTTCATCCACAATAGAAGGGTTTCCTGACGCAAAATCTCTAGTAAAATCTACGTCAAAATTAGAATCCAGCCACGACTTAAAGTACTCTACTGCAGGATGTGCATTGTTAGACACCAGAGGGTGATTTGCGGTCAAGCCTTTTCCGGTCACCCAGTTTACTCCAAATTCTGCTTGGGAAATGTAGGGGTGGTAAATTGAAGTCACCCTTAAATTTTCAAGATTAAGCTCGGGGTTTGAATCGCTAATGTCCAAAGCATTTATCATGCTTGACGTAATATTTTTTACATTCGAACTCCAATAAAACGCTTCGCCTCTTACATCAAACGTTTTAACTTCGTCTGAATAAACTTTTATTTGTGATGAAAGCACGGTTTGATCTGTTTGTTCATAAACACCATCATTTAAGTAAAGATAATCAAAAGACCTCGGGGACACAAAGTAAGTATTAGATTGATTATCTGACCCATATAATTTTTTTAATTCTCCTGTTCTTTTGGCGATAGGCTGCCACCATTTTGTTCTAATTAATGAATGTACCGTGGAGCTTGTGCTGTAATTAGCAGGCCCGGATAACTCTAGATTAATGTTATAATTATAAACAGCTTTTTGTGATTCTGTTTTTATGATTGTATCAAAATCAATTACTGGATCTTCTAAATCATAACCTGATGGAACCTCCTCAACCAAGCAAAACATCTTAATTTTTACGAAAAAGTCGTCGCCCATTTTTACTGCATCACCAATTTCGTAATAATTTTCAAAAGCAAGGTCGTAAGAACAATTTCCAGATCCATAAACATCTTTTTTATTTATAGAGTTTCCATCAATTCCGTAGTAATCAATATTAGTATGGCCTGTATCCAATTGGCCTTGATTAAATTCTGCTTGAGTAATTTGTTTCCAAATTGTTTGAGATATAATATTTTGATTTATTAATTGATCAAACCTTTGGTTTGATTCCTGAACATTGGACACAAATTTATAATTTTTCGAACCTACGCTCGAATCTATGTAGCCAGGAATTATTCCTGCGTAATCTTCAGGATTTTCGAGGTCTACATCAGAAGTATTTTTAAGGCATTTATAAACATGCACTGGCGTTTCAGCCTCAGCCGTAGAAAACAATAAAGACAACTCTTGCTCACTGTAACCAGATTGTTCTTCTAAGCCAAAAGTCCTAATCCATTCTTCATAAGTTTTATAAGTTCCATCTGGCGACAAAACTTTAACTGGCCCAGAAGTTACAACAACCAGATCTCCAGGCGAATAATTACCTCCTTGAACCCATGACGGTAAGTTTGTTTCTGTATTGTTTTCTGCAATTTTATTGATGATTCCTTCTTCTGATACTGCCCGTTTCCAACCAAACCCAAGCGTCACGGCGCTTCTGCCGGATGTAGGCCAACTATTAGAATTGGCTAAAACTCTAAATGAGGTATATGTTGTAATTGAGGTTACTGAGGTGTTTATCCAAGCTAAATTATCATCTACCAAAACCAGCTTTGACCATAAACCAGGGTGTTCTAAAGGGTTTTTATCTTGGCTTGCTTTTTTCGCTCTAAAAAAATGATAAGCTTGTTTCGGCGAGAATCCAGCATTTTGTTTAATACATTTGTAGTAAACCTTACTTGCACCCTCCCAACAGTAAATAATATCATCTATACTGTAATTTTGATCATGAAACCAAGGGTTTGTGCTTGATGTTGTTGTTTTTTCCCAATAATCTCCAGAAGAAAGCTTTACAATGGTTTGCGTTTTATATTCTTTAGAATCACTCCAGCTTATTGCTGCGTCTTCTAGTTTAATCGCGCCAGAACTTGCGCCAGTTTGTTTTCCGTGAGCGCTACCAACAACTAATTTAAATAAATCGCTCTGTTGCTGGGCAAAAGTTTCTCCAAGATCTAACCAGAGATTATTTGTCATTGTGCCATGGTCTTCTAATTCAGAAAATTCTTCTTTAAGCTCGTCTGCGTTTATGCCGGGAAATCCAGTCTGCATAAGTCCTACAATCCTTTTAAATTTTGAAGATGATAGCGCGTCTGTTCTGAGAAGAATTGGGCGATACGCTCTATCTATAACTCTAGTTTCATCCTCATATACTAAACCAGCATTTGCTTGCTGATCTGTTGGATTTAATGCGTTACCTAGAATCAAATAGTGAAGCGGCTGAGCCTGCGTTGTATCTGCAGCAACACTTTGGGTATTGATCATTTGAGTAATATTCCCGTCGGTAATCGGATTATAACTATAATTTCTTGGTTCAGGGGGCTGACCATATTGCTGGAAAGGCCAACCAGAACCATGCAATCCATTAAGAGGGTTGCCGTTAGAAAAAAGCTGCGGCGTAACCATTTCAATTCTTTGCCTAGAGAGCAGGTCTTCAATCATCAATACATATTTGCCAAGCAAATGACTACCCTTATTTCCACCAGGATGCACGCCCCCTCTTCTTCTTGCATGAACATAGCCACGAGACATATAATAACAAGGAATTAAATTATCATACGTATAATGAACAAGATCTCCAGTTGCATTTTCAATACTCACATTAGAAGGTGAAAAACTGTCGACATTTAAATATGAATTTATTTTATTATTGTCTATAGAATGGGTAGCAAAAGTAGATACGCCAGATATTGATAAAAATTTTATGCTAGTAGTTCTTCCGAATGTTACCGCTAACCTTGGTTGGCCTCCATGGTCTTTTCTTAAGTTTTTCGTATATATTAAAATATCATATTGTCCATCTTGAAAAGGTCCAGAAGAATTATTTGCCCCAGAATACCAAGGCCGACATTTACTTGAATGATAAAGATTTAATTTATTTCCCCATTTAGCCATTAAGTGCCCATATATATTTGATCCGCCACCAAAATCATTCATTCTTATTCTTGCTTTTGTTGGAATTATTGATTCGTTAGCAAGATTCTTGGAAACAGAACTAGAGTCTACTTGAAATCCTCTATGTGTCGCCTGCTTATTAACCAAATAGTCATATATAGAGCTTAATGAAGAATTAGGTCGATTAGTTGATGATGCATAATCTCTCCAAAAACTAGATGCATTATTCCATGGTATTTTGTCAAAATCATAATTTCCAGAAGCATCTCTTGCAGGAGTCTCAGTATTTTTTATACAAACTGCCAGTCTTGGGTGTTCGGTAGAATCAAAAGATTCATCCCAATTTGAAGGTATACTTGTGGTATCAATTTGTCCACTTACAATTGGCTGAAAATAGTTTACAAAATCTCCAACAGAATAAACCTCTGAAGAATTAAAAACTTGCGCGTCGATATTTGGGTCTGTAGGGCTATTTGTTGCGTCAATAATGTTAGTGTTTGCACCCAAATGTGCATTTAAAGATGTAGACGCAAATCCAAATTCTTTACTAGGCAAGGGTGTTTTTCCTACGCCCGAAATAGCGAACTCTGGATAATTAACAGCTAATCTATCAAATCCAATGCCATCATCTAAATTAGGGCTTGGTTTTTTGGTTCTTACCACTCCGCCTCCCATAGAAGCACCTCCCGTAGGCCTTAAGGCTATAGCTGCTCCATTTTTATCACGCGGCAAAAAAGTTGCATTACAAACAATAAAAGGCATGTTAATAAACTCAAACAAATTTAAGCATATTTCGTTTTCATTTACAGCATTACCAGAACCATTAATAAAATCATTCCTAGAAACCAATCTGACCCCTGTATGGTGAGTGATATTTAATTCCTCCATCGACTTCCATGAACTCGAAGAAGGTGGGTTAAAATCGCCAGCATTATTACCATCAACACAAACATATAAGTTTGTTGAGCTTGGTGTCGGCCTTTCTTCTCTTGACAAAAGATCCAGATCGTCACTATAGTAAATTGCAATGTGCCCGACTTGATACTGTGCCCCTAGACGAAACCTAGCGTACCACATTGGCAGAGCGCCCGGTAAAGCCGCCCTGTGGGCGCCAAATATATTTCTATTAGATATTCCGGCAAAGGCGGGTTCTGCAGACAAAAAGTCTAAATTAAAATCAATATGTACTCCGCCGCCCATTTTTATAAAAAGTTACTTGAGAAAATTTTTTATCTTTGGGCGTGATTTCGGCTCCCAAAAACTTCAACCATCGGATGCCTAATTTATTTTTATTTTCTACTATGTTTACAAGTATATCAAAATCTTCTCCAAATAGCCAATCAAAGTGGTCTTTTGATATTTTCATAAATTCATATGCGCCCAGAATGCTTTTTAGGTTGCCATAACTTTTTTTCATTCCTCCTTTGAATTTTAATATGTCAAGAGAGCTTTTGGTTCCCAAGGCCCAGACTCCGCCCACTCTTTCGTGAGGAGACTCATGCACGCCAAGGCACCCAACCAACGAATCATCGCTAAAACAAAACGAGAGGCTTCTTACTGAAGAATTAAATGTACTAACAACATGCTCTTGATAGTTTTCCCAGCCCAAATATTGTGAGTGCCTTAAATCAACCTCTCTAGGATGCATGCACAACTCCATAATATCTCCATCTTGCACGTCCCTGACATAGCCATTTTTACCTAAAATTTTCATACCGAACCTTATATATTATATACACAAGAGGCTGAATTTATTAACTTTTATTGTGCTTAACTAGATTGTTTTGGAAAAATACTAAATTTTTGGGGTTCGTAGGAGAAAACCCTTTTAGCATAGCTCTATTTTGTTCTTCGTAAACATTTATATTTTCTTCGTGATTTTTTACTGCATTAATTAACTGATTCGCAGCAAAATTTATATTACAATCATTATAATAATATCCATATGATTTAATATATTCAGAATTATGTATAAGCGGTAAATTTAAATACAAAGCTTCTAAAAATAAATAATTTAAAATATTGTTTTCTTGATATGATAATACATATTTTCCTATACTATTAAATACATCAAATGAACTCCAAGACCCACTTAAAAATAATTTCTTTACTTTATCTATATTTAATTGTCGCGTGAATTTAAAAATGTTTTTACTTTTTTTAAGCTTTTGAGTATTAAACATACTAAATGAGTCAAAGCTCTCGGGTGAAATATGATTTGCTCGCTCACAAATTAACATAGGTACTAGAGAATTCTTAAAAGCATTTTGATTGTTTTCAAGTACAACTACATTCTTCTTTTCATTTTTAACTTTAAAATTTATATTTTTTTCGTTTTTCTTTATACTGATAAACATAGGCGACCAAAGGTATGGTGCGGCCTTTGACTCGCAGTCCATATTGTGATACGTTTTAGCATACTCCAACGAAGCTGCATGATGTTCTGGAACCCACACTTCATCAGCATACCAGGTTCTTGCTCGCATTTGCCTAGAGTTTACAAAATCCTCTTGGTCTATTGCTGCAGAGTAATAATGATCGTATAAAATAAACTTACAAGCTGGATTAGCTTCTTTTATTTTTGTATATTCTGCTTTAGAAAGCTCAAAGCAAGACATTATGACATAATCTATTTCAGGAAACTTTTCTAAATATACATCTTCTATATCATAAAACTTACAATCTAGATTATTTTGCACATCAGACTTAAATCTATTTAACAAAAAAACATTAAATCCTGCTTTTTCGATAGATTTATACATAAAAATTGAGGCTTGAATTGCAGATTTTTTCCAAACTGAACTGCCTAAATCGCAAGTAATAAAAATATTCATAAATACGTGTAATCTATTTTACACAAATATAACGCATAATGGAGATACCAAAGATCATTCATCAAAGCCACAAAGGGCCAGAGTCTACAATACCTGAGCGAGAATTAAAAATCAGGTCTAAGCTTTTAATGAATCATGCTGACTGGGAATATAAGTACTGGACAGACGAAGATAATAGAAAATTAATAACAGACCATTATCCTTGGTTTTTGAAAACATACGATCAATATGCTTATCCAATACAAAGAGCAGATGTTGCCAGATATTTTTATATGCACAAATATGGCGGGGTATATTTAGATTTAGACATGTTTTCCTTGCAGCCAATGGACGAATTATTTCAAAGAATTAACGATAATGAAGCTCAATTTCTTGTAAACGTCACAGGACATAAATCGGTTGTATTATTTGAAGAGTATCCAAACGCTTATGGAGCACAGAAATCCATTTATAACGCCATACTTGCCTCCGAAAGAGGGGCGGATTTTTGGATGCTATGCTTTTATATGCTAGCCCAAGAGCAAAAATTACAAAACTACGAAGACATTGGAATGGAAAATACAGTTTTCAGAACTACTGGCCCTAGGTTTCTCCATAGTGCCGCAAACGCACATATTAACATGTCTTATTTAAAAAATTTATGTATACTGCCTTACTTTTATACAAACCCTGTTTGCCTAAGGGTAAAAGGTAGCGATAATCAACTAGTATTATTTAATAAGTATAACATCAAATCTTTATTTCAAAAAGCAAATCTTGATGGCGGTTGGTTGTTGGTGCCGAAAGATTATCAAACAAAAGAGCTGCTCGCTGATTCTTACTTTATGCACTTATCAGCTAGGACCTGGAGCCATGAAAGATAGAATTATATTTGACAATAGGTTTCTATTTGATCATCAATTTGAATTTGAAGGTTTTTTTATGGATTGTGAAATTGGTAGTGAAGAATTTTTTAGCTACATTTGCAAAAAACTTATACCTCTAACAAATGATAAAAATGCAATGCAAAACTTGCTAGGAGACTTCAAATATTATCCTGAAGATTACAGAGGTGAATACGACCATGCCGTAGCAAACCACAACTACAATCAGTTTTTAAACCTCTATACCACACCCAATCCTAGGTGCTGGGTTGACAAATTTAAAAATGTATTTAGCGATACAAGTGGATTTATTCACGAAGGTTGGGATTTAGCAATAAAAGAATTTAAGCCATTCTGGGGTTTGGGAGACGTTAATTTTATGACTTTTTTTGAGTCGCATTTTGGCTGGTTTTCTAATGAAGAAAGTATGATGGAGTTTTCTGGCATGAATATATCTATGCTTTGCGAGTTATTTCCTAAGGAAAAATTTGTGGCAATAGTACACGACCCATTTGATACCAGTAAGTACATAAATAAAATTACTCCATATCCAGATGAAGTTCTAGATATTATATCCAAACAATGCTTGGGGATGTATTTTCTTAGCGATTGTGAGGTAGATAAATATAAATCTTTTTTTAGATCTAAAGGAATCAACATTCCTTGTGAAAAAATTTTACATCCCATCAAAAAGATTGAGAAAATTTTCGACATAGAGGGCTTTTTATCTAGACCAAAAAGAAAACTAACCTCTTCAGGAATACATTTAAGAAACCCTTTTGATTTTACCAAAATGATGGTTCCAGCAAATTACTCAAAAAGATTAATACCATGGGAGATAAGGCTGCAAAACGCATATTCAAACCCAGGAGCAAATGCAGACGACATTGAAAAAACACCACCAATCTCTATTAAAGAATACTACAAATTATACGAAACTGATATATTTTTCTTGAGCACTTTTGATTGTTCTGCAAATAATGTAGTATTAGATTGCATAGATTGTGCAACACCAATTTTAGTAAAAAGAAACCCTTCCATGGAAGAATATTTGGGACCTAAATACCCGTTGTTTTTTGATGACATAATTGATGCGCACGTTTTATTATCGTCTGATATTAATATAGTTAAAGCCCACGAATACCTAAAAAGCATTAGGCAGAAATTTTTAAAGATAGGCTCTATATACAATCAAATTAAAAATACAGATATATATAAGTCAATTTAAATCGTCTGCCCACTCCTTTACGACTGAACCGTAAATTTTAAAAAATTCATCAAAATGATCCTGCAGAACATCAAAAGCCGCTTTCCGTTCGTCTTCAGACAGAGGTTTTTTACTTCTAGCATGCCCTACCTTGTTTTTCATTTCTAAATCGGTTACGCCTAAAAATTTAAATATTTCACTATATTGATCTTGCCCTGCGGGTATTGTTTGTCCATTTTGGTATTCTACATTTTCTTTATAGCATGGGGGCATTAAGCGTTCCTGTATGACAAATAACATTTTATCTCTTTTAAAATATTTTAAGTATGACTCTAGTGTTGACGCATAATTATACTTTGTAAACGCTTGATGGTTTTTTAAATTATAAATAAAATCTTCACTAGGGTCCCATTGTTGATTATTTGGCTTGCACCACTGCTCGCCTCTAGCCAAGCACTGCTGATAGTGATTATAAGCAGAGTATGCTCGGTCTATTGGGTTTCTGAATGTAAAAATTAATTTTACGTTAGGCACAATCTGACTCATCCTTTTTGCTGAAAATTCTGGCCTAAGAGAATAGCTGGGAGATTTTTCTCCGCACACTTTTAAGTCTGTGTTAAATTTAGATTTATACCAATTTAAAGCTTCTTCATGAGGCATTTCATGAAAACCTTTAGACTTGCAAAAAAAATTTATTTCGGGTCTTGCGGCGCAATATTGACCCTCGCAATAAGCCATGTAAATATCTGGATGATTATCCAGATTTTTTCTGAGAGCTGTGGTGCCTGATTTTTGAAAACCAGGAATTATAAAGTCAGGAAGCCTCATGATTATTTTTCAGTTATAAGGATATATTTCAAAAAGTCTTTTATGGTTTTTTCTCGCTCTTCGGATGTTTTTTTACCACAGAAATATTCCTCTTCGTGAAACATTGACCAGAACGACCCTTCTATATCGCATTTTAACTCTTCTGCAGAAGGTCTAGTAGACATGACTTCTGCAAGAGCTTTCAGGCTAAGAGCGTTCAGTTTGGCAAGACTGTTTTGAATATATTCGTTAACTTCTTCTAGCGTAATTTCTTTGAAGCATTTTTCTGCATGTCGCTTTTGTTCTAAAAACTTTTTGACACCTAATCCAACTTCTTCTCCATTATGATCAAAATGCGTGCAAACCATTTGTGAATCTAAAACAATATCATAACCTCTAAGTTTTATATCATTGCATAAACAAATATCTGGACCCCAAAAGTAAGATTTTGTTCCTTCTGGAATTTCTACTCTAAGAGGCAAGCAGTCCTTGACAACACTACTCCTCCATAATGCACACCCTGTGCCGCAGTGAGTGATATCTAGCTCTCCCATCCCCCAAACATCGTCAATATCGCACATCCCATCTTTTTTTAGATTACGCGCAACGGAGACCATACGAGAGCTATCTTCCCTGCTCCAGTCTGGGTTAGTAAAGTAATATCCAGTCATACATCCAATGCGATTATTCTTCATCATTGAAACTAAAAATGCCATTAATATATGAGAAGGACAAAGGACGTCGTCGTCTAAAGTAAAAATATAGTCAGATTTACAATACTCAAAGCCAAAATTAAATGCGTCTGCTGTTGATTTATGCTTTTTGTATGCATTCTCTGAATCCCTTGCTTTTTCAATAACATCAGGCAGCCCAGCGGTGCAATTAATGATGTTGATTTCTTTAAACGCTTCATTGGCATTATGTTCAGCAAGAGTATCTTGCATAATTTTAGAAAAGCTTGGGTCGCAAGCATTATCTACTACCGTTAAAGATACATTAGGCACGGAACTACCCATAGTAAACAAGGAGCTGGCCCATGACTCTAAAACCCCAACCTTGCCACATACAACAGTCAATATATCAACAGATGGAAATGCCATATAATTATTTACACGGCTCGCACATCAAGGTGTACATTATTTTAATGAAAATTGCATTAATTCAGCTAGGAGACAAAGAGTACGCCGCAGAAAATATAGGCTGCCTTCATTTAAATAGTTTATACTGTGAAAAATATGGTTATTCGCATATAGTCGAGAGCTTAAATTTTCCAGACATAGAAGCCACTTATCAAAAGCCATATATATTACTAAAGTACATGCATGATTTTGATTATGTTATATGGGCAGATCTTGACTCTGCAATTATAAATCATGAGATTAAATTGGAAGATATAATTAATTCATACTCAGACAAAGATTATTTAATTTTTAAAGATCCTGGGAACTGGGATTTTAATGCTGGAATTTTAGTTTTTAAAAATTGCTTAAGTAATACCAAGCTGCTTTGGCAATGGTGGAATATGTGCCCTAAAGTGCCTCACCCCGAATGGAGAAAAGTTGGAGGCGATCAAGAGCTACTACATCAATTGCTAGAGTCAAAAGGTCCGATAGATTCGCTCCCGGCAAAAATTATGAATCAACACCCTAAGAATTTTATTGCTGGAGATTTTTTGATTCACTTTATGGGCTATTTCTCTGAAGACGTTAAAACTCATATGTGTTTTCTTGTTGGACAAAACAAAGATTCCGAATGGAACGGTAGGTACTTAGAAGCTTTTGGAAAAATTCATCCAACCATAACTGATCGACTTGAGGGTAATCATCTTGATACTATAAAGCCAGAGGAAATTGTTAATTTGATGTTATAGAGTTATATGCCTATCAGCTTGAGGCGATACCAATTCAATAAATAATATTTACTAATTTAAATTATAATTATTTCGGCTGACGCCGGAATCGCCTGGGGGGCATATACAAAATCATTATTAAAACAAAATAATGATAGAAAAACTATATTAAAAACATAATATATTATATGCAAACAATCAATTTGTTACGAAAAAAAATGAAAACAAAATTTAAACAGCGTGGTGAAAAAATAAGAAAAGAGGTTTACGTTTGATGGTATTCGTTTTTACAGTCTACGACAAAGCCCCGAAAGTTATAATACAAAACAATGAATGATGATATATATAATTTAATTAAAGAGTATACTTGTCTTAATGTATATGAAATAAATTATCTTATTGATGTTGTATATAATGCTCCTATTGGTAATATAGTTATTGCTGGTACTTATTTAGGAGGAGATGTAATGTCTATGATGTTAACTAGTCCAGATAGAGAATACCATGTAATTGACTCCTTTCAGGGTTTAGCTCCTCCCGGACAAGAAGATATGTGTGATAACCCTTGTGTGGAAGGTGAGTTTAATGCAGGAGGGGTAGATAAGTGGCTAAGTAATTTTAAAAAGAAAAAAATCAGAGAGCCGCGAACATACCCCATGTTTATAGATGAAAATACAATACAATCAGTCGATGTTAGCAATATTGCCGTATTATGGATGGATCTTGATCATTATGTTCCAACTAAAACTTGCTTAGATCATTTCTACGATAAAATAGTTGACGGAGGTAAAATACTAACTCATGATTACGGTTTTTATAAATGCCCTGGAATTAAAAAAGCCTGCGACCCGTATGCAAAAAACTGGCATAAACCAGCAAATACTGGCATAGGGACAATTAGCATATGAGTTTTAAAATGATAAAAATTATTGGCGAGCGAAACTCGGGAACACATTGGCTGAAGCACTTAATCTCTACAAATAGTGATGCCGAGGTTTGCGATGAAGACAAACATTTATTTAAATTAAAAGCAAAAAACATAAAATCATTAAAAACAGTAGATCTTTTTTCAGAATCAGAATACATAAACTGCCTTAACCTAAATTCTCCTGATGTTCTAAGTATTTATATATACAAATCAACACTAAGCTGGATTGCCTCCATGCACAAAACTCCATACCACGCCTGGGAAATGGCGGACATAAACGAAGACGGGTTACTCTGCTCAAACAAAAAAATGTCTGAATTTATTAGATCAAAATGGACAGAAAGAGGTGGTTGGATCACAGACTATAAAAATAACCCTTCAGCATACGGTGTGCTTGCTGAATATGAAAACGTGATTGACTTAAGAAATAAAAAACACGAGTCGGTTTTTAGCCTCGCCTCTCAGTGTCCTAATTTTAAATTTGTTAAATATGAAAATCTTTTGTTTAACACAGAGACTGTGCTGTCAAATATATTATTAAAAGAAGATATTTTATTACCAAACAACCAAAGCAAAACTCATAAAAACTCAAAATTGTGGTCTGAGCAAAGAAAGAATTATTACAAAAACCAAGAATACAAGCTTTTATTTAGTCAAGAAGACTGCGAGTTTATATCCTCCCAAATAAATCATGACTTTGAATTTAAGCTAGATTTTTTGTCTAATTAATTTTAATTTGTTTTGGCTTACATTTTTCCGCTTTAGGAATTTTAATTTCTAGTATTCCATTTTCTACTTTTGCTTCAATTTTGCTAGCGTCAACATCTGGTCCGAGCTTGAAAGTTCGGTCAATTGACGTATGCATATGCGAATTGATATCTTTCTCTCCTGTTACGCGTAATATAGCATTTTCAGCTGTAATAGTGACGTCTGATTTAGACATCCCTGGAATTTGCGCAGTGATAACATAATTATCCTCCTTTTGATCGATTGTTGTTCGGTATTTATAGGAATCTATACTTGAGTCGATCACATTGTTAATCGCTTCATCAAAAACGCCTAACAATTCAGTCTCCCCAAAGAAGTTAGTGAATAGTGAATTTTTCATATGCAAGTATATTTGCATACTTCATGCCAATTTAAAAACCGCTATAATAAAGCCTGACAGGATAAAACTGAGACAAAATTACTCAGGGCGCTTTCCGAGGGGTTTGCCGTCCTGGCCAATTTGTCCCGATCTTATTTTTGTGGCGGAGACATCTTGCATTTCTTTGCTTAATTCTAGCTGCTCAATATTATAACCCACACCTCTGCCGTAAAAAACGTCTGTAATATTAGGGAGTTCAACAACCCGGATTTTATCTCCAAATTCAACGCAAGCTTTTTCTATTTCGTATTTTACCTTTTCAAAATCATACGGATTACTGTCATCAGTTCCAGCAACATCCCTTAATGCAATGCAACATTGACCAACCCGTTGAATAGATTCTTGTACTAAAGTTTTGTGGCCTATATGAAATGGCTGATATCTGCCAATTAAAAGTGCTGTTGGGGCCTGGTTGTCCCATTTCTCTGTTTCATATATTTTTCTAAGAACTTTTTCAACCCATTCTTCTGGCGAACCATCAGTTAATCTTACGTCGTAATTCATGGGTCTTTCGAATAGCTTATTAGTATCTTCATATCTACCTTCAAGAATTCTATCTACCCATATTATTAAATCAGCATTAAATACATCCCTGGTTTCTTTAGTTGGGCAGCAAAAATCCGCTATAACAAAATTTCCACCCATGGCAGCCCAATCACTTAGCTTGCCTAATCTTCTAGCATGCTCTATTCTATCTTCTTCAGAAAATCCCAAATCTTTGTGGATTTCTTGCCTTATAGCATCAGCATTAAACCATACCGCTCCAAGTGCAGGTACAAGAAGTTCTGCCAGGGTAGTTTTACCACTCCCAGGCAATCCCATTATTAATATTTTTCTTTTAAGTTTCATTTTTTAATTTTATAATTAATTCCTGACTGTTTTCAGAATCAGGGTTCCAGTTTATACATTCAATGATTTCGGTAGAATATTCAAATTCACTTTGGCGGCATTCTGAATTAATGTATTGTTTAGTTTTTTTTAATTCTTGCTGCAAAATTTTTAATATATACATAGTGTCTTGTAGTTTGTATTTACAAGCATTTAAATTAAATTGTAATCCTTTTAACCATATCATATCTTGTTCGTCTGGCATATATTTAGATACACCCCCTGGCTTTTTTTTGGGCAAGCTAATTTGTTATAATTTATATTTTTGTTTTGATATTGAAAAATACCACCCCCCGCCGGATTTCTTTGTCACATTTTAAAAATCAATTCACAAAATGGGTAGGGTTGCCATGCGGGGGTATATCAGTCCGGCTTATAGGCTCATTAGTTAAGCTACAAACGAACTAATAAGTCATTTTTTTCTCGCTTTTTTCGGTTTTTTCTGTTACCTTATAGGTATGAAAATGATTGATACTAGAAAAGAAATCCTCGAATCTCGGATCGAGGGAATCCACCACGCCATCGCAAAGATGCGTGAAGACGCAACCTCTGCAACCCGTGCCAATGTTGAAATGGCAATCGAAATGCTTGCACTTCCCGAGCTTGAAAAGATCGAGTCTCAGCTTGCTGAAGTGCTTGCCGAAGTTGAAAACTCTTAACTCATTTTTTTTGCTTGACCTTTAGCCTTTAATCCTTAGAATATAATCATGAAAGTAAAAGTTAGAATCCCAATGGTCTTCTCCAAAGCCCGCCCTCACAAACTCAAAAACAAGGTTTTGCCACGCAAGGCAAAGCACAAAAAAACTTTCGCCTAAACGCATTTTTTTCTTGCAATTATCAAATCAATCCTTATACTTAGTAATATGATCAAAAATAAAAATATCGAAGCAATCGCAAACGCAGTCGCTAACGCAAGCGACACCAAGCTCACAGGTCAGTTCGCTGATCTCCTCGCTGATCTCAAGGAAGAGATCGCCAACGAGGAGTTTACCCTTGAGCATGGTATCCAACACGCCTCCGAGCGTGACATCGAGGACGAGTTCGTTTCTCTTGATGCAGTCGAAGCAGAAGAAGACGAAGACTTCGACAATGACGAAAACCTCACCGACATGAATTGCATCAGTGGTGCAATGCGTGACATCTTTGAATCCTAAACGAAAGGCTAATATGTACATCCTTAAATCTATACTCAACCAAGCGGGTGCCGTTTGGGTTGTCGAATCCATAGCAATGCGGAAGCGTGATGCCGAAAGGCTCTTACGCTCTCGTCTTGCCCACAACGACGGCTCTCGTCGTTATGGTCTTTTCCCTGCTAACGCTTCAAGCTAAATGGAAGGCTATAATGGCTGGGCTAATTGGCAGACTTGGAATGTCGCCCTATGGCTAGGCAACGACGAAAGTTTATACAAACTTGCTAGGCGTTTTGTACACTACAAAGATCTAGCCAACTATCTAATAGAATCGGGCACTACTAGCACACCCGACGGTGCGGACTACCAAGACCCTGAGCTTGACACCCACGCACTTGACGAGTTGCTAATGGACGAATTCTAAATCCTTGACAGTCAAGAATTTAGGGCTCCGCCGGCCCCGGGTTTTGCCGGAAATGCTTGTGCTTCAAGCGTTTAGGCAGGTTATCAGCGCGACTTATAAGCTCATTAGTTGAGCTACAAACGTACCTAATGGGTCATTTTCTTGTCGCTTTTTTGGGTTTTATATGCTACTGTATAAGTATGATTAAAATAATAGAAGTACTAATGAAAAGAGATCAACTTTCCGAAGAGGAAGCAACCGACCAAGTCGCCGCATTTCAATCTGAGATGTGGCTCGATGTCGCACAGGGTGGCGATGTCTGTGAATGGGAACACGCTTTCACTTCCGAGTTTGGGCTTGAGCCGGATTTCTTCGAGCTTTTAATCCTGTGATAATAAAATGCCGAATGTGAATAACTTTTGCTCGACTTTTACCAAAAAATTTAATAGAATACGAATATGTTAGAAAAATTAGAAAAACTCCAAAAAGATCTTGCTTGGTGGCAAGACAAACTCAACCGATCACGCAAGGAATCGACTCGCTCGATTCGTGCCGTTCATGTGCAACACTTGCAAGATGAGATTGCAAAGCTCACGCAACAAATCCGAGAGCGTGACTTGGAAATGCTCGATCTCAAAATCGCTCGTATAGATGCCCAAATCAAAAATCGCTCTTGGCAAAGAAGAGAGCAAAACGCTTAAGCTTATGAGAAAAGTAACACAACAAATAAAAGAAGCATTCGAACAACGCAAAGCCAAGACTGTTGGCAATACTCACACCGACGGAGAAAGCGTGTGGCTACATGGTAACAAGATAGTGACCCGCGACCCTAGTGGCGTTGTAATGGCTACGCTTGCAGGTTGGAACACTCCAACCACAAGAGAAAGAGTCAACGGAATAACAGGATTAGGCTTTCACCAAGTAAACTTCGAAGCTTGCCTGAACGGTCAGATAGTTGACCCATTCGCTTGGTTTGTCAAGACGCACGAACCCAAGACTACCAAGCAAGTCTTGCCTCCACTTCCTAAGTCGTTGAGCGTCAAGTAATTAGGGCTCTGCCGGTCCCGGGTTTTGCCGGAAATGCTTGTGCTTCAAGTGTTTACGCAAAGCTATCAGTAAGACTTATAAGCTCATTAGTTGAGCTACAAACGCAAATAATAGCGTTTTTTTTCTCGCTTTTTCGGGTTTTATCTGATACATTGTATGTATGATTAAAAATGATAAAGTAATACAAGTAAGAATCAAGAGATGGTCAACGCATTGGGCTGTCAAAATCTTCGACCAAGGAGTCGATGCAGAAGGCAACGAACGCCCACGCGTTCGAACCGCTTCAAGTCAATCTCATCTCAATAGAATCATGCGAGATGAAGGTCTCAATCAGTTTCGTTTTAATGTTGTTTTTCAATAATAAAGCTTGACTTTCACTCTTTAATCCTTAGAATATAATTATGTTTGAATCACAAGACATTGATTACATCGCACAGAAAGCTTATGAAGCGGGCTTCGAAGGTAGCGATTCCGAAGAGCTTCCAAAGCGTTTGAGCGATCAACTCGAAACAGGCTTCGAGTATGTTTGGCTCGACAATTACCGCAAGGGGCAAGACGATGCTTTCCGCATCGTTTTGGCTGAATCTCCAACTTGGGAGTAAGATATGGCTTGGATGGACGAAATTGACTTTTCTCGTGAACCCAACAGTAGGGAATGGGTAGGAATGTGTAGACGCAACCAAGCTCGTTGGGATGCACACAATACGGGCGAAAAGGTATACATTCTTGACATAGAGAACCGCTTACTTGATCACAAGTTTCAGGTTCATCAACGTGCAAAAAACGCTTGGCAAGCTGCACTAAGATACTACAAAGGACTTGACCACCAAGTGCCTGCTTGGACTTGGAAGTGTACCAAAGTTGTAAAAGCTACCCTAAAGCCTTAATAATCAATGTTTTAGGGCAAATCGCCGCTGTCGTCGCCGCGCAAATGCTTGATAAACAAATACTTACAAGATAAAAAAAATGAAAAAAAAGCTTGCAATTGCTTGCAATACATGCTACCTTTAGGTATGACTAAATCAGAAATCGAAAGCCACATCTCTCACCTTCACGCTCACCTTCAGACCGCTGATCTCAGCGAGCCTGATCGGGTTTCGCTCCGCAACGAGATCGGGCATTGGCAGGACAAGCTCGCCCTTCTCGAATTCCAAAGCGAGGGCGAGGACTTCGACTTTGGTCACCACTCCGAATGGGAGTGACCTAAGTCGTTAATAGTAAATGTTTTAGGGCAAATCGCCACTGTCGCTGCCGCGTAAATGCTTGATAAACAAAGACTTGCAGGATAAAAAAAATGAAAAAAAATGAAAAAAAAGCTTGACTTTTCGGCTTTTCTGTGGTAGAGTATACTCATAATAAGATAAAAAATATAACCAACACCAAAAATGACAAATCTAACTGAGCGAGAAAAAATCCTTATCATCACAAAAATAATTCAAAAAAAAGCTTGACTTTTGCCAATTCATCTGATAAATTCTAAATATAAAATAAAGAAAACCCAACACAAAAAAAATTATGACTAAAACCGAAATGCTCAACAAAATCTCTCTCCTCCGCGAAGTCCTTGCGGACTCCGTTTTGTCCTCCGCTGATCTCGTTGCGATCCGCAACGAAATCGGTGACCTTCAGGACAAGGTCGCTCTCCTCGACTTCCAAAGCGAAGGCGAGGACTTCGACTTCGGTCATCACTCCGAATGGGAGTGAAAAAAAACCTTGACTTTCACTCTTAAATCACTAGAATAGTAATCATATGTTAAATACTTCAAATAGAAATATCCCAACTCGCAGAGTCGAGTTTCTCAATGTCACTCTTCGCATCGTGCAGTCTTCAGTCGAAGACCCAACCGAAACGAGAGTTTTCAATACCAAGGTTTCGGCTGATCTTGACCAAGACCTTGACCACTTTTGGGCTTTGTCCGAAGCTCGTCGCCTAGAAGGCAACGCATGGAACACCGAAGAGGTTTCCGTTGAGCATTCATTCATTGACTCAACCGATCAATTCGTTTACTAATGAGAATAATTGACATCGAACGAAACGAAAACCTGTCCGAGTGGCTCAATGTCCGAATCTTTGGCAAGGTTGTAGAAACTGAAAAGTCGCTTGCTTTGGCAATGCAAAAAGCAAAAGAATTGCAAGCACGAGAAAAAGAAAACACTCGCACCCCTTTCATTATAATAGTAAAAGACAATGCAAAATAAAATAATCAAAGAAAAAATATCGAACCTCACCTCCACGCTTCAAGCTCTCACATTGCAAAAAATGAACGCTTTGAGAGTTGGCAACCGCAAGGAAGCTGAAGCAATTCAATCCGTACAAGTTGACATTGATAATAAGATTGTGCAACTTGAGAGAGCAATAAGACTCATTAGATCATGACTTGGGACATTGTACTATTCTTGCCTTGGGTTGTAGTATTCTACTGCATGCACAAGAGCATTATAAGCTCTTGATAATCAAGCTTTTAGGGCACGGCCGGCCTCCGGTTTTGACGTAAAACCTTGATAAACAACATCTTAGGGTGATAGAATTGTGCAAAAAAGTAGTTGAAAGTTTTTCTTGACTTTTAGGCTTTGATATGTTACCTTAAGGTATGATTAAATTAAATGATGTAGTTCGTGTCAAATATGGCACTCACAAGGGTAAAACCTTTCAAGTCGTGGGCTTCGCTCGCAAAGATAGCCTTGGCAAGTTAATCACTTGCAGGTTATACCGCTCTCAATATCGGTTTAACTTCATGCCTTGGCAAATTGAGATTCATCCTTTTTTTGCTTGACTTTCACTCTCCAAACCTTAGAATATAGTTATGTTAGATCAAAATAGAAAATCTCAATTCCCTGAGCTAGATCTCTCGCTCGAAATGTCAAAGCTAGAAGGCAAGCTTCGTTTTCTTGCTACTTGCTCCGAAAAAGTCAGCGAATGGACTCCGAGCTTTACACAAGCCGAAACGATTCTCGAATCGCTTGGACATATCCAAGCCATAAGAAAAGACTTTGAAGAGTTGCAAGAGTTGCAACGCAAAAAATTGCTTGACTCCATCTCTTAACCTGTCATAATAGAATCATGAACGAAAGACAAAAAGAACTCACCCAAATCATTAACGAACACACTGAGCTTGCCGAACAAGGTTGCATTGAGTCGATGCAAATTGTGATCAATGCCCAAATAGAGCTTGACCAAATCACCGCAAACCAATAATGGAATTAGTCATTCTTGTAATCGTTTCGGGTTTGATCGGTGGCATTAAAGAATTGATCTATCCAACTCTAGAACGCAAGTAACTGATAGTCAAGCTTTTACGGCAAAGCCGGCCCCAAAAAATTACGTAAATACTTGATAAACAAAGTTTTACATAAAATAACATGGCCGCAAATCCCTGAATATCAGGGACTTACGCATGATTAAAAAATATGTTATTTGGCTATTTGGCTATTCTATTTGGCTATTTGGCTGTTCTATTTGGCTATTTGCCTCTTCTAAATATATAATTATACATAGTCGGCATGGGCGTATAACTTTCCTTCTGTATAGTTAGCTTTTCTTGTTATGTCAACAAAGTTTCTCGCCTTGACATTTGCTTCTACGCAAGCTTTGCCCAATACTTTCTCATCACTCTCTAATACTCTTCTTGCACAGACTTCTGCGATGATAGGAACTTTGTCGTTGGATAATGTTAAGATAAATTTTGTTTTGTTCATGGCTTAATTATATCAGATTGAGATTAAGAGTCAATACCTTCTTGCACAAAACCTGTCGCATCCTTCTTTGCCATACCTTTTTCGATAAGCCCGACAACAACGCCACGCTTGTCAAGGAAACGCAAATCCGTGTCATCACCATTGACAACTTCGTAGCCTTTCCAAGTTTTGGGCAACTGATTGCGAAATACCACGGCAACATTACCGCCCATCGCAAGAACCATTTCACACTTGGCATCATTGTTTTCGCTACGAGAGAAGGTCAAGTGATAATTGGAAGGAAACTTTTCGCCTTTGATAAAAGGCTTGCCAAGAAAGTTGCTCATTCTTTTGAACGACTTTGTATAATCATAGAATTGAGTTTTGCCAAACTTCTCAAAGATAGTAACACCATCCTCATTAATCTCATTCTCCCAACTGATGTCGCTCGTAAGGTTTAAACGAAATACCGCTTGCATTTCCTTTTTGAGAGAGCTTTTGATGGTCGAAGTAATCTCTTTGGACAACTTAGTAAAGAAGTCCATTTTTTGCTCAAAGAATAGCTTTGTCTTGGCAATGCGTGATTGCTGAACGCTATTCATTTGCCCACGACCAGCCGTGTTGAGACATGACATTGTGCAACCTTTAGAACGCCAACGGCAAACTTCATAGCCTGCAAGATTGGCGGGGGCAAGATGAATGCCTTTCGTGATGTAACCCATTTTCTCGCCCTTGAGAATTTTTTGGTTACCTGATGTGAGAAGAGTTGTTTTAATCATGATACTATACTAATGGAAATAAATTAATCTGTCAAGCCCCGAATAGCCTCAACCAAAACTTTGTCTTGATAAAGTTTGCAAATACTAGCAAACCATCTTGGCTTCTTGTTTTTGACATCAACAAAAGACTCGTACTTGTAAGGATTGTATGTTATCTCAACGAAGTCAACCCATCCATGCCATACGGTGTCTTCATAAAATCTAAGGTAACCTGAAATACCGGCATGAACATTCTTGCTCTTTTCACGAAGCACACGCTCACGACCTTTTTGGTTTACTTTCATTGTTGCTGAATATATAGCAATTGGAGATCCATCCGAATGAGCTTTAACTAGTCCATCCTGGCGAATGCTCCAACAATCTTTGTGAAGGTTTTTATATACAAACACCTTGCGATCATAGTCGATGTTATAGCGAGAGTCGTTTTTTGTTCTAATCATACATATATAATAACATATAGAGCCCGTATGTCAAGCCTTTTTTATCTTTTCGCAAGTGTATGATTGTCAAGGTTTTGCGTAAAAACTTTGGGCCGGCAGTTACCTAAAATGTTGCAAACCAACAACTTATAACTTAAGAAATTTAACTAATAAAAAAACCCTTGGTTTCCCAAGGGTTTTTGAGGTTAGGCTAAGCCTATCCGAGTTAAGCGCCCGCACGCTTGAAAAAGCGTGAGGCAACTTTTGCACGGATAACCTTTGCACGATTAACACGACGCTCGCCTCCATTGGTATCCTTAAAGCGGATAACCTTGGAGTTGTAGTCATGAACTTTAGCTGAGTAAAGCTCACGCTTGAGACCATTCTTGAGGAGAACGGATACAAACCGACCTTTGCGTGCGTCTAGGACTTCGTTGATGTTACGACATTTCATGATATGTAGTTCCTTTGGTTGATGGTTAAAGTTAAGCTACAAGCTCGACCTGCTCGACTCCTGCGATAGGATCGAAAGCATTGTGAAAGATTTCAGAGCGTTTGGGCAAGTGCATGACATTGCGTCCTTTGCTCACTTCCGTGAAAGCATTGTACAATGAATTGAGATTGCGGTCTTGGAAAACCTTGTGATCGGAATCTTTCCATTGCTCCCATGCTTGAGCAAGAGTAGACTGACCAATAAGATTAGTCTTGATACCCGCCTCGTAGACATCGAAAATAAGATGTTGAGCTTCACGATCGTTGAGTGCAACCTCCTTGTAAGAGTCAACTCTCTTGTTTTGATGCGTCCACATTGGAATAAGATGCTCGGTGATCTTTTCTACACGCTGAAGAAGTTCTTTGCGGACTTCGCCAACATGCTTGCGAGTGAATACAACATCGTTGTGGAATACGAGGTTGTCACAAATGAATGGTGCATCACCCGCACACAATCCCGCTGCGAAAAGTTTGTCATGCGAATTACGCATTCCAACTACGCAACCACGCTCCTTGCCGTTGTCGGCAATCTCTGCGTGATGAACTTGAAACATTCCAAAGTAGTGTTCACCCGCTTTGGTCAAGTTGTGGCATTCGTTTACGATCTCGAAACCTTTTTCTTCAAGAGTGTTGCGAGTAACATCGACAACGCTTGCATGAGGCACAGGCTTCCAACGATTAGTTTCCTTTGGAGTAGGAACTCTGCGGACAGAATCCATGTCCACGACATTTGATTTTGAGCCACAAATCCGAAGATTGAGGCGTGGAATTTCATAGGTTGTTTCTAACATAATTTTTTAAGTTTAGGATTTTTGATTGTTATGATATAAGTATAAGTTAATATATAGCAAAAGTCAAGCATTAATTTTGCGAATTCTTGTTTTGTGTGATGCCATACTGAAGGTCTTCCCAAGCTTGGGCTTTCTTGGCAATAATGTTAAGAGCAAACTTGATATGCATAAGAGTCTCTTGTTGTTCTTCGTCAAGCTCTCCGCTTGCAAGTGCGGGAACAATAAACCAATCACCCAATACATCGGTGACTGCATCCATTGCCTTTGTTGCACTGATATCTGATGCTGAAAAGATATCTTCGTTTTCGTCGTTGTTAGTGAAGTCTTTCTCAATCCTCATACATATAATTATGACAGGTTCTGAGCTAATTGCAAGCATAAAATGACTAGTAAATGCATTTTTTTCAGTACTTAAGTGCTTGATAACCAAGGTTTTGCGCCAAAACCGGAAGGCCCAAATCCCCCAAAAGCTTGGGGGATAAGGACTTAGGGAAGGGTTTTTAGAAAACCCTTTTTTCTAATTTGTAGAGCTTTTCTAACATGGAATCATGCAATTTTCTTTTCTCTACAAAATCTTCGCAATAAGCACCCGAAGACTCAGCAAGCATTAGCTCAAAGCCAAGCTCCCGAATGCTTTTTTTCAACGCTTCGATGTTCATGTTATACCTTTGCGAGAGCTTTCACACGATCATACCTAAAAGAGCGAATGCCCTTTCTGTTGTGGCAGAACGCACGAAACCCGACAACATTACGACCTTCGTGATTGTTCCCAAACTCGTAGTCATGCTGAGGTTTGTTGATGGTATAACTTTCCGTTCTTCCATCTTCAGTAGTATATACCACTTGATACTTAGGAGAGAACAGGTTCTTGATTTTGCTTAGTAGCTTCATAAGCGATCCTTTCGTTTTGGATTTGTTCTAGTTGATTGAGAACTGCTTGACATTGATCATGCGTCTCGTAATGTAAAGTAATTAGATCGGGGTATTCGTTTTCACCCCTTCTGTACCAATCGGGCAAACGCTCCTCGAAGTACATTTCCCAAAGCCCTGACTCTTCATTAAAAGTGGGTTTGTCGAGAGGTGGTAACTCGCAGTTTTCTTGAATGTATTCTAAATTTAACATGATATAATTCTCTCAAAAATAGACTAAGAAGTCAAGCCTTTTTTTGCTTCTTGAGCTTTTTTTACCTTTTGCGTGACCATCACATTTGGATTGTTGATGTGTGGGACAAGTGGCTTTGCTCCTGTGTGAGACTGTTGCTTTGCCTTTTTATATAAATCCAAGTGTTGTTCTTGACTTGGCACTCCTCTTTCTCTGTTTCTTTTACCCATTTTTGGCTTCCTCTATGATTTGTTCTAGTTGTGCAAGCACGGACTTTTTGTTGCCTTTAAGTCCAAACTCGCTTTTGACGATTGAATATGCTGATTGACCTCTTCGCTTCATTCCAAGACACTCTAGCTTGAGTGCGGATCTGAGGCTAAGAATTCTATATAGTTCTATATGTTCGGATGTGTCTAATGCTATCATAATGTTTTAGATGTTTGCTGATTGAAAAGATGCTTCTATTCTACGCTCATCTCGCAAACTTGTCAAGTCTGAAATGATGTCATCTAAGACTTCATCGAATGACTGAAAAGTACTGCCGAGCGGAAACTTGTCGGGGTGGCGTTCGTGTTGGTCAAGGCAAACCTTGGACATTGGATCTGCCCAAGCAAGATTTCCCTTAACGATTTGGATTACTAATTCTGCTTCTGTCATGGTATAATACTAAGCTAGTTTGAAATATATGTCAACCACTAAATCCAAGAAAATGAACGATTGCGATATATATAAAGATGATTAATGCTGCTAGTGCGAATGTTTGTTGGTATGTCATGGTAAATTGGTAGGATTTTTTTGACAAATCAGGAATCCCATAAACCTGTTAATTAGCTAGTTTGGATTTTCTACTTACTAATTTCAGCTACTCATCCGCTATACTAAAGTGTGAACCTCTTTCTCTCTCCCGAAGGTTGTAGGCGTGTGCTGACGCCTCGTTGTTCAATGCTTTCGCATCTACAGAAAGAGCAGTCCCCTGCAGGATTCGAACCTGCGTTTCCTACATCCTCATCGGATTACTCCTTACCAATGATCAGTTGGCTACAGACTAACTAGTATCCTGTTGTGGAGTGGCGTCCTAGGCCGTACTAGACGAAGGGGACACAAATTGAAATTGATTATCAAAAGAACTATATATCATTATGACAGAAAAACGCTCCGTGTCAACACTTTTTTTTCGTTACCTAAATCGTTGGCGCAGAAGAAAATAGGAAAAATATATAAAACCTTTAAAAAAACTTTCGTAAGTCGTTGGCGCAGAAGAAAATACAACAAATCTCAGTGGGCGATTTTCCATAAGTTGTTGATAATCAACTACCTTGGTCGCCGCCTCAAGTTAAAATAAATTCATAAGTATAATATTTGTCACTTTATTATTTACAATTATATAATTCACAATATTTATATTTGTCTTATTTACCATTCCTGTATTGCTAATTTAATTCCTGCTATTGCTCCTATTGCTAGTATTAATAATATCTCCATATAATATATGTTATGTTGTTTTGGAATACTGTTTCCATATCTCTAGGTCAAGATCGGTAACTGACTTACCAAGTATGCGAGCAATGTTTTTAAAGATGTTTGCAAAATAGAAGTATGTATTCTCGTTTTGTGGCGTGCTTTTGGGTGCATCCTTGTAACCCTGATCCCTAAGGAAACTAAGTATATGAGTATCGAGCATCGGCTCGTCGAAATCCTCACGAGAGTGAGAAAGAAAAAATCTTGCGGTTTTTAGCCCAATACCACGAACCTGAAGAAGGCGTGCCAAGGATACTGTGCGCAGGTCTCCAAGCTTGAGAACATCGCAATAACTGTTGTAGCGTTGCTTGTATGGACTGATTGCTGCCCAATGCATGATCTCCATCAGGCGATTGTCGCCATCAAGACGATTGCCATGCCAAGTGCGTCGCATATGTTTAAGCTTGTTCATGCCATCAAACGGAGCGTTGTGCCCTGTAATGTTTTGAACTCGCTCTAGAAATACTTCTAGCTTCGGAGCTTCTACTGCAGACTTCTTGCCCGCGACATTAATACAAAACAATAAAAACTCTTGTAGTTCTGATTGTGTGCGATTATAATTTGTTACTTCTGCTGGATTTATCATAATGCTTTATCTACGATCTTTGCGAGTCGAAGGAGTTCTGTTCTAGCTTCTCTTTTTGCTGTAAAAGCTGCGTTTTCATTTTCAAGGACTGCGATGTATATCTTAACGCAAGCCTCCCAAGTTGGTGTGATATCTATTGTTTCTGTCATGATATAATACTAGTTGAATTTGTAGTCTGTGTCAACATAAATGTGTTGCCCGCCATATAAACAATCTGCAATATATACATCTAAATATTTTAATTGTTGCTTTGCTTTAAGTGGATATCCTCTTTTCAATAATAATCTAATCAATTCAACTCTATGTTGTATGTCTTGTTTTTGATTATATTCTAATCTATGACTATTATCTACTACTAAATCAGCAATATCTAATAAGCCATACTCTACTGCATCGTGTTCTGCTTTATACTTCATAATATATAATAATTAGTTGGCGACATTAAATACTTCGCGAAGTTTTTCCATATCTTTCGACCACAAGAAAACAGACCTCACATAGTCCGTATCTTCTGCCTCGACCTTTTCCATGCGTTCAATCGCTTCCCATGCAGGAAGACGCTCACGCTCCATTCTACCCCATTGTATGACTACTTTCGTGTGCGGAAAGTATTCTACGAGTTCTTTAAGTTGACAATCGGTTATATAACCCATGTTTACGAAGATTTGCATTAGTGTGTTCATGCTATCTATACTAGAGGCATAATCGATCCTTGTCAACAATAAAAAAACCCTCTCCGATTTCTCAGAGAGGGTTTTTAAGACCAAAGGCTTTTATTGAGTTACCTTTGAAGCGATGATAGTAACTAGAGGCAACACACAACCTCCGCATATTTGCTCAGAAAAAATAGATGTGGGGGAGGACTACTGAATACCTCCAACTTTTCGGCGTGAACATCAGTTCAGGATTACCTACTTCGAACCACAGATTAGACTTGGCATTCGTCATCGACTCATCCGATTGGACTCTATCGCCCCGCCACAGGGAATCTGCGTACTTTAGCCCGCTCACGACAGGTTTAGTTCAGTCACCCACAGGAAGGATTATAAGCCCTTCCAAAGTGTTTAAAATGTTAAAGATCAATTTATTTTATTTATTTGAGTTTGGTTCTCAATTTTGATTATGTAATAATTATACTATATATTTAGTTATTTGTCAATGATTTTTTTTGAATTTCTGCTTTTTCTTTTAATTCATCATATATTAAGCATTGTATTCTCCATAAACCATGATCCTTCATATTAAGACCGAGTTCTTCGTTAAGCAAGTCTCTAATCTTTTTACATATAGCAGTTGCTTCTTCTTTGAAAGCGTAATCACAAACTTGAAGCTTAGGAGAGTCAGTCAATTCAATCATGCCCGAACTCCTTTGCCAAGTGCTTGTGCGGATAGCATTTTGCGTTTTACATCTGCTTGTTCTGCCAACATAGTATGATAATATATACTATCTTCTGCAATAGAACCATATCCCGCAAATTTATTATTGTTTATATAATGTCCACTTTTAATTTTGTTCATTATATCTGATGATCGTGCGTTTTTAGCTATACTCATAATTATATTTATATTAGTTGTTATCGTCTTGCAATTATATCTGCAATTCTTTGTAGTTGTACTGTATTCTTATCTATTGATGATCTTATATCATCGAGATAACCATTGGTGCATTGAGATTGATCCTCGATCTTGTCTCCAAGGAAACCAAGATGTTGTACAAGCTCAGATGAGTTGCCACTCAAGTGAATAGCAAGGTTACTTACCTCTTGTGCGAGATTAGGTTGCTTGCGTAGCGTTTCGTGTGTGCTAACCTGTGAAGGTTGCCGATTGAGATATTCAAGTTGTTCTTCTGCGTAATTCATGAGTATAAGTATGAGGCAATATGTCGATCTTGTCAAGACTTTTTTTTCGATGTGTCGATTTTGTGGTTAGTTGTACCCATATTCTTAAAAGAGGTTTGGTATCCGTTTCGCCATATTGTTATTTGATCTCCATCTCTTAATATATTTGCAATACTCATTATATTTTCAATAAAGGTAGCTTGCTCTTCATTATATTTGTTTATTTTATCTTCATAAGTTGGATATTCATCTCCACTATCAGATAAGAACTTATTATAGTCATATTCAGTCATATTATGCCTCCCATAGATATATATATTTGCCTGTTATCTTTCTACTATACTTATTTAGGTTAAAACCACTCATAAATTCTATTACTTTACTTATATTTTTATCTTCAATAGTTAAAATAATTTGATTAGTTGTTTTGTCTATTACTTCACCCTTATATTTGTTATTTATATTTGGCTTAAAGTCGTTTGTAAATGCCTCTTTAGTTAATTGCACAACGCTTATCTTCTCCTAGATCATTAACATAGTATATATTAGTAAAAACATCATTAACAGATTCGCCATTATTTGTTATTTTATTAATATCAGTTATAATATTTTCAATAGTGTCGTCTGTATCTGATTTATTTTGTTTGATGTTATTATATTCGTCTAACAATGTGTTTATTAATTGTGCAGTAGTCATGGTTTAAATTCGTATGTATCATATTTGTCGCTATCGGGGTCAAAATGTGGGAATAGAACGCTGATCTCGTTGTCTAGTACGCTCTCATACCTTGGGTAACCCTCATCGTCATGCCAATAGCCTCTTATTTGCGTCTTCTCAAGGAACATAGGGTCAAATGTCTCAAACATATGATACTCTACATACTTTAATGACCTTGCTTCTATGTCCATGCTTATAAGTATTGACTATATTTAGGACTTTGTCAATCGAAAATTTGCGAACCGCCAAATAAATATATATTAATAAGTTAAAATATATTAAAAAGAGCAGTAATTCGTTTAAATGTTTGGAAATCCGTATTTATTTCGCTTACCTTTATTTATATTTGGCTTAGTATTATTATCAATTTTCAATTCGCAATTATTTGATTTATTATTATTAGTTAAATTAAGATAAGTATTACGCACAAACAATTTTTCTTTTATTTGATTTAATATTTTTGTTATTTTCATTTGATCGCTATTTATATTTATACTATTATTTATATATATTGAAGTCGCGTACTCCACTCTGAACCACTTTGACCCACAATGAAACACCTTGGAATCCCTTTATTTACAAAGGTTTATATACAAATCAATTATAATCAATAACTTAATATAAATCAAGTAATATTATTAGTGTGTTGTATGTTTCTTATTCTGTTATATATGTATAAGTATATTAAAATGTTATTATTTTATTTGTATTACTTATCATATAATAAATAACAATCATCTAGCTCAATATAAAGATGACGCAATTCTCTTTGTACAAATTCAATATATTCTTCATCTCGTTCTGATTCTAAAAATAATGTATCAAGTTCAGCAGTTTTATCTTTTATTGAGAGTTGAATATCTCTTATTCTGTCTTTAAGATTAGTTGTATTTGAATTAGTCATTATATGTAAATAAAATTAACATTAGCATAAGTATTGCCGACCCGATCCCTACAATCACAAGTAGATCATTCAAGTACCCGATTATTTCCGACATATACATGATCAATACCAACAATGATAGAAAACTTTGTTTCCGTTTTTAATTGCTTCTCTAGCTTGCTCAATGAAGTCAAGATCGGTTGACTTATGAAAATAATCTTTGCCTTTATGTGGATTGCCGTTCTCGTCTTCCCAAGCAAACGAATCATCCCCAAAGAAAAACCCACTTGTTTCGGGCAAATCCTTGTTGCATACATGAGCTTCAAGTTGCTCCAAGTCGGATTCATCTATTGGCAAAGGAATGCAGTTGAAATCGCCAAATTCACTTTGAACATTTGGATCGAGGTTTGGTTTGCCTTTGGCTCGCCAAAGTTGCTCCATCCATCCTTGCAAGCGATTGTGCTTTCTCCAATAGCAAATTTCAGTTTGCTCTCCATCTGAATTTTCGTAGTATGCAGTTTGATCTAATCCCATAATATATAAAGTTTAGTTTAATTTGCTCTTATTGTCAATACTTTTTTTTGTTTCGGCTCTTAATTTTCTTAATTGCTCGATAAAATATATTTTAAAATTCGCCAACATCGTCAAGGTTAATTGGAAATGCCATTGGGAGAAAAGCGAGAGCATGACAAAGATCATACTCCATTCGCTTGTAATCTCCTCTTTGATGAAAGAACTGCAAAGTATTAATCAAGTGACTAAGATATTCATGCACTTGCTCCATACTATTGAGATCATCATGCTTGGCTTTTATTCGCTCTAATACTTGAGTAAGCTCTGATTGAAGGATGTGGATTTTAAGCTCGTTCTCTTCGTTGTTCACGATGCAGAAATCAAAGCTTGATGAATAATATTTCTAGTCTTGTAATCAAGAATCCTACCTTCATCATCTTGGGGCAACTCACTTAAAACCTCTTCTAAATTTAAATTATGAAGTTGGCATAAGCAAGCGACTTTTCTATAAATACCAATTTCTTTATATTTAAGAATTGCCCAAGAAGCATCTATTGTTGCAGAATCAGAAGAGCAAATTGCATCAGTTAATTTATTTGTCTCGATAGTTGTATCCATCACAATTCTAAAACTCTCCAATTTGACATGATCTTGTCTTCATCTTCTTCTATATCAAAACCCATATCTCCAAGAAGAATCGCAATGTCACGCACTCTCCAACCTTCTTCACGACTAACTTTCAAGTCAGCAATGTGTTTAAGAGTAACTTCTTCGCCATTCTCCATTTTGTTTTCGATATAATTGCGAACCGCAAGTCTTGAAACCGCATCTTCTGAATCATCAAAAGGTTCGTCATCCCAATCTCCTTCGATTTCAGAATCGTCATGCTCGTAATCGCTATCGCTTCCGTAGATAGGCTTATTAGCCTCGTAGACTACCTTATCTAGCTCTTGACGAGAATCGGTAATGTCTGCGACTACCCTGTATTTAGAAACCCTTAGTTTCTGAAATTCACAATCGGTAGGAACGCTGACTGCATCTTGAGGATCGAACTCCACAAGAAGCAAGCGACCTTCACTTCCCGCCCAATTATTTGCGTAATCATACGATCCAATATGCAAACCATGTGAACAATGATTATCCTTATTGTCATCGCAACTTCTACGCTGAATCTCGATAGTTTCACCGACTCCATTGTAGATTTGGTGACGACTATTGGTTTGACCTTGCACAACAATAGTATCGGCATTGCCTGTGTTGCTCCAAAAGTCATTTTGGACTCCTTTGTAACCCAATACCTTGCCTTCGGGAGTGATCGGAAGTGACCGATAACCAAGGAAAGTATAAAGTTCATCAACAGAATTAGAAGATGGATTGTTCATCAATCGTCCAATGTAGTTAGTAATCGGAGTAGAATCTTTCATTCCACTACGCAACATATCCAAGAGTTTGTCAACAACTACTCCATGTAGTCGATGCTTGCCCTTGTAATATAGCACTTCATCTCTAACTTCTACATCACCCTCTACGAAGTCCGTAATAGCTTTCTTTACATCAAGCAATTCGGGAACATCTTCGTAACGACCTTCAAAGATTGCAGATCGCAAAGCGGAGAAGTTGGCATTGTCCTTTCGGATGGTGTAAGGTTTTCCATCATAAAAGATAGTGATGGAATCCTCGCTCAAGTTATACGCTAATTTTTCGCTCATAATGTTTTGTCTGTTATAGTAATAATATTAGTTGAAATTGTTGTCAAAGTCAAGAAAAAAGATTCGGGGAGAGGCATTTTCATGCCTCTTCCCCTTGCTTATCACACATAGAAATATAATCAATGATATTCTTGCCGAAGTTGTCTTCGTTGTAATTGATCCATCCGTAAACTTTTGAACATATATTCGCAAGTAATGGGTACTTGTCGTCAATGTCTTTGCAGAGGTAATCGAAACTCTTCCATTTATATTTAGAAGAGAAATTCTTGTCGAACCACTCCTTGTCTTCTTCTTGCACCAACTTTTTAAGTTTAAACAATGTGCTGATAACAAGGTCATCGTTTTGAGAATCCGCTAGAATTTGCATAGCTTGTAGAATATCGTTGTCTTTGTCAAAAGTCTTATGCAGTATGCTTCTGAAGCTTGTATTGCCCAAAATATTCTCTAGCTTCTTTACATTGTTCATTTCATGCCTATGCTCTTGATATGCCATTCTACGCTCTCCACGCAAGAGATCGGCTTTTCTGCGAAGCAATGCACCCTTGGCTACTTTGATGCGATGATCTTGCCATTCAATCCATTTAGATTTGTCAAGCTTTTTTACATCTGACTTACGGATGCCATAGACTTCAACCTTGCGGTCATCATCAAGGTTCTTGAACAAGGCTTGTAAACCTTTGTAGTCACGCTTCAATGAATCTAATTCATATCCAATTCTACCGCATGGTTTATAATTACTAATAGCAATATATACAAGATAGGAGTCATCGTCTAAATCTTTCTCAAGGTCTTCGACTTCTGATCCATTTCTCCATTGATCTGAATTTCTGTATCCACAAGGATCATATAGAAAAGTTGGTACAGATGCACGACTTTCGCCACTTGCTCTTGTGCCTTGCTTGAGTTTTGCTTTCTCAACATTGCTAGTATAATACAAGTTGTCCTTAGATACAAGATTGAGTTGCCAACCATCTTCATCACCGAACATATATTGGCTACCAACATCAGTATAAGATACCACATATACACCCACAATAGAGTCATCACTATTGAACATAGTTCTTGCTCGTAGAGCATTACCATGCGAAGATGCAATGTCTTGCAAGATGAGTCGGTTGTTCTTGTGAACATCCACTCTGCTTACTTTTTGACTTCTTACTTTATATCCATCGGTAACATCTTTGTCTTCGACTTTAGTATATTCAGTAATAGTAATATCTTCATTGTACTGATAGTTTCTATGAAAGGTTGCACCCAAAATTGGAATACCTTTCCATTTAAAACTATTTTGAAAAATGCTTCGTAGTTCGTATGGCAAAGCATTAATAACTTGTGCATACTTTGCTTTCGCATCCCATAGGCAAGTTGCTCCACCAAGTTTTTCCTTGGCAATCTCTTGAATGTCATCGTACATTTTCCTAAGATGTTGAACAATAGCTTTTTGCGTAGCTTTGTTATATTCCAAAGACTCACGACTATGATGCAATTTTAGTTCGCCAATGTCGAATCTAAGATATACATTATCTTCATCACATATATTCTTTAGAGGAGCATAATCGTAACCTTCTTCTACATAATTTTTGAAATCAATAGAATTGGTATTGATAGGATAATGCACTCTGCCCATGAAAGCATGAGATTGAGAATGGCTTCTTCTCCAATAGTCTTGCTTGTCATCAATGATAAACCAAGACTTGTCCTTGGCTTCAAGCACAACATCGTACTTGTCAAAAAATTGTTCGTCATCACCAATGCCAATGAATTTGGGCATTTCTTCTTCGCTGAAGAAGCGGAAGAATGCTTTGACAATTTCTCTGAACTTGTCTACATCTTCATCTGCAATGGCAACTTCTACCGACAAACCACTTGGTTCGTTGCTAGGTTCTTTGTGCATCTCTACAATCTTGGTATCGTCATCTTCATTGACAAATATATTGTAAGAAGATTTAGTTCCACCATGATACGAAACGCAAGTAAAATTGTTTCCATAAGACAATGGAGCAAATTTACCGATACCGAAAGCACCAATATATGAATTGGAATTACGCTTGGTACTTTTGCCGTACTTTGAGTATAAACCGAATACATCTTCTTTGCTCAAACCACTACCAAAGTCACGAACGCAAAAGTTTGGATTAAACTTAGATGGCAAAGTAATCTCGACTTTGCGAGTAGCATTTGCTTCTTTGTTTGCATCCAATGCGTTTGCACTAATCTCACGCACAACTGCGAGAGGTGGATTGGAATAGTTGTTGCGAAGAAGAGAAGCGACATAACGCATATCTTCGGCATCAATGGTACAATTTACGGAATCGAAATCGTGAGACGATACGACTCGTTTGGATTTTTCTTGTGTGATAATCATAATTTTCTAAGTGTTATATAATAAGTTTGACAGGTTTCTAGGATATGTCAACCCTTTTTTTTGATTAGACCAAAATTTGTTCGTCACCAAAGAGAAGATACTTGGCTTGCACAAGACAATTTATCTCATGTATATATCTTTCTTCATTCTCTTGAGTGTCGATATTGTAATTCTCGATCTCTTCTATTTTTAAATTAATTAGTTCTTTTAGCTTTTCCATTGTTGAATATAATTACACTATTCGTGATGCAAAAAGATCGGAGTATATTCTCCCATGTAAGCACCTTCAATATTAAAATCGTAGAATTCAACTGCTTCTTCGTATGTCATACCATCTCGTTCCATCAAGGTTTCTATGATATTGTATACGCTATAAATGATGCGACCATCTTTGTCGTATCCTTCGATAGCATTATCAAGACCATCAAGCACAACTGATTCGGGGTTTAATTCTTTGATAGTTTCAAGAAGTTGTTCTATGCGTTCTGAACGATGCCTTCTGATCGTCTCTAAAATATCTTCAGCGGTTTCTGTTTCTTCGTTTGTCATAATAGTATTCAATCAGAATGTTAAACGCTTGTCAACATTTTATTTTCTCTGTGCAAAGGTAATACTCTTTCTATTAGAAAATCTACTACTGCCCAAGATATATCAAGCATTTCTTGGCACTCTCTGCGATCTCCACCATATTGAGATTGGTTCGCTGAAAAGTGAACTTGGTATCCTTCCGCATCGGTAGCAACATTTGGATCATAGTGCATAACCCAATTTCCTTGGGCATCTTGCTTGTATTCTCCACGCTGATGATCGCTTGTTATATATGCAATAGCATTAGGCGAAGTCCATTTGTTTACCCCATTAGAATATTGTTTCTTGATATTATATTTTACGAAGTCAATTTCTGCACAAGGAAAGTCTTGCTTGAAGCTATGCAATCGAACGGATACTCCAACTGCCTTCTTGACAACTCCACCATATTTTCCAAATGCATTTTCTGTAAGTACATTTATGAAACTACTCTTGGTAGTATATGATGCCGTTTGAATTTCATCTTCAAATTGACTGCTAATTTTATTTCGCTTAATGAAAATACTTTCGGGGCTGAAATCATGCCAATGTATTTGTTTTGTGTTCCAATAATTCATTAGTTAAGATATTTTAAATGTTCTTTTGTGTCAACTCCTTCGGGAATTTCTTGTCCATAATATTCAATTCTATGCAATATATGTTTAACAATCATAGTTCTTACTGCATCATTAGAGAAGTCTATTTTCTTTATATCTTTAAAGTCTGATAAAGCTTCTTCACCTAATTTAATTTTATCTTGTAGGTTCATGTTAATAATACTATGCTAGTTTTTCCCATGTGTCAACATCTAAATTCATGCACTCGCTCATGGGCGAATCTTCTTCAACGCTATTGATTGAAATTGTAATCTTCTCTTTATATTCGGTAGAGTCATTCGGAAGAAAATGCAATTTGATTCCACCTTCTCTTATGTCAATAAAGTCTGATTCTGCTAAACCAAGATTAATTTTATATTCTTTAGTCATTTTATTTTTCTAAGCAATAACTCCAATAGCGAGAATTTCTTCTGCCTTGAACTTTGTTCCAATAGATTTCTCTAGCAACATTCGGAGCGACTCCATACTTGTTGCAACGATCAAGCCACTCGTTTTCCATATGCTCATAGACCGCAAGATTCGATGCGTGACCATTAGAAAGATCGTGACCCATGAAGCGAAGCAAGTGAACATCCAAGCAACATAGTTGCGAATCGGTTGGATTAGACAATGCAATGGCATAGGTTGTCTTTGCGTTGCCAAGACCATAAATTTGACCGATCATGCGATTACGAAACTCTTGCCATGTTTCGTCATCTTGCTTGTAGAACTGACTTGGGTTCTCACGAAACTTTTCTACAAGTTGCCATAAGCCAATGTTTCTACGCTTGTTGATGCCAACCCTAGCATCCGTAACCATGTTTGCTAGAACATCTTTGTCAAGAGTCCATGACATATCTTTTGTTGCGTATTCGTATCCACGCACATTAGATTCCCATGTGGTATGTACTGACATGATGGCAAAGACCCAACGCTTGAAGCACTCTGCATGAGAGTCAACCTTGAGGCTATCCCAATAGTCGGTTTCTGTCTTAACAAGCTTGAGCGTAAGATTGTCAAAGAAGCGATCAACATTCTTGAGTTGATCCACTTTGTGCAATGCTTGAGCTTGCTCAACATTTTGCTTAAAGGGAAATAGCATCTGATCGAAACTATTCGTTAAATCAAAATTTAATAATTTTTCTGTTAGTGTGATTTGCATGATGTAAATAAGTATTGAGGAAAAATGCTTGATTGTCAAGCTTTTTCTGAAAATGCTTATAAGTTTCTCATTATAAGTCGTTTAAATATAATTACTCGTAATCTCTGAATGCAAGTGCATACGGAAATCGTGGAATGCCATCGGGAGTTAGTTCAAAGAATTTAATTGTAGCATATTTGCCAATGTAATCATCCTTATTATTTAGAATTTCTGCTAGATAGTCAAAGTTACCCTTAATATTTGAGTTGAAATGTTTATCTTGTTTGGGACAATAACATACAAGATGCTTTGCCGTTCCTGTTCTATTTCCATTACCCTCTTCAATATCTGTTACAAGATATTCTGCATCCATAAAATCTTTACGCTTGAGTAGTTTTGCACTACGCTTGCCTTGTTCGTATCCATGATTAATGCGGATCATTTGACCTTCGTAGCCACTACCTATATATCGTTTATATATATCATTAAGATCATCCCTGTCAAACGCAACTTGGGTATTAACCATTTTTATATATTCACTATCAAATATATCCATGCCAAAGAAACGCTCTGTAAATAAATCTGTTGGTTCATTTACATTTGTTTGCGGAATATCGTATATCCAATATTGAACAAGCGATCTTGATTCTAGCAAAGCATTATTAAATTTATTTACTTTATTTAAATAAGATTTATCTGTATCTGATTTACTACGAACAGGTTTTTGTTTTCTTACTAATGAAACTATTTTATTAAAATCATGTTTCAAGTCGTGATTATATAATTCACCATCAAGTACCATTGTAGGATCATCTTCAAAATATTGAGAGAGTTCTTCTGTAATGTGTGGGACTGCATCAATCACTCTGCCATTACGAGTCCTCGCAACGACTTCATCTCCTTCTTTGCGTACAATACAACGAATACCATCTAGCTTTGGTTGGGAATAAACAACTTGTTTTGAGTATGCTTCTTCAACTTCTGCCTTGCGATCATCATAAGATTGTGCAAGCATGGGGTCAAAATAAGACTTTGACTCTGCATCTTCGGGAGTCTTAGCATAACCTTCTTTGAGTTTCTTTTCCCATTTTGCCATTGCTTCTAAAACCGCTTGCTCTGCATCGGTAGTCTCATTACTTCTTCCTATATTTTTAGCAGTAGAAGTTGTTGGTTTATCTTGCGTTAGCTTCATGCCAACTAAACCCTTTACTGCATAAAAGGAGTTGTCATCAATGTGCATCGTCCATTCTCTAAGTCTGCCTTGAGAATCTACTTTGTATAGTTTTTCTAGTGTTTGCATAAGTTTAATATGACAGAGTTTGATGCCCCTGTCAAGCATTTTTTAAATCCAAGTGACTTTTCCACCATCGAGTTCTTCTTGGGTGACTTCTACCCAATCGCCACTCTCCATGTCTTGATACCAAAAAGAGTCGGTATAGCTATCGTATTTTAATGAGTCCATTATTGTATTCTTCCGTTGCCATCAAGCACATTGCGTAAGCAACTTGACTGACCCTTGCGAGAGGTCATGCGTTTAGCATTGTCAAATGCTTCGCTTGATTTATATTGTACCATGATGGGTGTTGATTTGTCAAGATAGACTACCATACCCTTGCGAGGTTGAGAGTCTGCTTGTCGTTTTGCGTTCGCAATAGAACGCTCAATGTCTTGTAAGAATGCTTGTGCGGTGTTCATGTTAATAAGACTAAAGACAACCACAAAAGTTGTCAAGCCTAAAATTAATCTTCAGCAGTAGCGATGACAAAAAGCTGAACCCCATCCTTGCCATCTCCACACAAACCAAAAGTATCGACTACCTCTTGGAAGATTGCTCCATCTTCGGGATATATATTAAGTATTTGTCCAACTTTGTCTCCTTTATTTGGCTTTGCCAAATCCCAATTATGCTTTTTTAATAAAGCCATTTGTTGTTTATTTAATTTCATATCAAGAACCTAAGAAACCCGATATTTCCCATACATCATCAAAGCCAAGCAAAGCCTCTGTATCTCCACCAATGTAATCTCCGTAAAAGCCATCTTTATTTTCAACAATTAAAGTATGTCTTGATTTTTGAATAGATTTTACAATACCTTCTTGTTCAATATCACTCTTAAAACCAACCCATTCGCCAACTTTAAGATCAAAAGTTTCATCCCATTTATTTGTTATTTTCATTATTGTCTCCAAATAATTCATTCCATTCTTCTTCAATTTCAAGATCAGAAATATTATCTAATCCTTCAAATCCATCTACAAGTAAATTTATAATATCTGCAATATTCATATTCTGTGCTTCTCGTTCTGCAAGATCATATCGCATATCATCTACATCTCGTTTACTCATTTCTTTCGCTTATTATATTTACTGCCATTTCCAAAAGCACCTGTTGGAGTCGCAACTCCACCCTTTGAGCCTGTCTTGCCTTTGCCTAGCTTTTTCTTGCCAATAAGATATTTATTAATATTTATTTGTTTCATGCAAATAACACTAGACTAAAATCGGGAGTTTGTCAAGCAATTATTTTTTGAGCGGTGGAAATCTGCCCCAATTACCCATGCCATCGTAGTCTGCAAAGTCACCCATATATTCATTTATATATACATGAGAGGTTTTATTTGGCTTATTGGATTTTACTTTTTTAGTCGTAAAAAATTTTAGAATATATTTAATCATAGTATTTGTTGCAATGTATATAACGATTCAAACTAAGAAACGGATCATTAATAATCATTTTCATGCACTTCTTGCTCCATCTCTTTTTTTATTTCTTTATATATTTTATGTAACAAATCTTTTTGAGCATTATAAACGAGAAGCTTATCGTCTTTATTTGAACTATTTACTCTAGGATACTCTATTTGGCGATCAACACTTCTTACTGCATACAATGCCATGTTAAATCCATGCCTTGCCCCACTATTAAATTCATCGTGTGCCATTACTTCTTAAATTTATTATCAATCCAAACTTTATAAGTATAGAGTGCCATCAACATAAATGTCAACAACAAACCATCAGTCCAAGATAAATCCCATAATTCTTTTATTTCACTCATATTTACTTATTTCTCCATTTTTTAAATTTAATTCTCTTTCAATTTCTTTGGCAACATTTTCACCAACAGATATTTCGTGATCTTTAGATAAAGTTTCTAATAGCTCAACTAAATTTTTTCCTGTTTTATCTCTGCCTTCTTCTCCCGCAAAAAATAAATTATCTTTAGTTTGCAAAATAAAATCATTGTTTACTCTAAGTAATATATGATTTATTGCATCCTCGCTACCTCTTACTCCTAATTGTATTTTCATTCGTAATTACTCAATAGAAATAATGAAAACAAACATAATAAAATAACCATCAATAATAAACTCATATTATTTAGAAAATATTTTTTTGTAAATAGAAACCATAATATATAATGCTAATGGACATACTGCTGAAATCAAAAAACTAAACCAAGGCTCAGAAATCATTGCAAAGTTTACTTAAATATATTTTTATCAATTCCAATTCCAATTATTGAAAGAAAATTTACTATCAATATTTGCCCCATTTTTTGTTACCCTAATAAGAACAAAATTTTTAATGTATTTCCGTTTTAATAAATCATCAACGCAATTCGTAAGTCTTGTAATATGTTTACTCTGCATACTTGATTGTGTTTCATTAATAACAAAAACATAACTAAAAGATTTAATTTTATTTATATATTTCGAGATGTACGCTTGTCCCGCCATCTCCTCAATTCTGTTGTTTATATTTTTAGCAAAGGAAGTCGCAGATATAGACTTTAATTCAATCGCATCCTTGGTTTTATTTGCAAAAAACTTATTCAGAAAATGAGTTTTATTTTTAAAAACCAAATCATACCTTTTATTGCCAACTTTACTTTTACAAATAATTTTATTTTTAGTAATTATTTTCTTATTTAAATAATCATAAACAGAATCTAAATGCTTGTCGCTTTTAACTTGATTACCAATCGCAGAGCAATCAGAAACTAATTTATTTCTTTGGGTTTGATTCACTTTTAATTACATATTTTGCAATCAATGGATGTTTCTACGCAATAACAACTATTTAATATATTTATTGCAGAGCAACCACACAAAAATGCAGTAATTAAAATAATTATAAATTTTTTCATTTTACTTGCCTCTTGTACTCCCATACTTCAGTTTGTATTTGATCGTCTAGTGTTTTAGATACAGATTTTTGTAAAGTAAGAATTGAAGCGTCAATAAAGCCAAGCCTATTAAACTCTGCGTCATTCAAGCTAGAACCCATATCTAGATCGTCAAGAATTAGCTCGCATGAACTAATTATTTGCTTTAAAAGTATTTCTTCTTTTGATTCGTTGTGATTCATGGTAATAATACTACCAATATAAAACTAAAAAGTCAAGCAAAATTATTGATTTAACGAAGATAATAAAATTAAACAGTATTTATCAACTTCTATCTCAATCTCTTTTGCAAGTTGTTTGCGAAAAGACTCACTTGCCATGTTCGGCTGAAGGTCTTTGTATTTGTTTAATATATTTTCTATTCTTTGATGTAAGTCCATTATTTTTATTAATTGGGTTATTTGTAGATTGCCTAATGCAACCCTCGATTATAGAATAACCTGTCATTCTTTTATTAAACCTTCTGATTCTAATAAACAAAACGACATTGATTCTAATTCAAAACTTGCTTGCTTTTCGCTAAAAAATTTATGTCTGTCATCTAGTCTTTTAAATAGATTACTCGCCACTTCAATTCTTTGATTATATGGCAATATATTTAAATCATTTACAATTTCCTTCCAAAAAGCATACGAAAATCTTTTTCTAATTTTTTTATATGAATGAAAGGTTTTGAGGTCTTTCTGTTTTAATGGAAAACCTCTTTCCCAACATCTGTGCATATGTGATTTAGTCGGTATCATCGCAACCTTTTATAGCTTTTGATGGCTCATAATCTTTATTGAATTGTGAGAAGAAAGAACCATATTGATCATAAAACGCATTTACTACTTCAACTGCTTTTAATATTCTTAAATGCTCGTCTGTTCTTTCTCCCAAGGCAGATATTTCTGCTTCATTTGCGACAATCTGTAATGCCTCTTTAAGATTCATTTGTTTTATCGGATGGGATGTAGTCGGGCATTGGAGTGTCAGGAGTTGTTCCTTGCAATTCAAAGAATTGAACCATTGATTTTACAAGTGCCAACGCTTGTTGTTTACCAATAGATTTTTCTTTAGATTCATTAATATGTTCTTCCGCTTCATTTACGATAATTTTAATTGCTTCTTCTATTTCCATTATTTTAAATTTCCTTGTTTAATTAATTGTTCCATGCACTCCCAAGTCGCATCGCATCTCACTTTATGCAACTCCATCATGCCTATTAAAATATTCATTTTTTGATCTTCTGTTAAACTTTCTTCTGTATCAAATTCTTTGTGCATCATGGATTCAATATCTTCAGTTATTTGATAAAGTGAGGTAATAAGTTCTTCTAGCTTGAATCGATCTACTTCTTTTTTAATCGGTGTAATAATTTCCATAATTGTAATCTTATACTAATTCTGCTTTGTTGTCAACTGCATTTTCCCAACCTTCTGCATAACCTTTTGTATAATGATAATTAGATGTTGGAGAATGTAATTCCATGCCTTCAATCAGTTTTTGTATAGCAATATCTTTGAGCTTTACTTCGCATTCCCATTTAGCTTCGTTATTTGGATCAATAGCAATAACAGGGGGATAGTTGCCTAGTGCAAAATAATCTGCGTGTGACCTTGGCTTTTCGGGTTTACCTTCTGACCAATGGAAGACAGGAGCAATGAAATCTCCGCTATCTTGATCTACCCATGTATACGCACAACGCTCTGCTTGGAATGTAGTGTTGCGTTCTTCTGATGGATTGCAAAAGTCGTGAAGATTGTCGTAGCAAACAGGAAGGTTGAAATTGTATTTGTGAAATATATATTCACTAAATGAAATAATATTGTCTACATTCCAAAAACCTTTGTCTTCGTTTTCGATAGTTAGACGATTAAAAACACCTTCATCACAACGCATAAGATTATTGTAAAATCTATCTGCCATTTCTTTGATACGAGCGTTGTTGATCGAGAAAGGGTCTAAATCCATTTTGTCGGATATTTCGGGCGGTGTAGCATTGATATGAATATTCATGGGTGCTTCATGGGTTTGTGGCAATCCCATTGTGTCCATAATCCACGCTTGCATATTAAGTTCTACAATCGTTTTGTTCACCGATGTTTCATTAGTTGAGGCAAGCACATTGAATTGATCGGGGTGCATACCTACTGATATTCCATAATCTTCTGCCATGAAACCTGCAAGCAGAAGTTCTCGTTTGACTATATCAAGATTATGTATGTCTGAAATAGATAGATCAAGAGTTGGGTCACTAATGAGAGGCAATATATTACTACTGAGCCTGTAATGAGCAAGCCCAATATCACGACAATGTGAAAGTATATGTTGAGTTGCATACGCATTGTGCAAAATTCTTTCAGAAAGTTCTTTAATCGCTTCATACCTGTCATGTTTTACACACAGATCATTAAAACGCTTGCGAGTCATCGTGCGAAAAGAATATTTTTGTTTATCTTTGAGCTTGAGTTGCTCGCTGATGCAAGTAAGTCCTAATTTAGTCATGTAAGAATAATCTCATAGATTGATTGGTTTGTCAAGCAATTAATTTTTTTCATTGATTGATAGGTTGAGATGATAGTCGTCCTCTGATTTACTGATAGTAATATTTACATCACTACAATCTTCACTATACATGAGAAAAGCAATGATGTCTTGAATATTGCTTGGGCTAAGACCGCCATGCGTTGACCCTGTTGAATAAGTCCCAAGCTTTTCCATCGTTTCGATTATTAAATTCTTTAGTTCTTCTTGAGAAGATGGGGGAAGTTCATTATCGTTATTAAAACTTATCATTTTCTGCTAAAAATAAAATCAATGATAATAATAAATGCAATGATCGCACCCATTATCATTTCCATAGACATAAAGTTTATTTCTTTTTCCAATTTATTTGCTCGTAATTTCTTTTGAATTTATTTGAAACATTTCTAGGCGAATCACCCTTGCCATTCTGACCTTTTGATTGAGAGGATTTATTTGGCTTACTTGTCTTTGCAGTCTTCGCTTTCAAAATATTTCTCTAAACCTTCTAGGCGATCAATCGCATCAATATACATACAGAGAGCTTGCTCTGCATTTTTATAATAATCATCAGTAGAATGATCTCCAATACCAACTGCGTGATTAGATAACAAATCAAGCGTAAGCTTTGCTTTGTCCAAGTCTGCGTGGGCAGAACTTTTTAACATATTATATAATTCACTCTTCATTTTTAAATATTAACATAAAACTTGCATAAATACAATAACAAAGCACTCCAATGGCACAAAAACTTTGCCAAAACCAATTAATTATTTTTTTCATTTGTAAATTCGGGATAAAATTTTCCATATTGAGGTAGATAGTGTTTGATTTGCATATCAGATAAATCTTTTAAATGTTTATTATTTTGCATTAAACTAGATGACTGCCTGTACCAATCTTGAATACATATTCTAGGTAAAGAATAGTAGGTTTTTTCTTGCATTGGTGCTTGTATATATCCGATCAAGTCTTCAACACAGGTGTTTGGCTCTTTATCAATAAAAGTCATTAACTCTTTATGTCGATCCAACATTAAATTAATTGCATTGCGACTATAATAAAAACCGCCAAGACAACAAGCAAAATTAAATCCGTTATAAAAATAAATATCATTATGGTTGGGTGCATTGTTTAATATATGATATGGAATTCTATCAAATTTAATTATATCTACATCGTTATTTTGTATAAATTCATTAACAATGCCTCTCCAATTATTTACAAATATTACATCATCCTCAAAAACAAAAACATGATCTAAACCCATATCTTGGGCGGTCTGAATGCATTTAACATGGTTCTTGTATAAAGATAAAAATTGCTCTGAACGAGTTGAAGACGCAGAAAACTTCTCCGCTTCAATGAAAAAATAATTTTTATTTAGACGAGTACGCATTCGCTCGGCTTTGCCTGAATCAACAGAAATAACAATCGAAAAAATGAATTCTTCAAAAGAAGCGTCATTGTTTATTTTTATAAAATTATTATTAAATTCAATAGAATTAATGTATCTAAGTTGACTCATTTATTGTAAGCATACAAAGCGTCTTTTGTACTAATATTTATATTTCTAGTGCTTTTCTCAATTTTCTTTCTGCACTCTATATTTGATTTGTACATCTCTTGTTGAAACTTTAGTTCGGTTTTTGCCCCTTGCAAAGTAGAAATAGCTTTATTTTCAGTCATTTTGCCATGAAGGACTTGGGTGACACAAATTTTTACTTCTCTTGCAGTAATCCGATAAGGAAAGTTTCTGCAAAGAAACTTATAAAACTTACCGCTTATTTTTCCGTGCTTTAATTTCTTGTGCAAGAATCTTCTGTACGCACAATTTTTAGTATTATGTAATGTTTTCATTTATTTCGTCTTTTTTTATTCATCCAATATTGAGAGCTTTGTCTTAATTGGTCATTAGATTCTCTGACATATTCTAAAACGCTACTTGCTATTTCAATTTTTGTATCAGTATAAATTGACTTTGGGGAATCTTTTACTTCTTCCAAGATGTGTTGGATAAAATCTATATAGGGGCAGGTTAAACTAGGAACTTCGGGGGAGTTATCTTTTTGCATCTTTTTTTAATTTGTGCCTATTAAGAAAATCGCTACATTGAAGTAGTAAAGTGTCTGTCTCCCAATCTTCTTTTGACAAGAAAGATTGATTATCAAGCAAAGATTGAGCGTGAGCTATTATTTGATGAAGTAAAATTTGTCGATCAACTTTTTGTACTCTTTTCATTATTTATATAATGATGACATATTTTTAAATATTTGTCAATCATAATCCGTGATTTTTTTTATCTTCATCAGTCCATTCTTGGTCAAAAAGCTCTTCCATAATATTAGTTGAAAACTCTTCTACCGAATGTCCTTGAGGCATAAGGGATTGAATATAGGCTACAACTTTCTTTCCGACTTCGTCATGTATAGGAGAAAAAGTATAAGTGGTCATATCTTTATCGCTACCATATCCAAACTCAATAACAATGTGGCAATCGTCTATCACTTCTTTATTTGTGATCGGACAAGTTTGATCTAAAGTCTCGTCATAAAATGGATCTGATTTTTTACTCATCAAAAAACAATCCTTTCATAGTATCGTTCCATTCTTTTTGTGTTTCTAGCATTTCTTGTTTATTTACTTCAAACCATTCCTTGTCTTCTTCGACTCTCCATGCTCCTTCTTCGGGATAATCAATGTAACACCAATGGGTTACATCTCCTGTTAAAAAACCTGAATGGCTACCAAATACATGATTATTTGAATTGGGGTAATCTTCATCTCTGCCATAATAAAAACCCGTCCATACTCCTGTTCCTTCAAAGAAATAAAGCAATCTTCTAGCTTCTTCGGGAACTTGATCTTCAATTTTAGTCCAATTAATCATTTTCCATTTTCGCAATCTTTGTGCCAATCGCCTACTATTTTATTTGAGTGGCTTTTACCCCAAAATCCACATAGACATGGGTCATTTGACATCTGATTTGCTCCCGCTTGATAACCTTTCTCATAAGCCTCAGAATGAGCTTTTATTAAAGCCTTCTCATATTTTATAGCAAGACGCTCTTGTGCGTCTGCCCAACCTTTATCATAACCCCTGTTATAGCTAATTTCTTCTGTCATTGCTTCGTGCATATTTACCAATTTTTTATAATATTAAGTATAATCATAATGCAGGTTGCCATATTTGTCAACACAATAATTGTTCTAATTAGCAAACTTATTTGGGCTTGCTTTAAGGTAAGGATGGGAATATCGGGTTGATCTTCGTCTGTTCTTCCAACTCTATGATCAAGAGTTCTTGCCCATATCAACCAAAGTTTTTTCACTAATATTTGACTTTTAAACCGCCTTGAACATAATTTGGCTCTTCTTTCATCCAATCGGGAACAATCAATCTTTCTACATCTATATACTCTTGAAAGAAAAATTTAAAAGCATCTTCGTCATTATTCTCTTGTGCAATTCTAATTTCTTCTAATATTTCTCTTTCTATCTTTTTGTTTTCTGCGTCTTTCGCAAGAAATTCATTAATCTCATTTTGATACTCGGCAGATCGGGATAAACCTGTGTCTTTAGGTTTTAAGTGATTTGTGCAATTTGATAATAATAATATTGCGGGGACTAATAATACTTTCATACATTAGTATAGTATAATCCAAACGATAAAATAAAAACCTGTGGCACAAAATTTAATAAAATACTATTCTCTCTCCAAGCAAAGCCTACAATGCTCCATGTACAAGCCCCGATAAGATGAATGATGACATTCAGAGGGTGAACATTAAAAGCATGAAGGCAAATTGCCAAGACAATAGTTAAAGCACTAAAATATTTTAAAAAGTATATAATTTTTTTATTCATTTTTTGATCCAAATCTAGTTTATAATCGTTATCTAACAACTATGCTATCAAATGAACAATGTTTTAAACTGGCGAGATTTATGGTCTCGGTAATTTTTACTGCGATAGGCACTATGGTGACTTACTTAAATACAATGATTTAAGTGATATGTTTTCCACTAATCCTAGCTATATCTCTCACCATCTGATTATGATTTTCGATAAATAATAAAATTGGTTTTAATATATCTCTAACTAGTTTTAGATTATCTTCCGTAGGATCAGAAACCCTAACACGAATCTCTTCTTTAATAAGAAACTCTAGAGATTGCTCTGTCATGTAAAGACCATTGGTTTGTAAGTTCAACAATATAGACTTTTACAGAAGAATCCTTGAAAATATCTTCAATCATTGACGAGATAATATTCCAACTACCCCCTGCAAGACCACAGGAAATTCCAAAAGGCAAGCCCAAGATCATTTCTTCGCCCGATTGTATTTGATGGTTTTGCATTGCCTTTTCAACTTTAGAAAGAGCTTCGTAAAAAGCTTCATAATCGACTTCCCTGCCTTCGCCAATGGTTGATTGAGTATATAGATTGTAAACGCCTTTTGTGCAGTCTCCTGAGTCTAAATCAGCCCATCCAAAAGAGTACGAACCTAAGAAATTCTCTATATTTTTATGAGCAATACAATCCGCTTGCCAAGCATAAGGAAATCGATCTTTAATTTGTTTAGCGATTCCTGCCCCCATAATATTCATGGTATTGCACGAATGTGCAATACGATTGATGCCTTGAGGAAAATCTAGTAAATCTCCTTCGATAAGTTCCATATTACTTTTCTTTAATATACTTCTTTTGAGTATGGTTCATTCTAAAAGCTCTATTCATTATGTTTGCTTCCGATGAAGTTAAATTAACAACCCCTCCGACTATTTCTTTGCCTTCGGGTCGTGCAAAATCATAAAGCCTGTATCTATATAAAGGCGTATTTTTTGGTTCAATATTCATATTATTTTATTATGTAGAGTTATGCACAAATGTCAAGCATTAAAATCTTCTACATTGCCTAACATAAGTCTATTTTGATTATAATTTGGGAAATTTTCCTCTATTCGCAATATATGTTTAAGTTCTATTAAGCGAGCATCTACATCTTTTGATTCAAGAACAATATCATTGTAGCGACACTTGTCCTTCTTGTTGACTTCTTGCAATAATTTTGTAGCAAGCTCATTCAATTCTTCCGCACATTTAAGAAAAACTTTTTTTTGTTTTTTATTTAGAATCATACTTTTTCTAATTCTTTGCAAACTTTGATGCCTTCGGATGTAATCTTGCGTCTGCCATCAATTTCGATCAAATTTTTATTTAAAAGATATAACTCATGGTCTTTTTGTATAGATGTTTTACTTAAACCTAGTTTTGCAGCCAAACCTGTGAGCGTAGCCGAGCCGTGCTTGTTTAAAACTTCTAAAATTTGTTTTTCAGTATATGTTAAGCCAAGAGGTAATATACTAACACTTTTGCACAAATCTTTGAAATCTCTTAAAGAGAAAAAATACTTTTCTTTTGCACCACAATATAGGGATATTTCTTTGGCTCGCATAACTGCATTTCTTGCATTGTTTCTAACTGATGTAGACACAACCTTTAAGCACTCATCACTAATTGTTGCTTTCGGGGCACAAAGTTTTAAAATTTGACCCAATTCATTTTCAGAGTAAGGCTCAAAGTCAACATTGGTTAATCTATCTTTAAGCGGTGGAAATATTCTATCGCTCTCAGTAGTTGCGAAAATAAAAGTTTGCTTTTTAAAATCAAACTCAAAAGACATTTCGTTCCACTCAAAAGATTTCTTCGTTGAAGTTTCTGTGTTAAATATAGTAAGGAAAGCCATTGTTAAATCCTTAGGCAAAGCATGACACTCATCAAACAAAATAGTAATTTCATTATTCGCAATTAAGGGTAGAAAGATTTGCTCAAAGAATTGCTCATTATTTCTAATTGTAGAGCAGTTTAATTCTAAAAAGTTTCTCTTCGTGCCATCATTGTTTACAAGGTTTTTAGCAAAGCCTTTTGCAAATTCGGTTTTGCCCAAGCCTTTTGCTCCTGTCAGTAACAAAAAGGGGCATACTCCTGTTTTATTGAATGCGTCAACATAAAATGACAACTTGCGTTTAACGGCTTTTTGACCGATTAGATCGGGAAAGTAATTATTCAAATTTTGTAAGTTCATATTCAATGGTATTGTTTGTTTGATTAGGGTTATATGTTTTTGTGGGCTGATCGGTTTCTTCGCCCTCACCTGTGATCGAATCAAGCCAATTCTTGGAAACAGGAATTGAAGCTTTGGTTCCAACATACATTCCAAGCTCTTCGTAAGTAATTCGCTTGTATACTACTGGTCTACCTTTTTTCATAATATTTAACACTAAACCAAGATTTAGATTTGGTCAAGCATATTTTTTACTTCGGCATGAGAGGAATTAAGCACATCTCTAAGATGAGTGGTGACTTCTTTAAGTTCTTCAAAGTAATCTACTGACACCTGCCTTTCTTCGGGTATCGAATACTTATTTTCTTTATAATAATCTATCAAATCAGAAATTGTAGAGATTTGTTTATTATAATATATATTTAAATCTGCAACTGTTTTGTCGAACTTTATAGCCAAAATATCTTTATTAATATTATCTTCGCTATTTGGAAGATTAATACTGAATGCTATTTGACCAAGGTTTTTTTGCAAATCGTCAAAAGCTTTAGATGCGTTATCAGAAAAAACTTGATCTAGTTGAGCTAAAAGATAACTAAACTCATCTTCTAGTCGAGCGATTTTTTCAAGAACAAAATCATGAGTTTGCCATAGTAATTCTAGATCATTAATCATAGAAACTTGTGCAAAAGATGAAATTCCCTTGTTCCTAGATATTTTACAAAATAGGAGCAAAACTCTGCAAGAGTAGAATGTTCCCAATTTTCTTCGTGAATTGTTTCTGCGACACCGAAGTAATCTCCGTCTTGCCACATCTCTGTTAATTTAATGAATTCTGTATTTTTCATAATTATTTAAGTCTGTCAGTTTTTTGCTTAGATGTCAACACTTTATTTTGTGTAAATTGGTGTGTGGATAGAACGGCAAAACAGAGAATAATTGATTATTTAACTATTTTAATCATGCAAGATAGTAAATTTGTTTGTAATCCCCACATCCGTGCAAAGTGTGCGTGGATGGAAGCAAAGAGAATTTATGAGAAAATACCTGACGAAAAAAAGCAGAGGCTTTTAAAACTCGCTCAAAAAAGGGATTACGCCAAAGGAGAAAGACATTTACCTGACTTTTGGGATTAATTATGAAAAAGAAAAATACAATATTTTGCGATATAGATGGAACTATATTTAAATACAGAAAATTTGAAACTTACAAAAAATCTGAAGCAGTACCAACTCTTAATACAGTTAAAATACTGCAAAGATGGCGTGATAATGGTCATATGATAGTGCTTACCACCGCTCGCCCTGAAAATCTTAGAAAACATACCCTAGATGAATTAAAAAATAATAATATACCTTTTGATCGACTTATTATGGAAATTGAAAGAGGTCCGAGGTTTTTAATAAATGATATGGATCCATCAAAACCTGGCGAAAGAGCTATAGCTATTAATCTATTAAGAGATTTAGGTTTAGGCTCCGTATATTGGGACCAATGGAAGGAAATGTAAATGCAAGAAGGCGATCACATTACATTTAAAATAAATAATGAAATTAAAAGTGGAAAAATTGTAAAAATATATACCCAAGTAGGCATGGCAAATCACGGACAAACATTTGCAGTTATAGTTCTACATCAAAGTGATGGGTTATTTGGTAACTCTGAAATTAAAATCAATATTAACGAAATACATTTAATATAAATAAAGCCGCCGCTGATAAATGAAAATATTTTAATCGTTCGCATTTTCTTGGATGCAAAATAATCTTATATATTTGGCTTTTTCTCATTCACAATTTTGTGATCTGTATTTCGGGCAGTGTCGTTCATATATATTATGAATAATTTTATAGATGAAGACGAAGATACTACATTTCATTTACCAGATTTTACTGATTAAAATGGAGCCACCTGTCAGGATCGAACTGACGACATCCTCATTACAAGTGAGGTGCTCTACCATCTGAGCTAAGGTGGCAAATTATAAATGATATTCTTTAAAAAAACTTTGAATTTTTTGCAATTCACCCTCTTGAGCAAGAGTGTTATAATGGTAGTCTGAACCTCCATTTAATACACCTTTTAATCCAGTGAACCTATGATCTGTGTCATATTTTTTATGCAAGAATACACAGTCCGTTCCAAAAGCCCTGCAAGGCAAAGCGCAGTGGAGCCGACTGGTTATTACTAGAGACGCTTTTTTATAATTATCAAGAAATTCAAGGGCTAATGTTAATCTTTTTTCAACATTTGTTTCCCACATCTCAAAAGCTTCGTGTTTAACAACTTCAAAATCTTTAAATAAACCCATGTTTAAATTCATGCTTGGAACATAAGGACATTCACCATTAACATCAACCAAGTATTTTTTTTCAGATTTGATTTCGTTTCGGTCAAAAGCCAAGGTTAAGCACCCTGTAAAGTATGCATCAATTCCATGGCGATTGAAAAGATCAACGGTTGCCTGATCCCTGCATCCGATTGCAGGCTGACTTTTAAAATAATCTATATTACGAGTTACTAAAGAATCATTTGAGACATTAAAACTTAACCAGATTGGTTTTATTTTTTTGCTTGGAGGGAAGTTTTCGGGTTTATGCATAAACCAGCCATTCATTATTACATATAATTCTTCTCCGTCATAAGCATGCATCTGCTCTCGATTTAATAAAGTGTATTTTCTAATACCTCTTTTTTCTAAAAAATTCATTGCTGCCAAGGTTTGTATATCGTCGCCGATATTTGTTGTTGGCGCAAAAATTACCCCATATTTTTTATCATTCATGGTCAATATTGTGAAAATTTATTGCTTCTTCTACCCATTTGTCTGCGTATACATCTTTTTTTTCTACTGAAATAGTTTGGCCAGTAAAATTTTTTCTTTTCATCATGGCTTCGTGAAACTTTAGGGCTTGATCTGCATCTAAGGCTGTAAAATAATGGTATGAATCTTCAACGGCATGATCTGCGCCAGCATTATATTTGATTCTATAAGTATAGAGTTTTGGTTCTTTATATTTTTTACTCATTTGTTTTTTTATTCCAATAATCTGAACGCTTTGTATATTTGCGTTTTTTCTTTTTAGGGGTTAATTCTCTTTTTAAGAATTCTTGATATTTGTCGCCTTCTAGTTCGCCATTTTCTGCAGCTTTTGCCAGCTTCTTAACCGTTTCAGGGTCATTCATATCGACCACAGGAACGTTGCACTCCATAAAAGCCGTTGGGTTTTCAGGATTTGGCACCCACCCAACCTTATACTTTTTGTGGGCTAGAGGGGGATCATCAGGTCCGGGATTTTGAGCATCCACACCACCGAAATGCATTTCTGGCCAATCAACGCCCGCTTGTTCAGATTTTGTTTGACGAATCATGTCCGTTACATCTTTTAATGTAACAATGTGCATTATTTTTTCATTCTCAATCCTAAGGTCAAAAACCTCTTCGCAAAAAAAAGCAATTTCCATCAAAGATAAAGAATCCATTCCGAAATCGTTAATAATTTCGTTATTTGGACCTAGTGAAGCAAAATCTGGTCTATTTTCTGAGGAATCAGATAGCGGTGAAAATTTTTCTAAAACACCTTTTATTACTTCATCTAGAACTTCATCATTTTCGTTAATTAAATAATCAACCGCCAAATCGGTTACTCGATCAGGAAAGTGACGAAAATGGTGGCGAATGCACTTTTCATTTTTCATGTCCCATTTGGGAGCATCTGGAGTTTCGAACTCCTTGTCTACCACTTTTTGTAAATCTACATTAGACATCTGGATCGACTTTCCAATATATATTTTTAAATAAAACTAATCTTACTTCGTTACCTCTTTCAAGGTCAATACCTATTGGCTCTCCTTCTGGAACAGGTTCATCAGTATCCTTATAAAAAAATTCTTCTTCTTCTGAAGCGTGAACAACATCAAAACTAGATAGTAAATCAATAATTGCAGAATTACTAGACTTGGATTCTCTTGCCATATTCATCATATTTGTTAATTTTTCGTTCATAAAAATGTTATTTGGTCTGGGTTTTCTATATATTCTATCATGTTTTCATTAGTTTTGTCAATAACTTTTTTACCTTTTAGCCAATTTCTTTGAGCCATGCGGATTACAAAACGCATAAATGCAAAAGCATAAATCTTATTAAGTTCTACGACACCACCGTCTTCGCCGTCTATTATTAGAAACTTTTTAGTTTCTTCATCGTACTCAAACTCTGCGTTTTTTAGTTTTTTTCTAATTTTCATTTAAACTTTTTTTGATAAACTTTCTAGCTTCGGTAAAAGCTTCGGGGTACTTGAATGCACACCAATTCAAAACCCACTCTCTAGCATAACACTCAATCAGCTCTTCTTCTGTAACATTGAGTTCATAAGTATATTCCGAGTCTTCGTTTTTTATTTTACCTTTAATCACGGGTTAATTATACTATATTCAAATAAAATAGTCAAGGATTTTATAAATAAAAATAAATCCAACCTTGATCTGAGTGATAAAAATAAGGAAAAACAGAATCATCGCTCCAAAGCCAACCATAATCCTCTGAAAAAAACCAATAGCCATAAGAGCATTGAGAGGGATACAACCAACCTAGCTTCACATGAAATATCCACTGTGTATTACTTTGATAAAAAACACCAAATTGAGAATCTCTCCAGCCGTCTGAAATAGGAGTGGACTCATAAATTACACAAGGATTATATCCTCTATCCCTAAATGACTGCTGAATCGCATCATAGAGCTGCCTTTCAAGATCAAGTAAAATAGATTCATAATTATTTGCAAGGCAGACAATCGGAAATAAAAAAAGTAAAAATAATTTTTGCATCATGTATAATATGACACATTGCCTTTAAAAAGTCAAGTTATTTCCACTTGCAATAATTTGGGTCTTTAGCTCTCTTGCGGCGCATATATTCTCTTTTTTGTTTTCTACGCCGCTCTATGTCTGATAAGTCATATTTTTTTTGGGCTTTTTTTAAGGCTTCTTTACCTTTTTCTGTTTTGTGGTATTTGTTCATTGTTTTTATATAATTGCATGTTAAAATTGGCAGTCCGGCAGGGATTTGAACCCCGACTAAATGGACCAAAACCATCCGTGCTACCGTTACACCACCAGACTATTCAAAATCTATTTCCTCCAATTCTGATAACATGTTATCTGAAACTTGTTTAACTGCTTCTGAAGAAAAACCCCAAAAGGTTAGCTCCCATAAAATGTGAGCCAAAATTTCAGAATCTGCCAATTCAAAATCGGTTTTAATTTCTTTTGCCAACAAAACGTTCCAGTCCAAAAAATCTAATCCATAAGTTTCATTATTAACTTTATTTAATAAACAAACTTCAGTAAATACTTCTTCATCTTCTACGCGATTACCAATAAAAATAACAGAATCTTTCACATCTTTATCTTCAGATTCTGCTGGTATTGTATTTGAGAGTTCATTCCATGCTTGCAAAAAGTTTATATCCATTTGAGCTACCTTGTTTGCGGTATAATAAACATCTTCTTTCAAGTAATGTTTGTATATATTATTAAATACTGGTTTGTAGAAGCATTTTTTAATTAATTTTTGTAAAGTCATTTTAAATAGGGGGTAAATTTAACGGGCTATCTTCTTGTTGCTTTGGTCTATACCAATAAACTTCAGAATTAATTCCTAGCATTTTATTAATTTCAATAATATAAGCTCTTTGCGTTTCAATTAAGTTGTATTGATCATCTATAACGGTTTTTTGATTATCAACGAGATCGTTTTGGCAATAAATATAATATCCAATATATAACGCTATGGCGAATAAAACAAAATTTTTTAAATCAACCGTCATTATCATTAGTTACACTTACTTTTGTGCATTTTTTTGAATATGTTCCAATCCCACAAAACGCAGCAGAAGTAATACTAAATACACCAAGCCAATGCCCTGATACTGCCAACTCGACAGCTAAGATACAATTTATAATACAGCAAAATATTAAAAGTTTGCCATAAGAATTACATTCTTTCCAAGGTCTAATCATCTTCGTCTTCGTTAAAAAAATCTTCGTCTACTTCAAATTCAATACTGCCGAACTCAAGCAACTCTTTAATTTTTTCCTGCAAGGCGCCAACCATGGTAATTGTGTTAATATCAAACTCATTCAGGTATCTATCGACTATATCGTCAAGCTCGAATCGAAATGCATCAGTTTGCTCATCATAATCTTGAGGCCCGTTGACATAAAAATCATCTTCATCGTCTTCGCTCATACATTATGATATGATGCTAATAGCCTAAAATCAAATTATCCTTAATATTCGTATCCAAAATAATCTATATCCGCTTTATAATGATTGGCAACTATTTGGGCAGTTTCTTCGTCAAAATATTCGTGATATGTAAAATAAAACTTAGGCGACTTATCTTCTCTCGTAGATTGTCTTCCGCTAAAACCAACGTGACCAAGCGGAATATGAGGTATACCAATGCATTCACAAGCATCTTCAAAAGAATCCTCAAGGTCTTCAAATTGATAAATTTTAGAAGCTAAATTTGTCCCATCTTTATCTAAAAACCAATCCATGCTCGGATCAAGAAGGTAGCCTTTTTTTATGTAATTAATAAAATTTTTACATTCATTTAATTCTTGTATACAATGCTCCGCCCAATCTTTACTTCCCCATCTTTCAAAAGTCCATTTTTGTATGCATCTTTTTTTGTACTCATAATTTGAGACTTCTCTGTCCCAAGGGTTTCTAGCGAATCCAAAAACAAAATATTCTTCCCAATTATGCCCTTCTCGTTCAAATCTTTCTTTTAATTCCCAGGCTTTCATATGAGGCGTATAACTTGGGTCATAAAATTTATGGTATTTCCCAAAAACGCTATCTTCTGGATAATCGTCAGGAGTAATATCCATGGTCTCATTTAAAGACTCTCTGATGGAAGTGCTTCCTGTCTTAGGGGAAGATAGGAATATATATTTGTATTCGTGCGATATTCTCATGTTTGTTTTTCAAATTGATAGTTAAATCTTTCAATATCTTTGGAGTACACTTCCGCTACAAGATCAATCCACTGTTGTTTTTTATAAAATGAAGAATAATGTATCTGTCCAGCACTGCGAGAAGTTTTATTTGTGTGAAACACTCGATCTAATGGCAGATTTAAAATGCTAAAAATATGATTTAAGTCATCATCAAAGTTTTCTAAACTACCAATAAAATCAACCTCAGTATCATTTTGAAAATCATAAAGAAAGTCAAAGCAACACTTTCTATAAAGCGATCTGTTTTTTAAAAACTCCCCAAAATCACTTGCTTGGCTTTTTCTGTCATAACAATATTTTGCAAAAGAATAATCAATTTCTAAAGATTTTTCTTGTAAATCCAGCTGCTTATATATTGCAATAAATTTTTTAAAATATTTAAAAAAAGAGACCTCCCTGTCCCACGGATTTCTTGAAAAACCAAAGGTTTTGTAGGTTGAGATATCTAGATTTTGAAGTTCAAAATATTTTTTTATAGTCAAAAAGTCAGAATGAAAGTTTAAGGAAGTACCTTCAGATTCTCTTTCCGAAGTTCTTGCTCTATAATCCGAATGTTTTGATAGAGATCGTCTTACGCTAGTGCTCCCGGTTTTAGGAACTGCAATGAAAACAAATTTATGCTCGTGAGACAAAATCATATTAATTTGTCATTTCTTTATAAATCCAATCGTAAGTAATTTTTAACCCATCTTTAAGCTTCACACTTGGCTCCCAGCCTGTAATTTCTTGAATAAGAGTATTGTCGCTATTTCTTCCTCTCACTCCCTGAGGTTTTGTAAGATCGTAATTGCGCTTTACTTTAATTCCTGCTATATTTTCAATGATATCTATAAGCTGATTGACGCTCACCATCTCGGCACTCCCAAGATTTAATGGTTGACTAAAATTGCTTTCCCACATTTTATCCATGCCCGTAATACAGTCATCAATATACATAAATGATCTAGTCTGCTCTCCGTCTCCCCATACTTCAATCTCATGATTGCCAGTTAACTTGGCTTGAATGATTTTTCGACATAACGCTGCTGGCGCTTTTTCCCGTCCGCCATCCCAAGTTCCGTATGGCCCATAAACATTATGATATCTAGCTATTCTAACATTCATATCATAATCTTCTTCAAAAAACTTTGTTAAAATTTCATTAAATAATTTTTCCCAACCATAACCGCTTTCTGGGTCAGCAGGATATGCATCGATCTCTTTGAGCGCAGCACTGTCCGTCTCGCCTTGTTTATATGTTGGATAGGCACAAGCGCTACTGCTATACAGAAAGTCTTTAACACCATGCTCTTTGGCCGCAACAAGCATGTGAACATTTATCAATACGCTCAGCATACATAGCGCGTGATTATTTTCTATAAATCCCATTCCGCCCATGTTGCAAGCAAGATTATAAATCTTGTCCATACCTTTTGCTGCGGTCATGCAATTTTCTCTTAGCTCTAGGTCTAAAACCATTTGTTCAGTTCCTGGAACTAACTGATACCACTCTTCCAACGGCTTAATGTCTACTACCCGAACATTGTAACCCTTTTCTTTGAGGTCTTTGGCTAAATGGCCGCCGATAAATCCGCCGCCGCCACACACTAATATATTCTTATTTTGTTTTTTCATTTTTTATAAATTTATTTACATCTTCTATCACATAATTACTTAAATCCGTACTAAATTGATCTTTATAAAAATAATTATTTTTATGCATTATAGAGTTGCTTCCAGCGATACAATTATATATGGTACGTTTTTTAAAATCATTTGGATCATGAAAAGGGGGCATGTATGCAAAGTTGTAGTAATCTGAGTCTGAAGGGTCGTATATCGTTGTAGATACTTTTCTCCAAAAAGATTGATGCACATGAATACACCTAACAAAACCACAGAACCCTATATTTTTAGGAGCAAAACCTTCTGATCCTATTCTACCTAAAAATTGATTTTCACAATGGTACCTGCCTAACTCAAAGTCCAAATCTACGGTGCAATCCGCGAGATTTATTTTAAAAGCCCATGCATCGCTACTATCTGGGCCTAAAATTTGTTCTGTTTGGGATACAAGTTTTTTTCTTACAACGCTCGGTAGCTGATTTGTATCGGGGATGTGCCCTGCACCATCCCACATGTCTGGATGTAATGCATCAATAATGGAACCATCGCTTAGCAAATCTTTACGAGTCATTGAGAAAACAGTTTTTCCCCAATTAAAATTTACATATTTAAATAAACTTACGGATTCGTCAAAATAACAATCATTATTTGTTAAAATAAAAACCGCGTCTTTTTCATCTTGAAGGGTTTTATTCTTAATAAAATCTAAAAAGGATCTATAAGTTGATCGATTGCAATCTCTAATAAATTGCACATTAGATTGAACGAAGAAATCATTGGCAAGATCTTCGCTGGACCGTTCTTCGTTTTTTTCTAAAAAAATATATATTTTATAAAACTGCCCGCAGTCAATGTTTTTCTGTATAGCAAATATAATTTCTTTTTTTCGTTCTTCATTTTTAACATTGTAATAATCTAATAACAAAATAATCTTGTTGTTTTTGATGTTGTGGTCTTTGATTAAATTTTCATCAAGCGGAACTTTTTTTTGCATAGACTTCTTGAATGTCGAGGCATTCTTGTGCCAATGCGCTCTGATCTCGGCAACCTTTTCAAGAACAAGTTCTCTGGTATCTGGAGAAATCATATTGGGATAATCCCTCGCCATAAAGAAAAGAGGCCAAACAAGATCATCGGTTATTTCTAGATATCTATCGCTTAATTCCATAATATCTTATACACTCTGCAGCATACAATAAAGTCTCCAAAATTATTGATATTTGCTTTTAATTTTCTTATAACCCCACCAACTTTTTCTTAGTAAATATTTTAATCTCATCACTAAACCCCAGTCTTGTTCTGCTTTCGCTTTTTTTACGGCAGCTTCAGTCTTGCGGATTTTTTTAGAAAGGTCTTTTCTTTCTCTGTATCTTAAAATCCATGGAACTGATCGGTCTTTTCTTGTACTCATTCAATATATTATACACTAATCAAGCCAATGATTGTTAATATAATATAAATCTATATCTTTTAAAGACCAAACTTGAACGCAGTATAAATCAGTGCCGTCCCAATGATATACATTTTGAGTTAAAAATATACCGTTTATGTCTTTTCCGTTATCGAGGTGAGTAAAAAACATCTCAGCAATTAAATTTTGATGCTGATCTATGCAAGAAATAGAAATTGATGGCGGGAACTTAAGTAGTCCTCCCACAATTTTTTTGTAATACTTTAAGTTGTGCGCGGGATTTTTGGTCAATTTAATTTTATCTAAGCTAGTGCCAGGTTCATCAACCCCACACAGCAACATAGTTTCCACAAATAAATCATGAAAACTATGAAGTTTTTCTGCAAAAAATTCGTTAGCCTCGCCTAGAAAAAAGTGCCTTTCGGTTTTCAAGTTTTTTTTGACCTTTGACTGCTTTTTTTAAAGTGCGCACTTCAGACTCCAGCCTCGAAATTTTAGACCTTAAATACTGCATATTATATTTTTTATTTTTCATCAATCCTTATCTCCTCCCAAAAAACATTTCCATTGAGTATGTTATCTCTTATGTTCCTTTGTTTTTGACTTAGCTGAGATTTGCCGCTTTTAATTTCAGAAAAAGTTATTGAATCTTCTTCAAAAACTAAGTAGTCTATGGGTTGACCTAGAAAAACTGCTGATTCTGGATCGTGTGGGAAATTATCTAAAAAGGGGGCAAATTTTTCAACTATATGGCCTGTTCTGACTTCGGTGCTTCGTTTTTTTGAAAACAGCTCGCTTTTTTGATTTTTTAAAACCTTGTTTTCTTCTGTTAATTTCTTTTTTTGATTATAAAAAAATAAAGACAGCGCTATACAAAATATAGCGAAACATAAAGCTACTGTGCTTACATCAATCAAGCTTAACCCCTTTAGATTCGCAATAAGCTACTGCATATCCAGATTTATAATGAAAATGCTGAGAAAAAAATAGCATTCCCATAATGATATAAGGCTCGATGGATCCGAAACCCATTTTGTAAAATGCCAACACTGCTATAAATATAGTGGGCATAAATTTATTTAAACAAAAATTTAAAATCATTTCTTTGAATATTTCTTGTTAGAACGAATTGGCTCAATCACAAAATTCCTTCTTAGTTCATCTGCAATCTCTGTAGAAAGTAAATCTACTAGAGACTCTTCTCCAAAAGATAACTTATAGCGCTTATATTGGCTAATTACTCTTTTAATTGTATCTGTTGTTATTGGTTTTTTCATAAATTATTTTCCTGTGCTTCCAAAACCTCCAGTTGATCTGTCAGATTTTGAAAGAGTTTTTGTTTCTATAATATTAATTTCTGGTAAGTTCATGATGACAAGCTGTCCTATTTTACTATATAAATCATACAAGATATTTTCTCCATTGTCAAGACCAAAGCGAAGCTTGATTTCTCCTCGATAACCCTGATCAATCACTCCGACTGCATTGCGCAAGCCAAGAGAGGTTTTGCTAATGCTTGATCTTGGAAAAATTAAGCCAACAGTTTTCTCTGGCAATTCTAAAGCTAAACCTGTGCCATATTCTATATAAAGGGGAAACATGTCTTTATTAATACTTATAGCTGTTAAGTCTAGCCCTGCGTCGCCAGATTTAGCGTAAGATGGAATTACTGCTTCTGGGCTTAGTTTTTTAAATTTTACATTCATCCGTAATTATATTTGCTTTTTTTAATAAATTAATTCCTTCCATATTGCGATAAATTGCACCATAAACAACCCTAGCGATTTCTGCTTGAATAATTAGCTTGGCGCATTCTAAGCAAGGCGAAATAGTTATATACATAGTGGCACCTTTGCTTGACTGTGTAGACTTTGCCAGTTTTGTAATCGCATTGCTTTCTGCATGTAAAACTTCTGGTTTTGTGAGCAAAGCTTTTTCATCGTGTTCATCTAAGCGTATTTCGCAAGAGTTATCAAAGCCGCTAGGAGTGCCATTATATCCGTCTGAAATAATGGCCCCATTTTTTACAATTAAGCATCCTACTTTTTTTCTTTTAGCTTTAGATAAGTCAGACCATATCTTTGCCATTTTTAAGTAAGACTTATCTAGGTCAATTGGGCAAGCCATCTTTTTTCCATATCACGGCCCCTTGCAGAGCCAAGATATCTTTAGATAAAATTTGGCAAATTTGTGCTCCATTTTTAGAATTTTGATATATTCTGTATTTGGCTTCTTTTGCTTGGCTGACAAAAGGCATATCCCACCTCACTTTACATTTTTTGCTGTTAAGATATTCTAGTAATACCTTTCGGTTGACGATTATGTAATCGTAGGATCTTTCAAAAGCTATGAAATGCGCGGGGCCATAAACCCAGCCCGCTTCTTTGGATGTATTTCTGTATTCTATCCATGTCCATCGATCAAGGTATCTGTTTTTCTTTTTATTCTTTTTTCGTTTCACGGCAAATAGCATTTTAACTTCTTTGTTTAAATGCCTATATTTACCCTTAACATAAAAATCAATGCCCCTGCTTACGTCATCTCTAGATGCTCTTTCAACCAAGTAATTTCTTTTTACTGCTAGATCGTAGAAAGACAAAGCGTCAACGTCTTGTCTATCCATCGCTTACCAAATTTTATTAGGTTTAAGTGTTTCGACAATATCGTACTTTGGCCGATAATTGCTGATCGTTTGAGAAGAAGCTTTAGAGTTCGCAATAAGTTTGTTCAGTTTATTTTGCGCTGACTCACGAGATATATAATTAATATCCTCGAATCTTCTGCCATTTTTAGTGATGGCAAAAATAACAAGCTTGTCCTGCACTTTAGCTTTTAGCGCTCTTTTTAGCCTTTTGTGTCTTGGAAGAAGATTCTGCTTCTTCGGACTGCGTTTGGCTATCTTCGCTTTCTTTTTGAGAGCGGAGATCTTGAGCGATTTCTTGAGCCTTGATGCTAGTTAAAATTTCTTCGAGCTGCTCTTCTGACATACCATTAACCTCTTCTGTGGCACGTTCAAGAGCTTTTTCTTGTACGATTTGAAGGGTTTGCTGCAGAGTCGCAGACTGAAGAAAAGAATTAGCCAAGGCTAAAGTTGCTTTTTGTTTATCTTGATCATTCATAGTAATGTATATTATATAATATATGTTGTTATAGTAAAAATAAAGTTATTTTTTAATTTTTATTAAATAATTTTTATTCACAAGAAAAGAAATAAAATCTAGTATCTTGGCATTGTTTCTTTGTGCTTCAACGCCTTTATGTCTACCTGCTGTTTTCGCCGCTTTTTTAAAAGCTTTGTATTTTGCATTTATTAATTTTGCTTCTTCTTTTGTTGCCTCTTTTAAGTATGAGTCTAGGTCAATTTTTGATGTAACTGTCTCTGCTATAATTTCTATTATAGGGGGATTTTTAGATTTTCCAAAAATTAATCTAGAATTTTGTTCTTCGTTCGCTGCGCTTGGAAGAAAAGATTCTTTACTTTTGAAGAGGTTGATAAATTTTTTTAACATAAAATTGGTGGAGGTGGCGGGATTTGAACCCGCGTCTTGTTGATTATTCGGAATTAAGTCTACAGTAATAGCTTATTTTTTTTAATGTTTTGATATAAGCATCTAACATCTTGTTACAATTATTTTCAGTTTATGAACAAGCAAACCTTTTCTGTTTTTACAGATTGATGACCCCTGCTAACTTATCTGTGTCCACCAGCGAGAGGTGCAGCTTTATGCTGCAAGAGCGAGCTCTTCGCGAGCGAAGGGCTCAACAGAATTAATGTTTGTAGCATTTATTCTTTTATGCCTTTTAACGAAGCCAGGCATCTCTTCGTACTGCATTAAAACTTTCAAATAACAATCGAATCCAAAACACCCCCAAATACTTTACACTAAAGCTTCAGGAAGTTCTTCAGAAACCGTTTGGGTATTAGCAGAAACTGCTTCGGTTGCACTACCAGCCTCTTCTACAGGCTTAGAGCGATATACGACATAATCTGGCGCATTTTCATTCTTACTCTTGCCCTTGTTAGAAAAGACAACAACTTTTACCTTTTCTGTCATGCCGGGCATCGTTTCAATTTCCAAGTTGCCAGTAAGATACTTCTGGCCCTTGCCTTGACGCACCCAAAGAGCTCCAAGCTCTCTGTCGCGCCACTCTGAGTTATTATTAGATGTATTATCCATATGTTATAAAGTATACGAAATTATATTGAAAAAGTCAAGGATTTTTTTTGTGTATTTAATAATAATGCTTTTAATAATAGACGGAGTGCTTTGCGAACCGCCCTCTGAAACAACATTGTTCAGGGATATTACCTTGTTTGCGTCAGTTTTCAGGGAAAAAGAAGTTTTGTTAGAGTGCGAAAAAGAAATGAAAGACATTTACTACAAGTGGTTAAAATCTAGAGGCGCATATGATTTTGTAAAAGATATTGTCTCTTATAACAAAGAGCAAGGTTTTACAATCAGGTATAAATTTAACGATGTCTCCGCTAATCTTAAAATACGTAGAATTGGGTATCATAACTTTGATAGAATTTTAGATTCACTTTAAAAAATGCTTAAAAGAAGAGTGTTTATAGGAAAACGCTCCAAAGTACATCTTTCTCTCGTCTTTTGATATTTTATAGCCCTTTGTTATTGGTGAAAGATAAATGTTTCCTTCTTGAATTAGGCTGAATATGTAATTTTCTATCTCCCAAGGCTGATGAGCTTGTAATTTAAAAAACAAATCTTCAAAGGGTTCTGACATTTTAGAGGGTTTTCTTACTTTAGAAAAAGAAAATATGGGATATACAGTAGCGTATGCAGAATTTTCTTTAATAGATAGTTCGAGCGCTTGCTGGTGATTTGGCATGCCAAAAAATTTATTTAAACTCCAAACAAAAAATCTATTAAATATATAATGATAATTCTCGTATGAAATACCTTCGTCAGAAAAAGACAAAACCACGGATTTTCTCGGAGATTTTTTGATATATACAGACCTAACTACTTTTCCTGTTTTAAAATCTTTTTTAATTGCTAGGTTTATGCCTGATAAACCAGTAGATCTATCTAGTATACATTCTGAAGAGTTGGCGCAAAAGTTATGAAATTCTTTTTTTTCTTCGTCATTATACAAAAAAGTTTCTATAAAGCTGTCAGAAAACTTTGGAAATTTATCTAAGATTTTGCAATACAATTTTACTTTGGTAGGATTTTTTTCTGTATAATTAATGCCGAGTCCATCTAGACACCTATGGACAACTTTAATCTTTTCGGAGTGTTGCATAAACGAAAGCATTCTGTCGTCACGCAATGATTCTTCAATAACGCCTAATGTATAGTCCACTGTGCTCATGTTTCTTGTCGGATTTTTTTTTCTAAATTTCGATTTTTGAATATATGATATATGGCTGTTTTGCACATATTATATAAAAAATAATTTTCTTTTGGGGTATAGTCTGGCGACAAACATATAAAAAGATAATCAAAGTCTATATCTTGTGTGCATTTTAAAGCTCTAGTGTTAGTAAAAATTTTAGGCTTTTGTTTCACAAAATTTTGTGAGATGGGGTGAGAAAATGCTCTCTTGCTAGAAAAAAGTAAATTTCTAGAATCTATAACTCCATAATTGTCGCAATAATGCATGGCTTTATTAAAGGTTTCTATCATCTCTTCAGAAAACTCCTCTGAGGCGGGCTGTTTAATCCATGTATAGCTTTCTACTCTTTTGTTTAATAAAGCCCATAGAACCCAGTCTGCGGAGCTTACAACGCCATTCTGCACTTCGGGTATAGAAGTATCTCCTGTGTAAAAAATATCATGGTGTAAATCAATATTATATATGTTTAAAGGTTTATTTATTTTTTTAATTAAATCTAATATGTCTACATGATATTGTGCAAATAAAATATTATCTTGATCTTGTATTTTTGTGGCAGTTTCACATACTACTTCAAATAAATCATCTATATCATTGTTACAAAGACAATAATCAATATCTACAGACAATAAATTAACATCACTCATAAGAAAAAATATTAAAATGAAAAACAGGATGCGAGCAGCATTCAATGCAATTAAAAAATCTAGTTTGAGTGTTTTTTGTTTTAAGAAATAATCCGTTTTTAATTTGTGTGGTTTTTAATTCTAAGTCTGGCGAAAAAACATCAAGATTTAAACTGTCGCCAAGTAACTGAGTCATCATTTCTCCTCCATTTATTATTTTAGACCTTGTAGCAAAATAAATCCAGTGGTTGTATATGTTTTTATCTCGATGCTCCATAAAATCATGCGCTCCGATGGGCAAGCCGTTGGCCATAAAGCAATTAACAATGCAGCCGGGATTATTTATAATTAAATTATGTTTGTTTAATATTTTAGTTACTAAATTTTCAATAAAATTATTTTTTTCTATAGAATTATCATAAATCAATAAAGCTCCATAATTTTGGGCATTGTATTGTTCTTCTAATTTTATTATATCTGATTCACTTATCATGTAATAAAAGTTTGTTAGAAGGTACTACTTTTTTAAAATTTTGATTTGTTTCTTTAAATATTTTAAGCCAACCAAACAGTCTTCCGACTAAAGGAAAATAAAGTATGCTATCTTTTGGTATGCCAGAATCAAGAAGCAGGCAGGCGATTGCGCAACCAATGTTAAGCTCTACGGGTAAAGATTGGTCAAGATATAAACAAAAAGATGTTCTGGGCCCATGCAAATCAATAAATTCTGTCAATAAAAACTCAACCCTAGGGTCTTTATTCTTAATAGATGGGTGACCGAAACCTGGAACCCTAGGGTATTTTGATAAAACACTGCTTGCGGAATTCATATAGTTGTCTTCTATGAAGCATGCAATCTCGTCAAGCAAGAGATGTTGGTCTGTTATGCAATTCAATGCCGAAGCAGCAGAAGCCGAAAAAGAAGCCCCAGAGTTTGCAGCCAAAGCAATCACACAAGAGCTTGGAGGCTCTTTTTGGTTGTAAAATTCAATAAAAATTTCACTAACAGCATTTAAGAGCTCGCAAGTTCTTGAGTCGCAAGACCTTTTGGTTAATTGTTGATATATATTATTATAAAAATTAAATTCTACATTCATATTTGGAGCTATATATATTATATTCTGCATTGATTTTTTTCGACAAAAAATTACAACTATTTATAGAGTCTTGATTTGAATTCAATATCTCTCCTATTACCCGCTCAACCCCTTTTTCTTTTAACAAATTAAAACAATGCTGATGCATCATATACGCGACTCCCTGGCTTCTGTATTCAGGCTCTACATAGGTAAACAAACCAACCGCTGTTATGCTTTTTAAATGATAAAGTTGATTGGCGCAAGTGGAAATGCAAGATATTCCTATGCTTTTTCCGTCTTCCAATCCAAACACTATTGGGTCGTCATTTACTAAAGCAGGTCGAATATCTGTTGAGTATATAAAATCTATATTGTGCTGGTTATTTACTAGTTCGTGCTGAAAACAATTAGAAGCTATAGCCTTTGAAATAAATTTTTTTATTCTGTCTTCGTCTTCAAGGCTAGCTCTTTTAGTGAACACATTCATAATATTCTACAGATTCAAAAGCAGACAAGTCGTTTCCTCCCGCATAAGAGATCCCGCTCTGCACATCTTGTTTTATTTCGCTGAGCTTTTGATTGTAAGTCATGTTGTTGCAGCTAATATTAGTCAACTTTCCTTCTACGTGATTATCATGCCCCTTATTTTCCGCACTTGCGGAGCCAAAATAAGCCTTATGTGGCACTTTGTTAACTATACTTGGTACTGCGGGGCTGTCCGTACAAGCAGCAAATAAACCACCCGCCATGACCATTGTCGCACCAGCAACAAGAGCTTTAGTGATATCTCCGTTGCACTGAACTCCGCCGTCAGCAATAATTGGGATTAATTCAGATTCATGGTGTTCCAAATCAAAAGAAGAATCTCTATAGGTTTTAGAGCAGTTTTGCACACAAGAAAACATAGGCATAGTAAATCCAGTCTTATCTTTAGTTGTGCATGGAGAACCCTGGCCGATTCCGACTTTGACCACGTCGGCACCCCAAGACGCTAAGTCTCGAACGGCGGCGCAGGTTGCAACATTGCCCGCAATGATTTTAGTTTCTGGCATAAACTTTTTAATACATTTAATTGCGGTCTTCATCCTTTCGCAATGGCCATGAGCAATATCAATAGTAATAAAGTCAACTCTTTGCTTGTATTTAGAAAGCGCCACTATGTCTTTTTTGTCTTTCATTTGAACTCCCATACTCACTGATATTGTGTCCCAGTTTTCATCATTCATCTGGGATACAATGTTCTTGAGGGAATTATCAAACCTATGCATTATGTAAAAATAATTATTTTCGCTCATCCATTTTGCGACCTGCATACTAATAACAGATTTCATGTTTGCGGGAATAATTGGTAGTTGGAATTTTTTCCCACACAAGCTAACACTGGTGTCGCAGTCTGATCTGCTATAGCACTCGCTATATTTTGGGATCAAGCAGATTTGATTATATTTTAAGGCTTTCATATTCATTTTTTAAACTTTGCAAAAGGGAGTAAGGGGCGATGCGATTGGCAACCTCAAAGACATGGCTAGAAAATAGGCAAGAAAATAAGTATTTATCTAAATTGAGTTCATCTACAAAATCTCTACTAACACCAATTGAATTAGACAAACTAACAGCATAATGTCCAGTCATGCATGGAATGTAAATTACATCTCCACGAGATAGATCATTAACAAAAACATCTATACCTTTTAAACTTTCTAGCAAAGAGTCAATTCTGCTATTTTTTAGAACAGAAGTGACTTCAATTGCAGATCTTTGTTCATTAAGATCAAACCTTAAGGATTCTATATCTTCATCCGCGTGCTTGTCTTCAAGTTCAATTTGATCTTTGGGCATAATTGTAAAAAATCTTTTTTGCCCATCACATTGTTGTATGGTTGTGTGAATAGAATCATGGTCTGTGTGAAGCTCGCTCAGAGTTCCTTTTGGGCCAATAAAAAACCAAGTGTGTCTTTTGCCTTCAAGTACAGATTTTTTCATTAAAGGCATATATTTGTCAAACCAATCACCCATAAAACTCGGGCAAGAAAAGAACTTTGCAAGATCTGGGTTGTAATTAGAGTCCATCTCAAGACAATATAATTTATCACTAGGATGATATTCTTTGAAAAAAGATTCTCCTGTTAATTGGTTTTCTGTATAGCAATTTTGCAGGCTTTTCCTTTCTGTGATATAGTTAATGTAGTCATGAAAGTCACACTCAATTCTTTCTGATGTGTTACATAACGATCTTCTTAGTACTACTTTTATATTAGGAATTAAGGTTTTAATTGTGTCGAAATTTAATCTATTGGCCCATTCATTTTCAATAGAATCTTTGAATACCATAGGTTTGCCACGAAGTTTTTTAAATTCTTCAGGGCTTGGCTTGCTTAAATACGGCAGGCTCTTAATTTCTTTTAATAATGGCGCCACTCGTCTTCGTCTGATTGATTGCCGTTTAAATTAAACTTAAACTTGTCTTTGTAAGCCCATATAATACCGCCAATAATAGAAAACACAAGCCAATCTCCTGTAAAAAAAGAAATATATTCTTTGTCTGGTAGTGTTGCTAGTATCTCAATCATCTAAATTCCTTTCGTAAAAGTCTCCATCTATCTGAATCAATTTGTTTATTGCCATCATTAATAGCATACAACATATCTACTATTTCGTCAAGACTATTATAGATATATTTGTGCGGAAGCATGCCCAGCATCCATAGCGGAGTCTTTGCTTTGCCACCCTCCATGCTTATAAAGATGGGTTTTTTCATTCTTACTGCCGTCACTATCTCTTCAGCAGAGCCCCAAGAGGCAACATCTGGAACAAGGTGCGCCACAATAAAATCACTTCTATCTACCAAGTTTAGATCGTACGCTCGAACAGTCTTCATTCTGTCTGTAACTCGGTCATACTGCTTAGTTTTCATCCAGGTTTCCATTTCTTGTCGAGAAGCTTCATCTTCTTCTACGTCTTTCATAAATGGCTTTTTGTATGGATCAAAGCAGGTTACATTCAATGGTTGTAGTTTTTCTGTAACTTCTTCCCTCCAGTTGCGCCCAGACAAATACTGCATGTGGCCAACTAAGTAGGTTTTTGTTTTATACAATAAGTTTGACATATTTTAACTTTACTATAAAAGCAAAGTTTTGTCAAGTTTTTTATTCTGGAGCTTTGCCGCCTTCCCAAGCTTCATTATAGTCTGGAGTGCTTGGGTCATCTGGAATAAATTTTCCGTCTTTATCTCTTGCTCGTTTAGGTGCCATTTCTGAGCCTATTGGCGGAGGAGTTTCTCCTTCTGCTCGCTCGATTTTTTCCCACTTAATTTCTGGGCGAGGTTCATCGTAAAACTCAACCGATTCATGTTCTTCAAGTTTTTCAGTTTTTTCTTGTTCGTCAGATAAAAAGTTCTCGCCGCTTTCTTCATAAATTTCTACGCCACACATAAATACCTTAACTGCGTCGTCGTATTTAAAATTAGGGACTGCAGGAAGTTTTAAGTAATTCGCGTGACCTTTTTCATAAAAACCTTCGGTTTGAGGAGCCTCTCTTAATGCTTGACGAAAACTCTTTAGAGAGCTTAGTTCTTCTTCGCTTAAATCGCTGTCCGGCATAACCATCCAGTCTGTCATGTTGAGAATTTTATTACGTATACTCGTAATAGAAGTAACTTCTGCGATATTTGCAGGTTCTTTAAGTTTTTGAGCAGCATTAAAGTTGTTTAATGCATTGTCAAGCATTTGACTCATGTTCGCAGGGTCAAATTCGTTGATCATACTTTGATTAATTTGTTGTGATTTGTCCATTATAAATTAGGGGTCTTCGTCTCCTTGTGTTCTTGGGCTACCGCTTGATAAGTGTTGATTCCAATACCAAGGATCATTTTCTTTCCACCAGTATGGTTCTTTCCTCAGGTTAATTCCATTTGTAAAAGAATGAATTGCTGGGCGTGATTCAAGATCGAACCAGTATTTAATAATATCGTCGTTACTAGTATGGACAGCATATGGATTGTTGTATGTGTCTAACGGAATTAAAAAGTTGTGTCCTTCTCCTGGGTCGGTATCATCACCAGTCGTCCGTCCAGCATAATAATTTTGATGACTAAATGAATATTGGGCGAAGTTCCAAGTTCCTTGGTACGCCCAGCTTTCTGCTCTACTTATAACAGGCAATTGAGCGATATATGTTATTCCGACTCCAACACTATCTACCCCTCCAAGAAAATTCTTTAACTCTCCAGGAAAACTACTAAATTTTACCATTTCACTTCCGCCTATTGTTGGGTAATTTTGGGGCGATTGTGCGCCGGCATTAGAACCGTGTAATAAAACAGGATGATCGCAAATATCATTACCTTCTTGATATTTAAACGCACCAACCGAACTTGAAAGAGTATTTGGACAAGGATAAACCCCTCCAGACAATGAACTATAATGAGTGCCTGTATTTGTTGAAACGTGAAAAGAAAACTTTGTTATTCCCCCTCCATAAAGGCCATCTAGTACATTCAAAACTATAGGCCTAACACCCAAGCTAGATAGGTTTCCTGATCCAGTTGAACTAATTCCTCCCCAGGCGTCAGGAACATATGTCATGGTAGAATAATGCTTTGCTAAGAAAATTTTTGCATCTGTGGAAGAAAAACTATAACCAGAACTACACGGGCTCTGAATAGTCGTTCCAATTCTTGTGTTTTTACCTGTAGCAAAATGCTGAAGAAAATTGGCAGTCTCTTGTCCATAAGCGTCTAAACCTAATACCCCAGTATTACTTCCCATTGAGGAACGCATGTAATGTCTGTAGCCTCGATTGTCATAAAATCCGTAGTTTCCATCTCCTTCAGAAACATAAGATAGTTGGCTTTGTGACATGTAATTGTCTGCGCTATTGTTATTCATAACATAAGGCCCTTTCACTATGCCTGGCATAGTTTCAGCATAAGTTCCTCCTGCTCCAACTGTAGCCATTTTCCAAGCTTGCCAAGGTAATGAAGCCGAGCAATGTTCAATGTTCCAGAGATATTTATCTTTGTCATTTGGAACGTCACTGTTTTGGTAACTTTGCGGGGTGACTCCTCGATAATACCAATTCAAGCCGTGTACATCATAATATTGCCAGCTGGTATCGTTAATGTTTCCGTGCCCACCAGTAAGCCATTCATGGTTCTGGCCGCTGGCCCAATTTATAAAAGTTAAGTCAGTCTCTCCATGAGTTGTGCCAGACTCTCCGAATCCAAACTTAGCTCCATGGCTAGCTAGTGTTGTTCCGTCATGATAACGAAGTGTATCTCTGTCCATCGTAAGTTGTCCAAGAGACCTAGACCAGCCATGAAAAAGCGGGTCGAAAACTAAAGTAGATGCGCCAGTGATACTGCTGCCTGGATTTCCAACTTCAGCAATTTTAACAATTTGCTGTGGGGCTGCTTCAAAACTAGCTTCTGATATTCCATCATCTGCTGGACAAGCTGAGTAAGCAAGATCTGGATTTGCAAGAACGTTTTCTCTGTTTTTCATAGAAGCAGCGTAAGCTGATGGAGTAGTTCCGCAGCTATAATGTCTAAGGTTGCACATAATATATACGCTACCCCCTTCGATCACTTCGAAAATTGTTGAAGATCCATGTTTTGTTACAAAAGAACATCCTCTTTGATTTGCAATAACATGTAATGTGGATTCTAAATTTGAGGTCTTTTCTCCGAACATATGAACCCTTCCGTTACTAACTCTAAAAAATCTTTGATTTCCTAGCCGTGGCCCATGTGCGTAATCAGCAAATGTTAAGCCTGCAATATAAATTTTAGGAATATCTCTAAACCATATTCTTAATCCAGCATGCCCTCCGAAGTGAACATACAGGTCTGTAAGAGTTTCTTTGGGTCCATAATCTGCATCAAGCCCCCTTCTATCTTTGTGGCCGTTGGCAACAGATGTTGCACGATTCATGTTGGCACTATGCGGGCCTCCAGCAGTGTTATGATCTGGTATCCATCTGGTATACGCGTATGTATCATCGGGATGTCCTTTGCCTACACCCCAAGCCGCCACATCATTATAATAAGTTCCAACAAATCTATGTTTACTAGTTATTGAAAATGTTCTTAAATTCATTGCGGATGTAGCATTCGGTCCAAATTCTCCTAATTTATCCCCTTTTTCAAAACAATAGGTTGAGCCGCATATATCAATTTGTAATTCCCATCCACCTGGCACATTATACTTTGCCCAAATCATTGCTTGGTGCAGTGTATGAAAAGGTCTATTCAGAACAAACATTGGAACTGGTTGGTCGTAAGATGTAAAATGGCAAAGATCTGTTTTGAATAAATCTTCTGGAGTATTTCCTCGTCCTGGATAAACCAGCATCCAGGCTTTGTCTCCCCATTCTTCTGTGGCCGGTCTGTTTACGCCATAAATATCTGTCACGCTCTTAGCTCCAACCATGATTTTAGCTCTTGTAATCATTGAGCCTTGTCCGGCGCTGTCAGATGCAAGCATGCCTTCTGAAATTAACCTATTTAACGGAACACTTCGTGTTGTACCATCAGCCTGAGCAATTAACAAAGAATCTGCAGAAGATAATGCGTCGGCGGTAGGAAGTTGTCGAACTGTAATGTTTGCCATGTAACTATATTACACTCAAAAAAAATAAAAATCAAAAAAAATTACATTGGTTGTGTTTATGTGTAAATATATGCATGGCCGATTTAACAATCAAACAGCTTGTAAAAAAAATAGCCGCATTTAAGGCTTTTATAGATCCGGATGGAGATGGTAATTTTGATAAATCATTTTCTCTTCTTAGGGCCTATACTAAAGCTGCTGAAACAGACGCCGCGTTTAATGCGATTGCTAATCTTAGTTTATTTAGAATATCTACTCAATATAATGAGGCGGGCTTTGGAGATAGTAATGATAGCGGCAGGGATGTGGATCTTGGTGGTACAGAAGGTTCTGTGAATTTAAGCCCTTTTGGAAGTGTTCAACCGCTCAACCCTGATGACGACGAATCAACTCAAAATGCTCTTGGTTGGTACTGGCATAATGTGTTTGGGTGGTTTTGGTTTAGCTATCCGTGGATATATTCTACCAAATATAAAAGGTGGTTTTGGATAGGTCAATTAAAAAAGAAAAATGAGAAGCTGACGGGATGGGTTTGGAATCCTGATCTTGGGTGGCTTTGCGCGATAAGCGGAGGTATTTATAATCCAGGTCCACCTCCAACTGAAATTAACAAGGGTACTGGAAGTCTTGAGCCTGACGATGGTAATCTGGACGGCGAGCTAAACAACGAAAAAAATGGAGACCTTGGAGGTATTAATGAAAGTAGCGGAGACGATGGATCTGGAACCCCTGCGAGTAACGATTTAGATAAAAGATATTATGTTTCGCCTTGGGGTTGGTGTAGATGGGACGGCATTAGCGATGAAATTTATTTGGAAGATTACAAAGAGTGGATGTTGTTTCCTGAAGATGTTTCGTTTCCTCCTGACCCGACAGACTTTCCTATAAATGTAAAAATTGGACCTTTTGATACTGATGGAGGCGGAGGAAGTACAATAGTTTGTACGATAAACCCACCGAAACTAGAAGAGGGAGACGGTTCAGAGTTCACGGTTACAGGATATCCTCATGTAACCGACCCAACCAGCCCAACAGATCCAGAAGTTGACAATAAAACCAAGCCAACTGGAGTAGATCCAATATTGGCTACGGGCTGGGCTTACAATAAAACGTTTGGAACTTATTATGTGCCGCAAAATATAACTGCAGATAGCCTAGAATACAATGGAGAAAGTCACGTATGGGGAGATTCGGTGTTAGGAGATGCAGATGCAATTGAAGCTGTATATCAAACAGTTTTGGGGAGAGCTTCTGACTCTGGCGGGCTTGCTTATTATCTAACTTTGGATGTCACGCTCTATGATTTGGTGGGAATTTTTGTTGATAGTGACGAATACAAGGCAATGTCAAATCCGCCTGATGACCCTAGAATAAAAATTAATTGGATTTATTCTGGATTTTGGGAAACATGGATATATATTGGCGAGCTGACGGGCCCTGACGCTTTAATTGGGTGGGTCTGGTTTGATTCAACCGAAACATGGTACTGGATTACTGATGGATTTATATTTATTCCTGGGTCATCAGAAATGAATTTTCTCACTGGCACAGGAGGTAGTACTCAAAATTTTGACGATTTTAATGGAGTGTCAACTAAAACTGGATCTAATTTTGAATTTCCAAAATTCACGAGCGGCGGAGGAACTGGAGTTGGAGGAGGAAACTTTGGGCCGTGTATTATATTTGCAGACAACAATCCCGCGACTAACGGATGGTTTTGGAGTTTTAGATTTGGGTGGATATATGGCAATCCAACTACTGGCTGGTATTATATTTATAAGTGGAAGGATTGGTTTTGGTTTGGCGTCTGTGCTGACGGTTCTGGCTGGACATATTCTTTTTGGCACAGAATTTGGTTTTGGTGCTTTTTTGGAAAGCTTTCTACTGCAAGTGGGCAGTCACCTGAAGATTTAGGTGGAGGAGGAGTTACTATCGATGGATTTCCAGGAACAAAAACTGGAGGACCTTTTTCGGGGCCAAGCAACGCAGGTAACGGAGACGGAGAAAATTCAACTAGTAGCGGTCCAAACCCAATCACTAAAATTCCATCAAAGCCAGAGGCTGCTATAGAGTTAGGACTTAATATAATTGCTGATACTGTAACCGAGGTACTAACTACTACTACCGTGTCTCATCCAGATGGAGATTACGAAATTGCTGACCAAGTTAATGTAACTGGTGGAGAATTTATTGGGCTCGACCCAGCAAACGGAACGGCAATAGAAAGCTGGGATTTTGATAGAATACTAAGCGTTGCAGATGTTAAGTTAATTTATGATACAATATTTGGAGCAGCTAATCATACTTTTGTAGATGAGAATTCTGCTGACGGAGGTTACTGGGTTGGAAAAGAATCCAGCTTACTTTTTGAAAGCGACAATTTAAATGATGCATTTGATGGATCGCACGATCAAAGATATACAGATTCAATAAAAGACCTGTTGGTTGCTGAGCCAAATGAAAATGAAACAAAAGGATTTTCTAATGTAAAAAGTTTCTTTAAAGAAATAGACGAATCAACGCAAACATTTACTACTCCAGAAGATGCAATTTTGAGCCCTGCTACTCAAAACGGATTCAGTGCATCTTGGAGAAAAGTAAAACCCGCATCAGCATACGCGGTTCAAATTTCTGATTCTCCAGCTTATTTAAGCCACGGAGGACAAAATTATGAATGGTCAGATATGGTAAATCATGATTCTGCAAAGGTAGAGGCGATGTACCAAGTAATTCTCAATAGAGGTTCTGACCCTGGAGGTTTAGCTCACTATACATCATCAGAGTATGAATATACAACCTTATTTGATCTCGCCGACATTTTCCTTGGTAGCGCAGAATATCAAGGCATGTCTAGTCCTCCTGGTGATCCTCGTCCTGACGCAACTGAGTGGGCCACATTTTCGAGAACAGAATTTATAACAAGAAAAGAATTTAAATCATTTAGTAATTTAACTGCAGGCGAAACTTATTATGTTAGAATTAAAGGTATTAATCAAAGCCTTAATACTGATTGGACTAAAACATTAATGGCTAAATTGCCTGATGGTCAAGCCCAGAGCCATCCGTTCTTGTACGATTAAAAATAAATTATTTAAAAAAAATAAATAATATTAACAATCACATTGATTGCTTTTTAGCTGTTCAATTTCAGATTTAAGTTCTTTAATTGCTTCTACTAATACTGGTACTAATTTTTCGTAATTAATGTATTTGTAGTCCGAATTGTCAAAGGTTTTAACCGCTTCTGGCATTATTTTTTCTGTAGCTTGAGCTGATAGTCCGACTTCTGATCTTCCAGAGTCAATTCCAAAAGCTTTAGCTTTATCGTTCCAGTCGAATGTGAAGCCTTCTAGGCTGCAAACTTTATCAAGTGCGGAATCAATTTTTAAAATGTTTGTTTTGAGGCGTTCGTCAGAAGCATTAGTCATAGCAACAACATCACCGGCAGCTAATAAACTGACCCCTGTAGTATTTGATTGTGTTATTGTTAATGGGCCCTGCATGGTCTGCGCGCCATCGCTTGTGCTTACAAAGTCGGGAGAAAGAGAGTCACCAAGGTAGTTAACTACTGTGTTGTAGTTTACCCTAATAGGACTGGAATTGATACCATCATTGAATATAAAATCCCAGGCGCTAGCTACTAATGGAGCAAGCGTAAGCTCCTGAAAGTCTAGTTTTATAGTTGGGTTAACCGTGCTGGAGCCCGTTAAGTCTAGGCCGTTTCCGCCCACATTAACAGAAGTTACTGTTCCCGAAGGAATTGTAGGCTTATTGGTAAGATCATTGTAGCTTCCTGAAAAATTCGAACCGCCCACGCCAAGACTTGCAGCGTTTGCTGCAGTTACAATCTCACTTCCAAAGGCGTATGCTTTATTGGTGTTTGAATTCAACTGAAGCGGATAAGGGGTTTCCCACTGATTGGTCGAATCAGTAATAGGATTATCTGTACCAGTCGCATCTCTGTCGGATAATATATAAAAATTGCTACTGTTTGCATGAACATACCAATCGTCTTCGTCAGCACTGGTGTCATTAAATTTTATCGTGGGAAACTGACCCTTTAGGTGCAGA